TCCACTACCCTCATCTAATGTAGTCGCATCTTTATCAATATTATACCAATCACATAAAACAGGAGGTTTATTGTTGAATACATAGTTAGCAGTTTTTATCTTCTGTATCATACCAGAAGTAAGAGAATCAATTGTTTTTGTATACGATTTATTAATAAACTTACCAGCCATTGTATATACCTCCTTTATTATACTAATGTTGAAGAGCAAAAAATAAAGAGGCTGGATGTAAATCCAGCCCCCAATCATACGAGATTATTGTTTATTTTTTCTTCCCACATGAAATCAGATATTTTCCATTCGGGGACACCATAGTCTTTTTCATGACCATATTGATTATTGTGAATGAAGAATCGATACATTGGAAAGACTGTCTTATACTTTAGTATGATATTTCTAATATAAGAGTTTGATACATCCTTATCTGGAAATAGATGAATCTCTAAATAAGGAGTCACAAGATTTTTAATTGCCCATAAGATTGCATTATCATAAGCTTTACCTCTACCTGCAATATATAGACAGTTATCTGTACTCTTAATTAGATTATACTTAATACCAAGTACATCCATTGGTCCTTCTGCAATATAAACACTTATTTTTCTTGTAGTGTCAATATTACATGGAAGAATATAGAAGTCGTTTTCAGCTGTATTCTTAAACACCTTATAATTGACATACTTACATCTCATTGATTCATGAAATGAATTGTTTATCTCAGGTTTATTAAATACAAGGTTTCTCATATTGACCTCTGAACAACTACGAGTCAAGAATCCAATGAAATAAGAATTCAATTGTTGCATGGCTTGTTCTGGTCTTGAGTAATATGAAATTCCATTTGCATTTAAAAGGTCAAAGATATTCAATACAATCTTATTATCAGCACAATCTTTATAAGTTAACTTTGTCCCTAACCGTTGATTGATATAAGCCAACTTAAAGTCAGTTAACTCATTCTGTGTGATATAATGATAGTTTAAATTGTATTGTCTATCTCTATCAGAAATTGTCTTCGTAGCATATCCTGGACCTCTATTTGCTTTCAATACACTATTATCAATAGCAGATGATATTCCACAAGTATCTAGAAAATACTGGTCTACAAAACCGTGTGCTTTACAGATAAAACAATTAAATCGAATAGGTTCATCTGATGAATCAAATGGACCTATATAAAGTTTTCTTCTTCTTTCTCCACATATCGGACAAGGTGCAGCTATTTCTGTACCACCAGATACCATAGTTGCACCATCAAGTGATTGTAAGAGAAACTCCTTGATTTGTTGTTTCGGTATCATTATCTTCACCGACTTTCTTATCAATATTTATTTCATATCCAAGTGCTTCTGCAATTCTGATAAGACTTCTTAAAGTATAAGAATTATCACCAGATTCGATATTGCTGATTGTCGCTTGAGATAATCCAGTCATATCTGATAGTTGCTTTTGTGTTAGTTTTTTAGACTTGCGAATATTAGCAAGTCTAGTACGGATAAACTTGTCTTGAATATATACATCTGTATTATTCATCTTCTTTGTCTTCCTTTCCAATTTCAACCTCATTAATTGTAATGACATTGTATTTGTATGTAGGAATACAATTGTCTTCAAGAATATCAGGAAATCCGCTATGAATGAAATCAGAAATATCCTCTTCAGACATACTAGACATATTGTATGGATTATTAGATAGCATACTAGGCATATCGTATGGGTCATTAAAATAAGCATGTACGTCAATTTTTTCTTTTTCATCCTCTTTCGGAATAATAATTAACACAATCTTCCCAAGCTGCACAATAGAATTTATCGTATGTGACACTTCAGAAATTTCTTCTTCCGTTAATGGTTCATTCTCACGATTTTTTAACAAATCGATCGGATAATATTTTTTGACACAAGCGATTGCTCTATGAATAAAGATTATTTTAGTTTCCTTTCCATTACAATAGTCGTTTACAATTTTATCAAACTTCTCTTTAAACTGACTGTTGTTAAGGATTTGATCTCGAGTGGTTATATCTTTTTCAATTTTACCCGCTAAGTTTTGATTATATTTCTCTGTAACCTCCTGCATAAATTCTTTGTATGACTTAATCACTTCTAGATTTTTCATATTCTCTGAGATTTCGGCATACGGTTTGAGCTTGTCTTCTAGTTCTTCAACACGAAGACAAATCTTTTCAATATCGTTAGAGATTTTTTCGTTATAGATTGGGTCATCTGTTGTGCAAATCTCATCAGATATCGTAGATAAGATTGATCGAATATGATTTAAAAGAGAAACATCATCAGATGTAATATCAGTTGTACCATACTTACAACGAATAACAACTGCTTCTTCTTTGTTAACATACGGTGTTAAATACTTTGATTTTGCTTTAAATACACTATTATTGTTAACACTAATAACAGCATATTCATCATGTCCCACTTTCTTTACAACGGTAACAAGTGTAGCAACATTTGCCATATCTGTTTCATTCAGGACATCAAATAAATAGGTTTCTCCAATAATAATTCTTTTCTTATTAAACATAATAAGACCTCCATAAAAATTTCTTTATAAAATAGAAGGGGATAACGAAATCCCCTCCTAAGTTATATTGCAATGATAAATCTTATCATCTCATCGATGATAATGTCGTTTTCCATTACTACATCTTTACCATTATACTTACCAGCTTTTTCATTATCTTCATCATAATCGATGATTTTAAAGCTGCTAGATAATGTTGTAGCAATCAATGAGAAAATCTGCTTCATAATCTTCTCATTACCGTTATACTTTCGTTTCAAAGCAGAGTAATATTCTGACTGTTCGATTTTCATAAGTTCTTTCTTACAAACACCGGTTCTCGTAGAAATCTTTACAACTGCACTCGAAACAATATACGGTAATAGTTTCATTCCACTTCTAAGAAGTATTCTCTTTCCAATTACAATAAGTGTAATATAGTCATCTGCGTTAATACTATTGATTGAAACAGTATCTCCAAAATACTTATAAAAGATATTGTTTACGAGATTCTGTTGAAACTTATTAACTAAGAATTGACCGTTCTTTATCAGAGCTTTCCGATAGAAGTCGATTTCTTTCTTAGATACCCCACCTTCGAGTTTCGTTATCTTATCCATGATAACTTCTGCTCTAAAGTCATTTTGAAGTGCTAAGCCTTCATCAGTTTTCTGAAGATGAGCTTCGAACTTATCAAATTGAGATGTGTTATCTTCACCATCTCTTTTTGATGAGGATAAGGAAACAAAGTCATATTCAAATCCAATATCAGAAATATTATACTTGATATTATTTCTAATAGAAGAGATGTTGTATGAAATGACATTTCCTTTAAAGGTATATTTCGGGATTACCTGCATGATGACAATATCAATTGCATCATTTGCATTGATTGTTGGACAAAATCCTCGGATACTAGACATTTCCCATAAGATTTTGTTTGTCTTATAATGTGCATTCATTGTTGTGATAGCAGTTTCATACAACTTCTGAAAAATATCAGCAGGTTGTAATCCACGCTTTGCCATCACATTATAATCTTTATAGACATCAAACAACCAATTATACACAGTGAATATAATTTTGTTCACTGTATCTGTAGATGTGCTCAGTTTGTTCTTATAAACAAAGTGCATCAACAATGGAATCAATATATTCTGGAATATACTAATTTCCATAAGATACTTACCATGTCTATCACAATACTGAAGAGCTTCATTTGCTTTGTTCTTGTAGTTCAATTCAAGACTATAGTTATCTTCTACCATCTTCCAAGTTTTCTTGTAAATACTATCAGATAAGATATATGTCTTGATATCATTCAAGAAATTTTCTAGACTATATTCAGCGTGAACTTTATTACCATTTGCATCTTTGTAATCAATACCCATGTCAATTAAGATTTTGATACGATAGATGTAAAATAGTAGTTCATGCTCTATGTCATAAAATCTCTCAAAGTAATTCAGATACTTAACAATGTGTCCTCTGACTTCATCTGAATTATAGCATCTTTTTGGTATCAATATAAAATTATCGAGAAGAATTGAATCTTCTTTTAAACCATAAAACTTTGATACCGGAAGAATTATGGCATTCTTTGTTTCGTTAAAAATTCTATCTTCTAGAAGTGGTGTCCATTTATCTACTTCTACCCAATAGTTTGTGCTGTGACAAATTTCTGCTATATCCATTATCTCTTAGCCTCCTATTAAATTTTATATGAAGAAATCTTCATACACAAATATAATATACAACCTTATCGCTTTTTAACCTTTTTGGCAGTTGAAGATCTAGAAGTTGTTTTTACATTCGAAACAGTTTTAGAAACTTTAGCTGGTTCTTGTTTTTTATCAGGTCCTAGAAGATTTTTAGACTTCACAATCTTACTAGATCTTTGTTTTTGCTCTTTGCCAGCTTTCTTCAATTCTTCTTCAATTTTTCTACGTTCCTGAAGCTTTTTATCGAAGGGAAGAATTGTATTTCTAATAGCAGTTATATTCGCATACTTACAATTTCTATTGAGAGTTTCTTTGTTGAACAGTCCATCTCTAACCATTATAAGATATGCATATATAATTCCTTTATTATATCCCATTGCATTATCTGGATTTCGCATCACAGGTTTTTGAGAGATACATCTAAAAGGAAGTAACTTTTCTAGTTCTGTAATAAGAACACCGTGAGATTTAAATGAATAAGCATATGTATAAACAAAGTTACTATCATTTGAAAAGAATTTTACATAATAAGCTTTGATAGTCTTTGTAACTGTATTGTCGTCAGGATTAGAATTTAATTCTATAACGACATCATTAAAGAATCCTTTTGTAGAAGAAGGAATGAGAAAATGAATATAATATGTAAACTTTCCTCCAGATTTGTTTTGCTTGTAAATTTTATATGTAGCCTTAGCATTGTTCGCTTCTAATGTCATAAGTTCTTTTTCGAACTGATCTTTATTGATAGAAGCTAAAACAGCACTGCCTTTACCAGATGGATTATTAATATAATCATCGAAAGTATACTTAAGTTTACCCATAATTTTCCTCCTATGAATAAGAATATGTTTATAGTTTAGTTTTTACATTGGTAAAAACTAATTTATACATATATTATAGAGGTGATTATGAGTACATTATAATCAGGATTTTTAAAAAGGAGGTCATTTAAAATGATGGCAACAATGAATGTACGGCGGAGATTTAATGCAACCAGAAACTGGGAAAGAAATCGGATTGATACGGCAAAGAACCATGCCTTGGAATCCAACGGAGGTTTCTATGCATTTTGTAATTTGGGGTATAGACCCGAACTCCTCTATTTCTGTATGGAGTTTGGTATACCCTTTTATATTTACAAGAACAGTAGACATGGTTATTGTATCATGTCTGTTCCGTCGATTAATAATTCCTTTGACTTCGATGATACCATGAAGTTTGAAGGGGTTACAATTGAAAACGGAATCGGATATGCTGATTCGAAAGAATCCGCTATTAACGCAGTGGTTGATATATGCTATAAGTAATACTTATAACATTTCAATCGCCTGAAGAAGGGACCCTGGAATTTTCCAGGGTTTCTTTTTTGGTTTATTTTTTATATCAGAAACAATATTATAAAAATATTTAAAGGAGGTCAATTATAGTGGCAGCATCTATTGAAGTAGATAATACAGAACCTTTATTATCTGTAGACAAATATTATAAGCCTCTTGTTGCAAAAGGTGAAAACTATGCTACATTGATGCTTATTAGATTGATTCTCTTAGAACCTGGTACATTTCAAACACATCCAGGAATGGGTGTTGGTTTGGTTTCCAGATTTCGATATTCAACAGGTGTAGATATGGTAAAACTAGCTGCTTCTATCAAGGAGCAGATTATGACTTATCTACCACAATTTACATTAACTGATGTAAGATGCATTCTAGGTGATGAAGAAGACCAAAAGGTTATTAAGATTTATATTACTTCAGAAGAGCTAAATGCATACTTACCAATTAATGTGGAAACAGGTGAAGTATTACAAAAAACAGCAACCCTAGCTGATTTCAAATAAGGAGGAAACAAACATGAATGAAAATGTAACTTTGTCTGATCTTGCAAATGGAGCAATCCCTACTGCTACTCCGGTAGGAATGCCAGTCAGACCAAAAATGGATGCATCTTCTGTAAAGGAAGCTAATTTAAATGAGGTTGTACAACCGTCTAAGCCGAAGGTTGTAGAAGGAACTGGCAATCCAATGTTAGACCAGGCTTTTCTTGGTGTAGAAGAATCTATTAATCGAATTCAGAATGAAACGAATGATACTTATCAAAAGGGTGTAGAACAAAGAATTGAAGAAGCAATTAATTCCGATACAACAAATGTTGATGATATGGATTTAGATGCAAGCACATCTAATACTGTCGTTGTTCATAAGTTTGATGACTATGTAGAACAGCCGAAACAAGCTGTTGTTGTAGAACGTCAGGTTGAAGAAAAACCTGTTGTTATTGAAAAGACTGTAGAAGTTTCTGCACCAGCTGCTGGTACTAAGAAAGAAAACATTGTAATGGTACAAGATGATTCTGTATATGATGAAGAAGATGAACATTTGTTTGATGGTATTGATGATGAAGACCTCAAATATTTAGATGAGGATTCTTCTGATGAAGACACTGATTCAAAGGAAGATGAAGATGAGAAGGCTAAGACTGAAGCAATCAAGAGTATTATCCGTGAAGAAGTGAATAAGAACTTTGTTCCTGTGGATAAGAAGATTAACTTTGGTAAGTTTACAATTTCTAAGAAGCCGATCAATGCAGCTAAGGTTATTAATGATATTAAGGCAAAGGCAATTGAATGTGCTGATGGTGTTCTGTATGCTCAAAAGCGTGCAGTAAGAATGTCTGCATGGAAGCCGATGGAAATCCAATCGATTGACCCATCTAGATTGAGATCTGGCAACTATAATAAGTATATTGAAAATAAGTTGAAGCTTATTTATGAGCACATTGTAGATGCCAATAAACCAAAGACATTTGAAGCATGGGCAATGATTACTCCAAATACAGTTATCGATGATTATATGTTTACTGCATATAAGGCTACATTCGGATTGACAAATATTATTACATTCTCTTGCTCCGATGATAAGTGTAATAATGTATTCATGGAATCTGTACCGATTCATTCTATGATTAAATTCAGAAATGATGAAATCAAAGAAGAATATATGAAGATTCTACATGAAGGTAATACTGACTCTACAAATTCTGATTACCAAGTATCCCTATATCAGGCATCTGATGACTATGTATTTGCTCTTAAAGTTCCATCTTTGTATAACACATACATTGAACCTACTTTAGTAAATAAGGAATTTAATTCCAAGTACGAAGATCGTCTATTGTTATTGTCTTATATCGATGCAATCTATAAGATTGATTATAATAAGAATGAACTGGTTCCGATTGATACTAAGCCAGTAGCAACAGATAAGTCTTTGACTTATAAGCGTCGTATTAAGACATTTGATACCATTCTAAAGTCTTTGACTTCTGACCAATTGATGGCACTATCTGTAGAAACAGATAAGTATGATGGTGGTAAGTTGAATGATGATGGTGATTTGATTAGAGACGTAACTTATGTTTATCCTGAACGTAGATGTACAAAATGTGGTAAGAAGATTGACGAGCAAGAAATTAATCCTGACAACATGCTTTTTACACGTCATCAACTGGGTCTTATGAAAAAGATATAAGGAGATTAGAACAAATTTCAACCTATTATAAAGGTAGAATTACTCTAATGGAATTATATGAAATGCCTTGTGCGATGCTTCAGGTTTTATATACAATTGCATATGAAAAGATGAAATCTGAAGAAGGCAAACAACAGATTCAGGCTGAAGAGATGGAAGATGCATTAGAAGAAGGAGGATTAATACCATAATGGAAGATATACTGAGTTTTACAAAGAATATATCTGGTATTAACCTCGTCGATTATGTCATTAATTATATTAATCAAAATATGATTCTATATTCATTACTAAAGAATTCATCATATTCAGTTAGTGCATGTACAGATGGTACTTGTGTTGTATATGATATTTCTGGAGTATCGAAAGAAGATATAATTAATACATTACCAAAAGAACAGGATGTAATTATTTATGGTTATGCTTATAAAGTATTAACCGTAATGCCAGATAATGATAAACTGATTATTAAGATTACGCAATAAGATAATAGGGTAGATTAAATTCTACCCTATTAATCTTTCACAAAGTTATATACTATTTATATGAATAACAGAAGAAATGTTATTCGAAACACAAAACAAAGGAGAGGTTAAAATGAAAATTTTTGACAAGAACTACGACCTAGAAAGCGTGATAGAACGCAGTAATTTAATTACCGATGCTATGAAAGTGTTCGGTGATGAAGAAGTTTTTATGAAATGTAGTGATGCTTTATCATACATTTTCAAAAATTCGACAGAAGCTATTTCCTTTATCATTTATCGGGTAAAGGAAATGGAACCAGAACTTCCAAAAACTGTAAGAACTTTTACAAAATGCAATTTGTACTATGTTCCTGACAGTGGTCATAAGATCCTTGATATCTATACAGAACTTGAATCTTATTGGATTAAGTCTTTAGATTCATTCTACTTCAATAAGAATCATAAAGAAGCCCAAAAAACATCATTTGAATCTGAAATGAAAGAGATGAAACCGACAGGTAAAGTATTCATTGATGATGAGGACGATGCTGATAAATTTTAATCACATGTCGGGTGGTAAGGACGTTAAAACACAGATTGGAGAATTATTATGAAAACAGCAAAGAGAAACGCAAGAACAGAAAAGATTTTTAACAATGTTATGCACGCAGTAACTTCTATGTATGGTATTTATAGAAAAAGAAAATTGCGTTCGGTGTACGACATCTTGGAAGAAAAGGATGATTTTATATTCCATTTCCTTGATGCAGACGGAAAGGTTATATATAATACCTTTGGACCAAATAAGGATTTGATTAACAAGGGAAGAAGAGTATCTTTGGTTGATTCTGATAACTATATCAAAGTTATAAATCCTGAAACTAGACAGTTCTTTATTGACATCCACAAATTTGATATCAATCAATTTGATAATGATACATTCATTTCATATCTGATTGATAGAATTGATAGCTTATCTGAATCTTACTTTATTCGAGACTTGTGTAAGGATTATATTCGGAGAGCACATCAGGAAAAGAATTACAGAGCATTGATTCTTTTCGAAACAATCTTTGGATATCAGTTCCTTACTCGTAAGCAAATTGATCGAATCCGTTATATCACTTTCAGTAATGATGAAATATATGACGTAATGAATGGTTATATGATTCCAGGACATGTTATCTGCCTTTTAAAGCAAAAGTATTTTGTACGCAGTATTCCAACAAATGATGATGGTAAAATCGCATCTAGATATGGTGATAAGGGGGTTATCTCTAAAGTAATAGATGATGAACTCATACCAAGAACATTAGGAACTGTTGAAACAGTTAATTATGTAAAGATTCTGAATGGCATAGTCTTTAAGAAAATTAAGAATATGCTTTTATCTTTTGGAAGGGGACTTTCACAAGAAGAAATATATGATATTTGTGGATCGATTATGCTTGAACTTAACCCATCAATAAAACATCTTATACCTGATTATCATCCAATATTTAAGGAAAGAGTAGATAAGTTGTTCAAAGATAAGAGTTCCTTTATTCTTAAGAATCAGTTTCAACTTAAGCATATTCTTCTTACAGACGGTAAAAAGAATTATTGTGTATATCAAGAAAAACAAGAATCTAACACCTAATTATTATCTAGCATTAAAGGGTAGAGACTTGTTCAAAGATAATTCATATTAATTAAAGAATGGGGTGGATGAAAATCCACCCTTATTTTTTGTCTTGAACATCATTATAATATAACGGAAGGAGTGTTATATATGGCTTTTAATAAAATGAATATTCTTCTTAACAAAATTGAGCGTAGATTGGGAACGAAACCTCTAATGCTTCCTGAAGATATTGCAAAAGATAAATGGGTTGATGAGACAATTATTCCTGATACACTTCTTACATTTTCTAGATATATTCCTCATATGGTAAGAATCAAGATTGATACAAGAGATCCAAAGAATAAGAAAGGCGATTACTATGTAATCAATACAGACTTACTTGGTGGTGCTGAAATTCTTGGTGTTAGAGATATTGCTTGGGATGTATATGGACAAAACGATGGTGGTATGGCTCAACAATCTGGTATTGGATACTATGATTATTTATCTGCTTATAATAGTTATTCCATGGATGATGTAATGTTATTACAGGCTAGAGCTGATCTTACATCAGTATTTAACAATAGTATCTTTATTGACTTTAAATTTCCAAATATGGTAAGATTACAAAGTGCAACTCATGGTGATATTACTGGTGGCCTTGGAGAAATTCCATTGGATGTATTTGTAACTCATCCATCGAATTTATCTACGATACCGCCTACCCAAATGGAACTTTTTGAGAATCTTGCAACTGCTGATGTAGCTAATTTCCTAGTAGCTTATCTTCAACATTATGATGGATTAGAAACAGTGTTTGCTGGGGTAGATTTGAAACTAAGTTATATAGAAAACTGGGCAAGTAGAAGAGATGATTTTATTAGTACACTTCGTGACGGATATGTAAACCCTGCAAATGAAAACCAACCAATTATGTACTGCATTTAAACACTTACAGAGATACAAAAGTATCTCTGTAATTTTTTATTCTGTTATATACTATTTAAGTAATAAGACAGAGATGTCTTAAATATTTATCTTATGGAGGAAACTAAAATGAACAACAACAAAAAGAAGTTGGTAACACTGAAGGATTATATTGACAGTGGTGTTATCGAAAAAATGACAATTGGATTTTCCCTTTATGATGCTGACTTAAAAAATTATGAAGGTGAATCACTTGATCTTACTTCTAATTTTGATAAGTTTCATGATTGTGAAGTTATATCTATAATTGTTAGTCCGAATCCAATTGGATTTGCTGAACTAATTATAAACATTTCAACCGTAAATTTTCGTGTAACGAATAATCTTAATGAGGATGATTTTCGGAATATGATAATAAGTAATGGTGATTATTATACTAAGAAAATGAATAATTCTATCTCGTTGTCATTTAATAACAATAAGATTGTTGGAGAGATTATGAATTACCTTTTTGATGGTGGGGCAAAATTTGAAACTATTAAATTAATCTTATTTGTTGATAATCCGCTACCTCATTATGTTAATTTATACGCCTATCTATTTAATAATCTTCATAGTCTTAATTGTACTGATACCAAGGTTTATTCTGATAAAGTAGTGATTGGTGAAACAGTTAAACTTTTTAAAATTTTGGGGGCTGATAAAGTATATAGAACTCCTGAAGATTATTACCTTATTTGTGTAGATCTAAATAAAAATAAAGATGCTTTCAATAAAGCACTTTTATATTTATCCGCATACGTAAACAAAACCTATAAAACAAAATGAAAATGGAGGAAACTAAAATGAACAACAACAAGAAAATGGTAACACTGAAGGATATTATCAACAGTGGAATGTTCGAAAAGGAAGATATTATTGTATCTGAAATGTACAAGAATGGAGCTATAGCAGTAACTACCAATATCATTTCTGATTATTTGAATCATGAAGTGATTGGCATTAGTCCTTTCTCTCCAGACACACTGTGTGTAAAGGTAAAGAGTAAGAAGGATAATGACTTTGTTCCAGACCTTATGGAATCGAAAAACATGACAATCGGTGATTTGAAAGAAACTATTAAATATCTTCCAAATAATATGAAGGTATTCATTCCTTTATATAATGGAACTGAAAATAACATTGTTCCAATAGATCATTGTTATGCTAACATCGCAGGAATAATTGATGATAAGCTCTATGGAAAAGGCTTTACATTTGGAACACTTTCCGATGTATCGAACGTTACAATGGAACGTATCTATCAAGCCTCTAAGGGAACAATTTGTGTTGAACAATTATTCCCCGAATTGAATAAGTCTGAAGATTTAGACAAAGGATTGGATAAGCCTGAGACGAAAAAACAAAAGCCAGAGAAGACAAATAAACCTCAAACTATAAACGCAGAATCTGACGTACCTGAAATAATTGCAGGAACACCTATAATTACAAATATAATCGGTAAATCAGTTGAAGAGGCGATAGAACGTATTCATTTAACCAATGAAAAACAAAAAATTGAGTCTTTTGAAATAAAATTAATTTTAAAGCGTAAATATAACGAAGTTGATTTGGCTTCTTATATCCTTGCTTATTCTAAAATAGATATTGATAATAATATTGAAAATAAGGTGATCAGTGAAAGGTTTAAAGACTTAGTTGTTGATAATGTATCGATTACTCAAGAATTTTTAGGAACATCTTATGAGCATACGATTTACGGAATCTATATAAATATAGATGAAAGTAAGAATACAGATGTTGTTAATAAGAATATAGATGTTATTGACCAGATAATTAGATCTTTGACACCTAAACAACAATATCATTTTTATGAGGATTGTCCTAATGGAGATGCTCCAAATAAAAATAATCTTATCTGTAGTCGTTGTGATGACAAGGATAAATGTGACAAATAAAGTATCTCAAAAGATAGTATAAGATAGTTTAAGAATATTCACCAACGTACGTTATATGTACGTTGGTGTTTATTTTTTGCTTATTTTTTATTGACTTAGATGATAACTTATATGTAAAATTATTAAAGGAGGTCCATAGTATGGATAAGATTAAAGTAGTAAAACGGAATGGAAGCATTGTGGATTTTGATAAAACCAAAATCTTCAATGCAATTAAGAAAGCAGTCGAAGCTTCTCATGCAGATAGTGAGAAATTCGATGCGTCAATTTGTAATAAACTCACTAACGCAATTACCATTATGTCAAAGCAGAAGTGTGAATCTGGTAATACAGATTTAATAAATGTGGAAGATATTCAAGATATTGTTGAACGAACTCTTATTAAGTGTGAATATGCAGACACTGCAAAAGAATATATCTTATATAGACATAAGAGAAATGAGATTCGAAATACAAGAGATTCTATCTCTAAATCTATTTCAGAATTATTAAATCATGAAGCAAATAGCAGTGACCTTAAACGTGATAATGGTAATATTGATGGTGATTCTCCAATGGGTACAATGTTACAGATTGGTTCTAATGTATCTAAGAATTACTATCTGAATAATATGATTAGTAAGGATATCGCAAAAGCACATACTGATGGATTTATCTATATTCATGATTTAGACTTTTATGCTTTAACACTTACTTGTTGTCAGATTGACTGCCTAAAGCTATTTAAAGGTGGTTTTAATACTGGTCATGGACATTTAAGAGAACCAAATTCTATTGGTTCTTATGCTACCCTTGCAGCTATTGCTATTCAAAGTAATCAGAACGATCAGCATAGAAGATAACTGTGCCATTATATAGAAATATATAATTGCAAAGCAACGTGAACTCGTTTATCAGCGAGGTGTGAAAGAATCGTTTAGACTTATATAGGAAATGATATATTAATTCTTTTGCTAACAGGGAATGAGCCCGCAAGAATCCTGTGCCAAGCTTTATATTATAATAATACATTGAAGGTCTAGAGACTAGAAAAAGGGTAGGTCTTGCATAAGAAGACCGAGTAACCGAGTATCGTTAGGGCTGAGATTGATACAGCTCCGAAGTGCGTTGGGAACTGACCACTTGAAGGTGAAGTTCGTGATATAGTCCTGTTGATTGTAGTGATCGACAGGGTGGGCAAGCAATACCTAATTTTGATTATGCAATGGCTCCTGGTATTTATAAGACATTTAGAAAAGCATTAAAAAACAATCTTGAAAAATACATGAATTATGATAAATCCCATCTTAATTATTTTTGGGATCATGGAGAATATAGTGAGAATCATAAAGAGATTATTGAAAAAATTAATGGCTATATTGAATCTGATAACTCTGTGTTAGATGAGTTACTTGGTGGTGTTCGACTTAGAACAATTTTTGATGATACTGATTTTGATATTATAGAAGATTCTGTTAAAGATACAGAAAGAGCTTGTTATCAAGCTATGGAAGGATTAGTTCATAATCTTAACACTTTGCATTCCAGAGCAGGTGCACAGGTAAAATGTTGCCTAGTATAATAGAAATATTATACCGTAATTGGGCAAAATCGGTGAAGGCTTACTTATATCATTCATTAAAAGAAATGGGTGATAAAATATGTCTATAATTATATCGAATGAATTTAAACAAAATATTGTTAATGATTATACTTCTAATGTACAGACTATTAAAAATTTATCGTTAAAGTATAAATTATCATGTCCAACTATTTTGAAAATCTTAAAAGAATATAATATTCCTACTTATTCAAAACAACAATTATATTCAAATGGAATGAATGAAGATTTCTTCAGTAATATCGATTCTGAAGAAAAAGCTTATTTCTTAGGATTTTTCTTAGCTGATGGATGTGTATATTATGGTGGTAAATCTCCGAAAATTATATTTGGATTACAGCAACAAGACTCCTATATAGTAGAAATATTTCATAAACTAATAAATGCACAAACATCTTTAGTATATGATAATAGAAGTTCCGGATTTGTATCATCTGTAGTGTCTAGTTATAAGATGGCTAATGATTTAAGTTTGTATGAATTAGATAGACCTAAATGTGCTAGACCATTACCATATATAAGAATTGATCTTATGAATCATTTAATAAGAGGGTTTTTTGATGGTGATGGTTGTTTTACATATAGACTTGCTCATCCGGAAAGAAAAATTTGCAATTCCTATTCTGGAAGAGTTTCTCTTATAACTTATTATATTCTGAGAGATGACATTATAAATTTTCTAAAATGTATAGGAATTACAAATACAAGGATTGAACACTGTAATAGTGAAATATTTTTAGAAATGGTTGATATTGGTAGAAAGAATGATATTCTTACATTCTATAATTTTATATATCAGAATGCTACTATATACCTATCAAGAAAGAAAGAGAAGTTTGAACAATATTTTCAATTAAATAAAATGATATAAGTATGCTAATACCGAGGTAACTAGTTCCTTAACAAGAATTAGTACCGTAACGAGTAGATAGTGAAACTTATCTTTCGAGATAAGAATATAATCTATCCAAGAGTGTCCAACACGATAATTTATAGAATTATCAATTCAGATTCGCACACTGAATTCCTAACGTTAAACGAGGGTGAAAATCTACTCTAAGCTGGTCTGAAATGACAGACGTATCGTTTTGAAAATATAAACGTATGAGCAAATTCATAAGCTCCAGAAGTATAGGATAAAGAGCCTATACGATAATATAACTGGCCATTTAGTTCAATCAACCTGGGTACTGATACAAGTAATGCAGGTAGAATGGTTACTAAGAATTTGTTACTTGCTATGGAAGCTGGACTTGGTAATGGAGAAACAGCTATCTTTCCAATTGTAATCTTTAAAGTAAAGGACGGTGTAAATTATAAATTCAGTGACCCTAATCATGACTTACTTCAATTATCATATAGAGTAACTGCAAAGCGGCTTTTTCCAAACTATGTTTTCGAAGATGCTACTTTTAATAAACAATATTACAAACCAGGACATCCTGAAACCGAAGTAGCATGTATGGGATGTGTTCAAAAAGATGAACTAGTAACATATAAATTTATGGATAAATTATATGTAGAATCAATCGGAAGAATGTATGAAAGATTGTCTTTATACTATCAAATTATTCATAATGGTGTTAGTACTTATTTGGATACATATGATGGTAGACTATTGATTTTTGATTCGTATAAAGGATTTGTTATTTGTAAAAAGGTAATTGTTAATCCAAATATGAATAATTGGGTTAAAGTTAAATTAACAAATGGAAGAATTCTTACTTGTACAGATGACCATCCATTACCTGTATTGAATGGTGGAATTTTTATAAAAAGAACTTTTGTTAAAGATATTAATATCGGAGATAAAATTCCCGTTTCATATCATCAATATTGTGAAGAAAATGAATTAATTGATTCGGATAGTGCTTGGCTTCTCGGATTAATTTTATGTGATGGGTGTTATAATGGTTCTTCAGTAACAATAAGTCTTGGCACTGATGAAATTGAAGCTGTGGAAAAAGTAAAGTATACTTTAGCTAAAAATTTCCCAAATGCTATTTATAAAATTATTGATAGAAGATTAGATAGAAAACAGAACTATTATGATTTTATCATTAATTTTAATGATAACGGTTATACTAACTCTGTAATATTAAAATTATTTGAAGGACAGCAAAAAGAATATAGACATGTTCCAAATAATGTATTTTCTTGGAACAAAGAAGCTAAACTAGCATTTTTAGCTGGAATGATTGATGCTGACGGTTATACAAATTCAAAGGCAAACAATAAAGGTGCTCGAATTCAAATTGGTTCTACAAATAAAGAATTAGCATATGGTCAATTAGCATTGGCACAAGCATTAGGATTAGCAGGAAAAATTTATGAAAACCATTACACTTCCAAAAATCCTGATAAAGTAAGATATAGAGTAGAATTTCCAGTATCTGAAGAATTATATAATCATATGGTTCTTTCAAAGAAAAAAGTAATGTATGAAAATTCTATTGTTACTTATGTTGTTAAAAAGACTTTCTACTCAGAAGTAGTAAGTATTGAACCTGTTCAAGCAAATAATTCAATGACTTATAGTTACGATGTTGAAACAGAATCGGATATGTTTGATGTTTCTGGAATTATATCCCACAATTGTCGTACAAGAGTAATGGGAAATGTATATGATCCTGAAAGAGAAGTTGCTTATGGAAGAGGCAATTTGTCTTTTACTACAATTAATCTTCCAATGCTTGCTCTTACAGCTGATGGCAATGAAGAAAAATTCTATGAATTGCTAGATAAATATCTTGAACTTTCTAAGAAACAGCTTCTTGAAAGATTTGAGATTCAAGCAAAACGCAAAGTTAAAAATATGAGTTTCTTAATGGGTCAAGGTGTATGGATTGATTCTGATAAACTTGGTCCAGAAGATGAAATTCGTGAAGTAATTAAACATGGTACAATGTCTATTGGATTTATTGGACTTGCCGAAACATTAGTTGCTTTGTATGGTCATCATCATGGTGAAGGAAAAGAATACTGGGATAAGGGATATGCAATTATCAAGCATATCAGAGAATATACAGATAAGATTTCTCAAGAATATAAGTTGAACTTCAGTACATTTGCTACGCCTGCAGAAGGATATTCTGGTAAATCTCTTAAACAATGCAGAAATAAATTTGGCATTATTAAGGGTGTAACTGATAGAGAATACTTTACAAATAGTATGCATATTCCGGTTTACTTTGATATCTCAGCAGAAGAAAAGATTAAACTAGAAGCTCCTTTCCATGAACTTTGTAATGGTGGACATATTTGCTATATTGAACTTGATGGTGATACCACTAAGAATGTTGGAGCGATTGAAGCTGTTGTAAAATGTATGCATGACAATAACATTGGGTACGGTGCAATTAATCATCCTGTAGATAGAGACCCAGTTTGCGGTTATACCGGTGTTATCAATGATGAATGCCCTTGCTGTCATAGAAAAGAAAGTGAAGATGGAATTAAAATAGAACGTATTAGACGTATTACTGGATATCTAGTAGGTTCTTTAGACAGATGGAATGATGCTAAACGTGCAGAGGAAAAAGATAGAGTAAAACACGGTATCTAATAATCTACATATAATATAACTCTGAGGGATGAGAAATCATCCCTCTTCTTTTTTGATATTTATAGTCCCATTAACAATTTATTAAAATATCAATAAGAAAAGGAGCGTCAATATTATGCCTATTGATTTATATAGAAATAGTGATATCTACAATATGATTGCTGAAGGAGAGATTGCAGATATTTTATCAAACTTTAATTCAGCTTATGTAATGGATGTAATCGATTCTAATCTTAGAAATCGATTTGCTTATAATCCAACTCTATCGAATCCAAATATTGTGAATTCTTATGAATTGAATTTTAAAGGAATGCTTGCGAACTTTCCTACCGATGCAGATAATATCATGTCTATTCGACAGGAGACGTATCTTGACATCATTAATAAAATTTGTAATGCATTCAATATGCAATATATTGGTGATGAACCAGATTGTTATACTTTAGCATATAATGTATATGATTTGTTTGTTTCTGGTTATGCTAGAAACATTATTAATTTTTTCTCAAGATATATCTATCGTTATTGTGCTGAGATATATAATAATATGGGCCTCGAAAAATATAAAAAGAATAAAGATAGTACAACTAGCTATATTAGAAAAGCATATGGTAATGTGAAATATGTAGATATTATCATTGCTAGAATTAGAGAAGTTGTGTATTATATTTCTGGATTTGATATCGACTTTTACACATTCTTGACCTTTAATTATTCTAGAGAGATGTGTGATTTCCTATATACAAATATTGCACCGTTAGGAAATATCTTTAAGGATGAATTTTGTAAAGTAGTGGACAATCCAGCAATTCTAACTGAAATTAGAATCGCAATTCAGAGTCTATTAGAACAAGATTTGAAAAGTCAAGAACAACAGCAACAACCAAATTATAATGAAGAACAAGAAGATTCTGAAGAGGAAGACAACGAATTAAATGACGATACTGATTTCAACAATTTATACTAATTTATGTAGAAAGAGGGAACAATATGCAAAGTAGTTATTTAGATAATCTTTCTGATGAAGATTTAAATGCACTTGTAGATACTTTATGTTCAGCCAGAGATAATAATCCGGATGTTGTACTGTTGGATAGTATTAAACAAGAGCAATCTCATATTGACCCGTTTATTCAAGAGAAGATGAATGAGGAATATGAGAAAGAAATCATTCAAAATGACATTATCAAAAGTATTTTTGAAAGCAGCACACCAATGACACAAGAAGAAATGAATGAGTTAAAAGCGAAGGGTATTTATAATAAATACATTCGTAATAATAGAAATTATAATCCGTATGAGGAGGAAGATGCCATGCAATCTGTAGAAGAAGAAATCATGAGAACAATGAATGAAGAAGCTGTTGAAGAGGTTATTGATATTCCAGAAGAAGAGGTAATCAACGATGACAGTTCGTTTCAAGAACCAGAAGAAACCATCATTGATGAAACAAGTGATGACATTAGTGAAAGTCAGAATTCTTCTAACACTAAAGAAGATCTTAGAGAAGTTTTAAAGAATGAATCAGAATCACTTCATGAAGTGACTGAAGAATTTAATAAGACTCTGAAAGACATTGCTTCTGGTAAAGCAATTGAAGAGATGATCGAAACAACAGAAGATAATTCTGATGATGAAGAATATAAACCGATGTCTGTTGAAGAAATGAATGATGTACCTGCTACAAAGCTTAATGTAGATGAATCATTGTTGACTTCAGCAATCACCAAAGAATATTCTGATGTATCTACAGAAGATGCCATGGAATTGATTAAAGTTATGAATCGGTATAAAGCTGGTGAAAAGTTTAAGGTATTCGATGCTCTTCCAGAATCATTAAGAAATATCATTTCAAAAGAAGCAATGGAATCTGGTGCTGGTAGCAAGTCTATTATGGAATTCTTTGCTAAGAACTTTATCAATGGTCTTGTAAGTGATACTTATATTGATAAGGAAATCAAAGATTTTAATGAAGAAATGAAACAAGTTACAGAGCCAATGAAAAATATCGCTGGATCTGTAATGGATGAATATTCTGACGAAATCTATAATAAGTATACAGTAGAGATGGAAAAGAAAGCAGAAGAACTGAAAGAAACAAATCCTGAAAAAGCAAAACAGCTTCTTACTATTGCTGATAACTATAGAGAAGCTTTTAACTTTAATAGGGTTAAAGCATTGATTGAAAAACAATCCAATATCAATTGGGCTTATAAGGAAGCAAGAGACCATTGGACAAAGTTGTGTAATAAATATAGAGATGTCGTTTTTAAAATAAAACCGACTCCTAGAGATATCAGTCAATGCTTAATGACCTTATCAACACTTGGCTATCCAGAACAGTATACAAAGACATTTATTGTCCTATTAGCAAAGACGATTACAGATGCTATTGAAGTAGGAACTGTTGAAGAACATATTTATGCATACTATGCTTCTAATGCTATTTATACAATTGCTTTTACTGCAAATAGTAGTAAGGTAAATAAAATTGTAGATGAAAGTATTACAAACATTATGAATAAAATTAATGACTATATGGTTCCATTAACTTCTAGAAATACAAAGAAGAATAAGAAAAGAAACAAAAATACTAGATCTATTGCTGAGGTATATACTTCTGGATTAAAGGATCCATCTTATCCAATTAAAGAATATCATGGTATTATTGAAAATAACGAGTAAGCTCAAACATTTCAATAAATAATTAAAGGAGGTATTCCAATGATTAATTTTTTGAAATGTGACGCCAAAGCTATTATAAAACTTGTCCTTGATTTATCATATCAAGAAAGAAATAGAATAGCTCATAAAGTAATTGAAGTTGATAATAGTACAGTATATAGATTTACTGTTGCTGATAATATGTCTGGTATGAAAACACTTACTGGACGTATTACAGCTTTTACAATGTGTCCTGAAAGAGAAGTTATGTCTTTCGTAAATCAAAACGTAAAACCATCTATTGTAGATACAATTACAGTAGATTGCTCAGGTGACGGTGTATCTGATATCAAACGTATTAATGTGAATGATATTAGAAATATTGAAGAATTGAAAGATTCTGGTTTTGAAGAAATCAAGCGAGATACGAAGGATATTGATACATTCAAATAAGAAAGAGGTGAATAATAATGAAACAAACGAAACTCATGTATGAATTGATGAAGCAAGTTGTATTCAAGTATGTAAAATCTCATCTTGATATCACTGATAAAGATGTAAATTTTACTGAATCTGACGTATATATCGTTTGGGCTTGTAAAACTCTACAGAACTGGAAAGCATTAGTTAGTACAACTTTACCAGATGGTATGTATTATGAATGTACCTATAATGGTGATAAAAAGGAAATGTACTTGGATGCTTATAAGAAATTTGAAAATGTAGGAATTAAAATGGAGGATTGTGAGTATGTATAATTTAATGAATAAGTATAAAGTAATTGTAGCTGGTTCGAAATTTGGCAAGATTTTCGATATGCTTTTCAATCTTGAAAAGGATAATTATGGTAAGACGTTTCGTGAATACTATGGTATGAGACTTCCTGAATGGAAATCAGATGTTGTTATTAAGGTACAATTTCCTGATAAGTATGATAAGATGAGTGCTCCATATCTGTATGTCGAAAGCCGATTTGGTAGAGTACCGTGGAAGGAAACTTATATTGAACTGTTTGCTGAGAATTGGCAGTTAGTAAAGTTCATTCCAGATAATCAGTCTATTAAGACTGTAGAAAATATCAAGTCATCTATTATGAATGATATTGATAAGCAGTTCAAGACTGAATATCAAAATCAGATGAATAAAGAAACTATCGACACAATCAAAAAGCAGGCTGTGGCAACACCTTGTGGTTGTAAATGTAAGGCAGAAGAATCTTCTGATAATAAAATCACTAATTTTTCTGATTTCATCGAGAAGTTTATCGAAAGTATTGATTTTAAACAATCCAATACTTCGATTGAAGATATTTTGAAAATGTTAGATTAATAGACAAAATACGGGTGGAGCTAGAAATAGCTCCACCTTTGTTTATTCTTCTGAATAAAAATTATTGATGATACTTAGCATATCATATGAACTTTCATCTACACCCATTTGGTCTTTATTTATATTATATTGTCTAGCATATGCATCTCTACCAGCTTGAGTTTTTAATATCTCATCCATTGCTCTATCATTCTCTGCTTTTTGTTCAGCAAGGAATTGTTGATATAATTTTGTTTTATCTAATTTTGATAACTGGTCTTTAATCATATCATCATTATCAAGATTTTCAATATCTCGTACAATTCCAATTGATTCTGTTGCAGTATAATCTTGAAAGATTTCTTGTGCTTCATCATCTGCTGTTCGTAAAGTAGGAATATCAATATGCCAGTTTTCTCTTACATTTTTACCATAATATAATGGATAAATTGAATATAGATATGAGAATAACCCATCATCGTGACTATTTGCAGAGTGGTCAATTCGACCAGTTTTCTTTAACTCTAGATTCTTTAATTCTTCTAATAGAATTGGAGAAATAAATTTGTCATAATGATCTCTGACTCTATCAGTAAGTAAATCCATTAATCGTTCTCTTACATCTTTAGAGTTATCAACACCATATACTTTTGTTATTTGTTTTCGTTTATTAGACTTTGTACCGAATCCTAATCGTTCTTCAATTGTTCTTTCTTTGATTTCATAATAAAGATTATTTCGAATTCTGGATTTCATTAACTGTGCTAATGTACCAGTACCAACACCGTTTCGTTCAATTGTCACAAGAGAATTAGGAAGATAATTTGTGACCAATGTATAGATAACATTACCTAAATCTACAGGATTAATATAGTTACAGTTAAAGTCAGCTACTAATTTTGTAGTACTAGATTCTGTAACAGAAATTGCAGAAGAGTCTTTAGAATATCCTGCTGCAACGTCGACACCGATTAATGTCTTCTCTCTTGGATTAATTTCAGAATAAATATTGAATAGAAAATTAGAGATATAAATTTGCTTAATTGGGTTTCTAACATATCTTTCTACATTTCTTAATTCATCTTGTGTAAAAGGACAATTTTCAGAACTTGTTGCCCATTCAAGAAGATATTCACGTCTAATATCTGTCCATTTCTGGTTCTGTTCTTTGATTCTTTCTTTTAACCAATCTTCACTTAATCCAAGTTGTTGATAAGTAGTTCTAATATATACGAATATAGATTTCTCATTTGCGTTTAAAGTTTCAGTTAACTTCTGCAAAGAAAAGTCATACCATAATTCTGAGAATGGTGTCATCTTATTTTTCAAATCAAACATATATTGTCCTTCTTCTGTGGTTAAAAACCCAGGTGTAGAAGTTAAACATAATCCGTGTGGAGCACCATTTTGTTTACAGTTTCTAAACGCAGTTGTTAATGCAGGCATACCATTCTGTAAAGATTCTTCTAAGTATTGGAAGAATGCAGATTCGTCAATCCAACAGTTTGTAACAGTACGACCACGAAGTAAAGATATTGCAGATGTACGGTTTCTAGCCATAGGTAGTGCTTCTATCTTATTAAAGTTAATCTTATGCTGTAGATATTGTACTGTATTTGTAGCTTTTAGTTTCTTACCATCGATACCAAATGCCTGGTCAAATCTTAAATAAGATGGCAGAGCTTTAATAATATTCTTCAAGTCATTTAAATTACGTTTAGCATCATCATGCTTTTTGTTTAAGAATATCATATTTGCGTTTCTAGAACCAAAATTATATACCCATGAGAACCATACGTTTGTACCAACTGTTTTACCAGTCTGACGAGGTTGTTCTTCATATATATTTAGATTTAAAGTAAAACAGAAATTTAATGCAAGGTTTCCTCTATCCAGTCGATATCTTACATATGGACCACCTTGACTTTGTACTCTAACAACTTCTCTTACATAATACCAAAAGTTTCTTTGACATTCAACAAAAATCTTTTGTTTCATATAAGTAGGTAAAGATAAGTCATACGGATCTACATTTGCTAAATCTCTATCATATAATAATAAATGAAATTTATTATTCTTAATTCCTCTAGCTTTTAAATAATAATGCATCTCTAGAAATGACTTATTAAGAGTATTCATTTGATAATATACTGTTACATAATTACCAGTAACATCACATCTAGTATCTGATTGGACGGTTTCATTATTTTTTTGTTTGCTAAACAAAGTACCTACCAATGGGATATATCTTTTTCTACTAGTGTTATTATCTGGGATTGGATTCATATTGTTTAAATTTTCTCTAATACTGTAACTAACATCAGAATTATCAGAGTCATCATTAACAATTGTAACACCTGTATCTACAATTTTAACAGCCATAATTATACTCCTTTCTAAAGATTTTTATTAATAAGTTAATGTAATCAGAGGCAATGAGGAATGTTACAAATTAATAGAATAGAAACAATCTAATAAAATAAATTGGCAAAAGCCAGGAGGTATTATTATGAATAATAACAATCAAACATTTCAGGGTAATGGTGGAAGCAATGATGTCTTCACCCCTTCCACTCGTTCGTCTTATAAATTCTTTAACTCAACTTCCTCTTTGGATAAAACAATGTTGACTTTCACTTATTGGAATTCTCTTCTCAGAATTACAATGAATCCGATTGTTGTTCAGGATGGTTCTGCTAATAAGATTGATACAAACAACCGTATCGATATGTATTTCTCTCCATCTAAAGCACAAATGTTTTTACACTGTATTCAGACATTTAGAAAGAACCCAGATGCTTATAAGAACATCGGTGTTAACACAAATAAAGGTATTATCTTTATTGCAAATGGCGAAAAGATGTATGGTGTAAAGGGTACGTTTATTGTAATTAATCTCATTAATAATGAGAATGGTAAAAAAGAAGGAGAAGCTGCATATCAAATTAATTCTGATGTATATGCTATCACAGATTATGCTGGTGGAACAGACTTCACAAAGAACTATGACTATTCAGAAGAAATCGAATTGGATATGATTGAGATTCTTCTGAAGAACTTTATCTCTGCATATACAAATGCGGTTGCATCTAGTATCTTGGAAGTAAATAAGTATAACGACCATCGGATGTTTAACTTTGTTAAGGATGTAAGAGAAAAGCTTGGCATCAGTAACAAGGAATCCAAGAGTAGCAAATACAATAATTCTAGTTGGTTTAATAACAATGGTAACAATACCACTGTTGTTTCTGATAGTAGTCCAAAGGTTAATACAGCTGATTATGAAGAGGTCATGAATGATATTGCTTCTTTGATGGATTAAACTCATGGAGAAGGATACGTCCTTCTCCTTTTCAATGAAAAAGAAAGGTGTGGAAAATAATGTCATTAATTATTATATTCTTTGTGATAATACTATTATCATTCGTTGCACTTGTATTTCAATTTATATATCTCGGTGAGATTAATCCGGAAACTAATAAATTAGCAAAAATTACACATAAGATTATCAATTCAAATAAAATCATTAGAATTCTTTTAACTGGAGTTAATCCTTTGGTATATGCTATATACATTCAGTTTTGTATCTTAGCTATAATCATTGTAATTGCATTGTTTTAAAGGAGGAGATTGATAAGATGATTACAGATAAAGTTAATTTGGAATATGGTATTGTAGTTGTTGACAAGGATGATAAGTTTAAAGGATATTTAGCAAAGAACTATTATGATGTTTATTGTCTAAATGAACTTAACACATCTTTGAAATTTTTAACAGAAGAAGCTGTTACGAATTTTATTCACTATAACTATAGTTTCTTTGGTAATCTAATGGAAGAAGGAGATCGATTAATCGTTATTCCTATGGCTAAACCTAATAAGACAATTAGGAGGAGTATGAGGTTTGCATGATTAAAGACATTAATATTGAAGAAGTACAACCAGATGGTACAAAAAAGAAAATTGCAAGTTCCGATTCGAAAGATGCAGCAAATGGGTATCATAATTATCTTATTATGTTCAATGCTGTAGTGGATTTGGATTTTTCTATCTTAAGAATGATTCAGGCTGAATATAACAACCCCAAGTTCATTGATGAAGAAGTAATGCATATGACAACGAAAGAAGTTAAATACCGTCTCATCAATAGAACAGACCCGAATCCAGTGTCAATTTGTATAAAAGATAAAGAGCTTGCAGACAATATCTATAAAGAGATCATGCTATCAAGATATTCTGATTTATTGAAAGAAGAGAAATATCTTGCAATTACAGGTATCTTCTTCCTTGTATCTGTATTCAGCAATATAGAAAATACACATGTTAATATCTTATGTACAAGTGAAGAAGAAAAAGAAGTAATTCGTAAATATCATTCTAAAGTAAATGTGATTGTAATGAAAGACCCATCAGACATTAGTCTAGACGAGTATACAGAATTTATATTTAAGAATAAGAATGATGTTTACAAGTTTAAGAATGTCTTTAATGAAAAACGTATCTTGTTATTAAACTATGCATTTAATCTAACAGTAGACGATAAACCGTATCCGAATGTTGAACTAGCTCATTACTTATGGAATACAGGATATTCTAAAACAGCAATCGTCGATACTTATCAAAAGAGTGATCCAGATTATGCTACCTTTAAATTTAAGGTAAAAAAGAAACATAAAAACAAATAAGTAAATATAAAACTAAGGAGGAAAACAAATATGCTTTTTTCAAATATTGTTGACAAGAAAACTCTTAGAAAGACCCAGATTGAAACAATGAATTTCTTAAAGAAAGCTTTAAGTAAGTCATTCGGTCCTTATGGTTCTAACTCTATTATTTATAAGGAAGGCTCTCTTCCTAGATATACAAAGGATGGTCATACAATCCTAAATAGTATTCAATTCTCTGGTGAAATTGAACGGTCTGTACTTGCAGATATTCAAGAAGAAACTAGAACACAGGCTATTAAGATTGGTGACTCCACCACTTCTATCACAATTCTTTCTGCTATGATTTTCAATGCTCTAGCAAAGTATGAAGAAGAAAGTGATAAGAACATCACACCAGTATCTATTGTAGAAACATTCAAGGAAATCTCTGAAGAAATCTGTAAAGAGATTAAGAAGAACGGCAGAGAAGCAACAATTGATGATATGTATAATATTGCATATACTGCTACAAATGGTAATAAAGCACTTGCAGATATGCTAAAGAATGTTTATACGGAGTATGGACTTGATGTATATATCGATGTCAAGGCATCCATGAATGGTACTACTTATCTTAAAGAAATTAATGGTTTGACTATGGATTGTGGTTTTCTTGATCCTACATTAGTAAATGATGTAGAAAAGAATGCTTGTGTAATTCATAATCCAAAGATCTATTCTTTTAAAGATCCAATCGATACAATGGAAATGGGATTGTTCTTGGATGCAATTCTTTATAATAATATTGTAAAGCCTTTGAACGAAAAGAAGACTGAAAATATGATTCCAACTGTTATTATGGCTCCAAGAATTTCTAGAGACTATTCTTCTTATATTGATTCTTTGATGCAGTTGATGGCAGGTGCTCCAGCAGCAAATCGTGGATGGTTGAATATTATCACAGACATTCAAGGTTGTGATATGGAACAGTATGAAGACATCTGTGACCTTTGTGGTTGTAAGGCAATTAAGAAGTATCTTGATCCAGAAATTCAGAAGGAAGATATTAAGCAGGGTCTCGCACCAACACCGGATACAGTTGTTACATTTGCTGGTGAAGCAGAAATGGTATCTTCTGATGCAAATAAGACCACATTTGTAAATCCAATGAAGATGTATAAAGATGATGGTTCTTACTCTGGATTGTTTAATCAGAGAATTGACTATTTAGAAAAGCAGATTCATAAGCTTGAAGTAGAAGGGAATAATACTACAGATGTTTATACTCTTAAAAAGAGATTAAATTCTTTAAAGGGTAAGATGGTGGAAATCTTTATCGGTGGTGTAACTGTAGCAGATAGAGATGCTGAACGTGATTTACTTGAAGATGCTGTATTGAACTGCCGTTCTGCTGCACTGAATGGTGTAGGATATGCAGCGAACTATGAAGGACTAAGAGCATCAAATAAGGTATTTGAAGAATTGTATTATGATCAGGAATTTAACAACCCACTTAAAACTTCTATTGCTAAGATTATTTCTGAAGCATACTTTGATATTTCTTCTTTACTTTATTCTAGCATTGGCTCAAATCCAGATAAAGTAATTACAGATTCTTTGTATACATATGGCTGTCCAATGAATGTTGTAACAAAGTCTTTTGATAAATCTGTATTATCTAGTATTGATACTGATATCTGCATTATTAATACAATTTCTAAGATTGTTACAATTATGGCAACTGCAAATCAGTTTGTACTTCCAACTCTTAATATCAATAAGTATTAATTATTAAAAGACAAGTAGGTTCTTAATTGAACCTACTTGTTTTGATTTGAAAAACATTATATTAAATATACTATGAAAGGAGGATAAACGATGTCTTCTGCTAGAAAGTATAAATGTATGTTTTGTAATAAGACATTTGAAAGAAATAAATTAGCAAGTCATATTGATAAGTATCATGATGATATGTTATGTCCTGAAAAAGGATTTACTGCAAATAGAATTGTATTTGATACTTGTAATAGAAAAGAACCTGTAGGAGCTTCTTATGGTGTTTGTCGTATTTGTAAGAAACCAACAGAGTGGGATGAGAAGTCTGTTCGTTATAAAGCATATTGTTCTGAGAAATGTAAAGAACAAGCTAGAAAAAACTATGAAAAGAATATGCTTAAAGTATATGGAAAGACAACCTTGTTAGATGATATGGAATGGCAAGAAACTAAAATGCTTGCTAACCGTGGAATATCCGGTAAATATAAATGGTCTGATGGTACTTATAAACAATACGTTGGTAGCTATGAGAAGAAATTCTTAGAATTCTGTGATAATGTATTAAATATCGATTCAGGAGATTTATTAACCCCTGGCCCTACAATCTATTATGAATTTGAAGGAAAGGAACATACTTGGATTACTGATGCAATCTATCTTCCATATAAACTTGTATTTGATATTAAAGACGGTGGAGATAACAAGAATAATCGAGAAATGCCAGAATATCGAGCAAAACAAATTGTGAAAGAGAAGTTCATCACTGACCAAGGTGAATATAACTATATCAGACTTACAAATAATGAATTCGTTCAATTGTTGACAATGTTCGCTGAATTAAAAGAATCTTATTCTAATGAAGATGAACCAAAAACAATTTCTAGAATTCACGAACATACAGCTCCAGGTGCAATTGGTGGAATGGTTGGAACAATGCCAGATACAATGATGCCTAGTGTATTTGTAACAAAGTATACAAATAAAGATACAATGGAATCTGGTTTTGCTTTGTCGAATGATATTACTTCTGAGTATATGATTGCTCGTGATAAAGAGTCCGGTAAATTAAAAAAGAAGAAATCTAAAGAACTCCTATATAATACAGAATGTAAAACATACAAATATGTTGGAGATGATATCTCCAACATTCTAAGAACCGTATATGAAGATTACAAAAATGAAACTTATGTAGATTATCAATATATTCCGTGTATTGTAACTGAATTCGATAATATCTTATCAGATGACCAATTAGAGTTCAGTGAAGTATTAGAATATGTGGATAAAGAATTGATTCAAGAAAACTTCAATAGTAGCCTTGCTACTATACAATTTCAATCGGATGCAATTATAAATCATTATAAACCGATTGTATTTAATGTATTAGAACCAGTTAAGTATGAATATAAGAAAAACTTATTAAAAGAATACGAAGATTTAACCATTCTTCAAAGCATGAATGGTAATTACTTTGCATATAATAAGCTTAATTGTAAACGTACAAAAGCTGTATCTAGTATATATGAAATAACAGAAAGTATGCTGAAGTCAATATCAGCACCTAATTAAAGGAGGAACTTAAAATGAAGTTTAACGAAAGAGTATTTAGTTGTATTCTAGAATCGAGTGGTTGTCATTCTAAGAAAGTTACAAAAGATGAATGTGTTGAAGCTTGTGAAAGTTTCGAAGATACAATTGGTAATGGACATAATTTTTCTAAGGTTACAGTACCAAGTGGTTTAAAGTTTTCCGAAGAAACTGTTCCGGTTTGTAGTACTACCAAAGGTGAATGTGGTGAAACTGAATGTGGAAATATGAATGAAGCTGCATACTTTATTGATGGTAGATTACTTGACATTTATATGTCTGACAATGGAATTACAGATGATGCTGTAGCAGTTAAGAACATTTGTGAACATTACGGTATTTATCCAGAAGACGTTTATGTTGTTGTAGAATGTGATGAGATTAATCAGGGATTGGTTGATGATTGTAAGAAAACTTATGCATCTTGTGGACTGTTAAAGAGATGTGACAATCAAATCAAGAACTGTATTAATGCAGGTATTAAGGTAGTAAAGCGTTCATAATTAAATGACTCAGTAGGTTAGTTCCTACTGAGTCAATAACTTCCCTATAAATTAAAGGAGGTAAATACCATGAGTAGTAGAAAAAGAAAGAAACAACCACCACAGCAACCAAAACCAGCAGTTACAGTTAAACCTATAGCTCAACAACCAGCACAACCTAAAAAAGAACCAGTTTTAAGCCATCGTCTTTCAATAGAACTAACGAAAGACCGTTCTCCTATATTAAGGAAAAATAAAAATGGTGATATTACTTATAGTATGCAATATGTAGGTGATGAGAAATACGAATATTGGATTGTTTATGATGATTCCAGAAGACCAATTAAATATATTGATAGTAGAGGATATACTTGGTCATGTACATATAACTCAAAAGGCAATATATCAACTTACTGGGATAATTCAGGATATTCAGAAGTTTATCGATATTATGCGAATGGTTTGGTAATTTGTACAAATTCATATGGTGTTAAAACAAAAAAGAAAATAACTAGAGATGAAAGACTAAAATTTATCTCAAGAAACTCATTCATAACTGCAAATGATTATATATTATCAAAATGAAAGAAGGTGATAATGTATAATCTAAAACTATGAAAGGAGGTATATCACCAATGAAGAAAGATAAAAATATTAGAGATGTTATATTTGAAATAATTGCATACATTGTGATATTTATCACAATGATTTTATTTCCAGCATTAATCACATTTGGTGTGATTAAAATAATAAAAATGATATTTCCATTTGTTATTATTACAATGGCTACAATTACAGAAACATTCGTTGTAAGTATGATAATCTTTATTACCATACTTATAATGGTTTCATTCAAAAAGAAGTAAATCTTAGGAGGAAAATATTATGGCAAACTGGTGTGAAACTTATTTAACTTTTCAGAGCAATGGTACTGAAGCAGGAAATCAGGCTTTGGAGGATTTTTGTAGTAAATTGATAAGTGCTGGTATAAACGCTCATTGTATTGATTCGGAAGGTCATTGGAGAAAAGTACTATGGGAACAAGATGTCGAAGATTATGTCATGACAAAGATAGACTCTTTGAAAGGTAAAAGCATAAATGCCGACAAAAGAGGCTATATCGAATATATGTCTTATATAGACAATCACACATTTCAGGTATTGTGTTATGATGCATGGGTGCCTAATGTAGATTTTTGGTATATCTTAACCACTGCATTATACCCAGAAGGACTTATCGAAATTCTATATCAAGCCACTGAACCAGGGTGTGACATATTCCTTACAAATGATAGAAGCTTATTGCCTAAATATCATGTGAATGTGTCTATCAATGGGATAACTAATTTATTGAATTTTCCTGATATGTTTAATCAGCAACTTTCCTATGGTCCTTTTATGTATCTGGCTGGTCAAGACGATATTCAAATTTATCAGGATTGTAAGTGTGACTACGCTAACAAAAAGGTACTTCGTAAATTCAACAATATTGAATATTGTAAAGATTTTGAAGGGAATGAAAATGAGATCCTAGCTCAATTTCAAGATTCTGGATTAGGATGGTACAGTTCTTTAGATAACGCAATCGACTCTCTCTGTTCAAATGGTACAGAAATTTGGAAAGATAGATTTGAGTTTGAAGAAATTCAACCAAGCCAAAAATTCTTTGTCGACAAGAAATTGGAGGAGGATTAAATATGGTGCAATTAAAGGTAGCGGGTTTTGCTAAAAATAGCATTGTTGATGGGCCTGGTATAAGATATGTAATCTTTACTCAAGGTTGTTATCATAAATGTGAAGGTTGTCAAAACCCACAAACTCATAATCCTAATGAAGGAAAACTCATTGATATCAATGAGATTCTGGATGAGATATTAGGAAGTACAATGATTGAAGGAGTGACATTCTCCGGTGGAGAACCATTCCTTCAAGCTGATGCATTAGCTGAACTTGCTGTTCAAATTAAACGAGCAGATAAAAGTCTTAATATTATTTGTTATACAGGATACACTTATGAGGAACTCACAAAGATTATTGAATCTGGTGTATTATCGTATTTCAAACTTTTATCTAATGTCGATTATTTGATTGATGGTAGATTCGAACAAGATAAAGCTTCTCTTAACTGTAATTGGAGAGGCAGCACCAATCAACGGATAATTGATGTAAAACAATCATTAGCACAGAAAACTATCGTAGAAGTAGAATTGTAAAGAACGGGGATAGTGTGGTTTCATTACTACACTATCCCTTAACTTTATAATAAAGATTATTTTTTAAGGAGGACTTTAAAATGTTAGTTCGTTATGAAGAAGGATTAAAGGATTTTGTTAGAAACACCACTACCACGAAGTATGAAAAATTTAATGGTAGTGATAAGAAAAATGTTACTAGTGTAACAAAGGATATCACTCACGTAGTCTTTAAGGATGAAGAGGGAACTTATCCAACTGGTAAAATTGTTACGAGCGATAAATTTGTCGATTCATATAAGTATGAATTTGACAAAGATGAAATTGGTAATGTCAATAACTGCCGAGTATTCAAAACAAGTAAAAAGAATGGAAAGTCTTTAGACATCGAAAAGGTAGAGGTTGTTAAGTATTATGATTCACTTGGTAGATTGATTAGAGAAGAAGATAAAACTAGAGATGGTGTTACCTTCCGAACAACTTTATATGACTATACTGTAGACAATAAAGTTTCTAAGAAAACAGTCAAAGGAACTCATACAATTACATATACAAAATTCTACAAAGATGAAGTATCTTCTATTGTAGATAAGACAATTGAAAGTAAGATGCAGCATGTAAAGTATCGTGCAGATTTTGATGCTTTCGGAAATATTATTAAAATCTATGATGGCGATGGACACATTGAAAAGGATTATGAAAGAGATTTAGATACTGATGGAAAAACTTTATCTGAAACAATTCGATTCTTTGATGTGTCTTTGCCTGATAAGAAACTTATCTCTTATATTACAACGTCCTATAATCCAGCTGCAGATTATAAGATTTCTGAAGTAATTAAGAATGGTATTCTTACGGAAAGATATACATATGATTTAAATGGAGATGAAATTTCTATGATGTTAGATAATGGAAAGATTGAAACATTCAGAAGAACAGAACGAACTGTTGATTCTGATACAGGTGATATTACTGAAATCAGTAAACTTATCATAATTGATAAGAAGACACAGAATGTAATTAAGGATAAGGTTGTTCAGAACGTATTTGATAAGGACAAAAAGAAGATTTTATCTTATTCTGATTCTGAAAATAATATCGTTACGACATATGAATATGATGATAATGATAGACGATTATCTGCGATTACAAAACAGTCTTTTGATGGCGAATTAAAGACAATCAGTGAAATCAAATATGAGTATACAGACGATGAAGATAACAATACTCATACTAGAAAGAGAACTGATATTCGTTATGATGCCTCAGGCAATATAACTTCTAAAACAGTTCATTATGAAGAAAACACAGATAGTACAGAAGTTCTTCAGTTTGATGAATACACATACGAAAAGACAAAATAAAGAATATATTTAAGCAAAATATATAAAGGGGTGATACAATATATCACCCCATCTTTATTTTTTAAAACATATGACCAAATTCTCTTTGACATAACTTCACATTGTAATAGGTATATACAAGTCCCATGAATGCACGATAACAATTTTCAATAAATTCGTAATCATATGGATTTGTAAAGTCTAGATTGAACTCTCTAAACTTTGGTTCTTTTTTATCAAATTGTAATATAATACAACCATTGATATTAATATTCTTTAGTGTATATAATAGATAACGATATGCTGCTAATTGCATGAAGTACTTATATCCTACATGATTAGATGTCTTGAAGTCAATCAAATACGGCTTATCATCAATCGAGATGAGTAAATCGTATGTTCCTGCAAAGTATTCTCCAATCAATGCTTGTTCCTGTCCTAATACTTTTACTCTATGACAGTTATTAACTCCATCCCACCATTCTTTAAATGATTGTAAACATATATTATCATTTTCAATTGGCTTTCGTTTTAAATACATTTCAATTGATTCATGTACCATTGTACCAAATTCTGCAGCTTTACTAGCAACTTCTTTATTATCTTGTCCTTGTCTACCGATTCTATTTGCCCAAGCAATTAATCCTTCTGAATCGATAAACGATAATAATTCTGTTACACTCGGAATACCTCTTCCATTAATATGGTAGCGTGCTTTCTTACCTTTGTCAAATTTTGTGATATCGTTTAATAGTAATTCTGGATTTAGCATTTTGTAAATAATCACCTCACAATCTACAATTTAATAATAAGTTGAACCATATATTATTTATGTGATAGCAAAGATTGGTTTAATCTTAATTATGTTATTGGAAGGAGAATCTCAATGTTATCAGAAGAAAGACGAGCTAAATTACTGCAAGCATCTCAAGCTGTAAGAGTTCAAGATGCTCAGATTCAGTCTCATCTGGATACTATGTCTGACGAAGAGATTAATAACTTTGTAGAACAGAATCCAGAAATTGAAGAAATGTTATCGGTAGGTGCAGACCAAGATAATCCTAGAATTGTAGTTGACTATGATAATCAACCAAACAATCAACAAGAAATTTCTATTGCACCACCATGGGAAGGAATTCTTTCCACTACAGCTCAGGCTGCACAACAAGGAAAGGTGAATCTTTTCCAACTTGGAAATCCATCTAATTGTATCTCTTTTGGAAATAATAACTATGGAGGATATGTTGGAAATCAACAACAAGACGAAAGAATCAAAAGATATACACCAGGGATGAGATTATACGGAATCAATCCATATAACTTTTATAACGCTGAAGCAATGGAGAATTACTATCAGTCCTTAGAAGAAGACAGAGAGCATCAATGTAATCAGCAGTATGGATGGGCATTGTTTATTGCCCGTCATAATCCTTCAAAGGAAATGATGGATTGGGCTGAAAGCTTCAAATTTAAGTCAGCTGAACAAATTCTCAAAGAACAAGAAGAAGCAAAAATTGAAGCTGAAAGAGAAAGAATGGAAGCTCTAAAAGAAATGGAAGGAGACGGAAGTGACATCATTTATAATGTTTATGACATTAATGGTATCCGTTATCAAAGAGCAATTTCATTCAAAATTATCGATTGTGAAACTGGAAATGTCATCAGAGAAAAGAATTATAAGACAAAAGACAACAGAGGACAGTCTTATACAATTCATACTAGAATGGAAGATAGACAAAGACAGTATGAAATGGAACAATTCCGAAACGAAGTTGCTCTCTTCGAAAAGAGAATGCAAATCACAGATGCATTAATGAAGAAAGCATATTTCGATAATATCAATCGTTGGAATGCTTGGAAAGCAGAGGGGCTTTCTTTAGCAGAACAGTACGCAAGACGTGAAGATGAAAGAATTGATTGGAAGAAACAAGAACAACTCATCGAAAGAGCTTTGAGAACAGCAGCATTCTCAAAGGATTCGTTTAATAAGATTCTTTCTGCATGCTGCAACACTGATCTAACTTACGATCATCGTTCAAACTTCTTTAGTTTGTCCTATGACTTTGAACGAGATCTTCACTATAGAGCTTTAACCTCAACTCCTGAAGAAATGAGCACTGACCCACTTGTTCATCAAAAGCTTCAAGAAGAATATGAGATAAAGCGAAAGTTATTCTTGGATAAGGTATACTCTGGTAATCTTGGTTGCCAAATGGCAAATGATGCACATTATCATCCTACATTTGGTAAAACACCAATCGATCAATTAACCTTGGATGATTATAAGAAACCTGAGAATCAGTTCATGTATACAAAGCAAGTAACCCCTCAACTTGCTACCGAGAATCTATTTATCCCCAAAGACTTATCAAAAACAAAAGAAGATTTATCACCAGAAGAGTTAAGAGAAATGGGGGTAAATGTAGACGACAACGGCAATATAGTTCCTCTTAAACGAACGATAGGATATGTTTCTGTCGATGATGATACAGGAGAGATATTATCACAAGAGGAATTTGATGTGGGTCCTGGGTCTGGTGCACATGATGTATCTGAGAAAATGTCAGATGATCAACTTTCAAACTTTTTCTAAGAAGGTGAGATAATGAAAATGAATAAGAAGCTATCTGATATTTACAGAAAAGATGTCATCAAAGACTCTGAATTTTTAAGACAGTTAATCTATGAGTATGATTCTTATCAGGTTAATCCGTTACTATCTTATTTCACTACAGAAGATATTGCTGAAATCTATCGATTAGCAATATCTCCTGCTTATAATGGCGAAATTCATGAGAAGTATCGGTTACTTGGTGAAATCATGAATAGAAGAGGGTTTAAGTTAATTGGTGGAGGTACAAATAGACGTGCTTATGAATGTATCTATGACGACCGTGTTGTAGCGAAAGTTGCAACTGATAGGGTAGGTCTTACAAGCAATCTAAAAGAATTTGTAAACCAGAATGTCTTAAAGCCGTTTTGTAATAAAATCTTTTCCGTTTCTCCTGATGGAGCTTTATCCATCATGGAAAAGGTAGTTCCGATTAAAGATGTATCGGAATTTCAAAAGTATGCTCCTGAGATTCATGAAATCTTGTTCTTTCGATTTCGTAATCATGACCTTGCGATGGATGATATTGGAACAAGATCTATGAAGAATTGGGGGTACCGCCAAGGGTTTGGTCCAGTACTATTAGACTATCCGTCTATGTATGTAGCAAATCCAAAAAAACGATTGTGTCCAAATATTGTTGATGGTAAAATGTGTTGTGGGACATTAGACTATGATGATGGATATAATCGTATCGTATGTACAGAATGTGGTAGAACATTCGAAGCATCAACGTTATCTATGCCTAAGGGAGATGAGTTATCAAATCTTCTTAGTGCTGTAGGATATAAAAAAGATAAAGAAAAAGGAGTAAAGAAAATGAGAATTCAAATTACTGACATCGAAACAGGAAGAACCGAAGTTAGAAACTGTGATGCTCGTAGCAAGCATATTGATTATACGGTTTCCAACATGAACAACAATGTTGAGTATCGTCAGAAGCCATCTACACCGATGAGAAAGAAGAAGAGAAGAGTTATCATCACTTCTCTGAATCCAGAAGAGGAAGTTGTTACAACTCCGACTCAGACAACAGCGGTGGTAGAAGAACCAAAGCCAGAAAAGAAGGAAGAACCGAAAGTGAAAGAGGTTGTAACTTCTAAGTTGGTAGAGATGTTTAACATGTTAAACTCTGGTATCAACTTTACGGTTTTGAACGAAAAGAAAGATGCTATGACACTTATGAAGTTAGCAAAGGAAATTAACGAAATGACAACTGAGAATCATTTCGTTGAGGTTAAGGAAGCAGCTCGTATCTATAAAGATATGTGCACTGCTACAATGTTAACTGATAAGAATGGTGAGGTTTCATTCAATAATATTATTGAATGTGATTGTGTCCTGAATCAGTTGTTGTCTGAAATCTCAGATGATAATCCGAACAGATTTATCGTGTTCTATAAGTTGATTAACAACGTAAAGAACACGAAGTCGTTCTGCAATAGCATCATCAACTTCTGGAAGACGGTTATTACTAAACTGTCGTTTGATATTATGGATGAAGAAGAAGACCATACAGACATTCATATCTATAAGACTGTATATGACAAGTATCTAGAAATTGTGTCGAATGCATTGCATGATTACAAGTTCAATATTGTAATCTCTGGTGGTTCTAAGTATAGTGTTTCGAATGTTCTTTCCTTTATCACTAGAGGATTGAATGAACTCGAAGAACTGTCTTTGAACAAAGATGCTATTGATATGACTAAGGATTTGACAATCTCTTTCCTTGATAGTAGTATCACTTTCACTAATCACTGTGTTAATGAAGTAAAAGAAGAACCTAAAGAACCTGTTGTGGTTTCTTCTGAGCCAGTTAGTACAGTAGTTCCTGAGAATCTTGGTGACAATGGTAAGAGAATGTCTAGATCCCAAGAACAGAGATACGGTGGCAAGAAGAAAAAGAATCGCAATCGTAATCATAGAAGATAATCAATCATAATGGGTAAGTTGAGGTAGCATATTAAAGCAACCTCAACTTACTTATAAATAATTTATAGGAGGAAAATACCATGATTGGAAATATTTCTATTGCGTTAACCTATCAAGAATTGATGAGTCTAATTGATATTAGAAATCAATACAGATCTCAGCTTGCACAAACTGGTAAAACTGATTTCAACAAAACAAAGATTGTTGTAATCAATGATACTGATAGCTACGGAGATAGCTATATTGTTGGTTCAATTTTATTACCAGACTCAAAAGCAATGTTCTCTTTAATCGAAGGAGATTACGAAGGATTCCAAACTCAGTATTACAGAAAGCTTGAATCTGACCCACAGATTCATGAGTATCTTGTTGTATTACTTGCAGGGTTGATTGAAAGAGGATTTGACTATATCTTCTATTTTGATAGCGAAGATCCTCAATTCACGAATATCATTGCATCTGCATTAGCGACATATCTTCATTCAAGATATGGAATTAGTATATTACCTTATAATGCATATGTAGTGTCAAATTCAAATATCATTATGGTTTCATCTGTGAACAAGTACTATCTTCCAAGAATAAATGATGAGATTCGACAGTACAAACTCTCAAATAAACCTGAGTCTTTGTTTATAGAGTTTTAAGGAGGGATTCATATGATTATCTTTGGAGTTGGAAATTTATACAAATATGTATCAGCTTATAGAGTAATTGATAAGATGTATAATCTCAATGAATTAATTGAGTCTGTTCCAAAATTAGTTTATTTGAATCCGTATTCTCTTGCTCATTTCTCATTTACTTCTGAAGAAGAATTTGATAAATGGTATGTTCAGTATTTAACGACAACTCCGGAAGCATTCAAAGAATTAATGGATATTCTTAGACATGCATATAATGGAGAAACTGTATATATCATGTGTAGTTGGGGGTGGGACAATGACATTAATGGTATTGCTGAGAATATCATCGAAGCTTTGATTAAATTCATTGTAGATAATTATGGATATGTCTGCAATGTCGTTAGAAAAATTGATGATATTCAGGATTTAAAAGAAGGTACGTTTTCAATAGAAGGTATTCAACAGTTCGATCGTAATATGGAAACTTATATTAAATATTTCGGAACAAGAGAACTTCCTTCTACGGAAATGTAAGCAAGTAAAGGACGTGTAATATGGATACGCAGTTATACAAAAGAACTTTATATACAAAGAAGGTTAGATTTATCATAAATGAAATATATGAATATGATATTGCTAAAGCAAACATATCCATATTACTTCAATCTGGTATCATTAAACAAAGAGAATATGATATGTTTAGTCAAATGACTAAATATCAAAGAGAAGTAACCCTTGGATATATGCAGAAAACTCCTCTTATTGGAGAGGCTTTAAAAGAAGGATTTAAAATTGCCAGAAAAAAATTGATCGATGCAAATCATTTGACAGAAGATGATATTGTATCAATCAAGAAAGATGCCTTTTATACTTTGAGAAGGCTTGATAAAACAACATTCGGTCATATTGATTTCACCCTTAGAAATCAATATGATATTTATATATATTGTCGTGGTATAGAAATATACTATGGACTAAATGAATTCGATGAAGGTGTTATGGATATTAAGGGTATTAGTGATAAAAAGTTACAATATCATGAAGCTTATGTTTCTTTCATAGCTTATATATTAAAACTTGTCATTAAGAATAACGTCGACATGGCAATTCAAGAATTAATGAGTTTTATTCAGAAGTATGATAATCGTGAATTGGAATTAGATTATTATAGAGAGTTTAATGCTGAATCAATGTTTCGAATTGGAAACTTTGGAATGAGCTTTTTAGACGAAGCTTATAAAGGCGTTGTATCTATTGAGAATAATCAGATGTTCAACAGAGAATTATTCTCAATACTGATGGATATTCAATATAAAAAATAAGAACTGGCGTACTCTCTTTGAGAGTACGCTTTTCTTTTTTGTCTTAATAGAAGAACTTTATTATAAAATCAAGAAAAGGAGGATTTGTGATGCCTACAGATTTCTTAAATAGACGTATGGATTTACATCATAATGTAGATGAAGGTAAAAATACCCTTACTATGGATACAAGTTATCCTGTACGACTTGCTGGTAAAGTATTAAAAATCTTCACTGCAAGTGCTGTATGGTCTTCGTCAGATTGGGTAATTCTTAATACAGATGGTGAAAGTATTCTCACTGTTACAAGTGATAATATATTTGACTTTGCTGGTAGAGTTATCAAGAACAGCATCGGAGAAGAGAAGTCTTATGCTTCTGAAAAAGATGTTTATAAACAAGACGACTATGTAGTTGCGATTATTGACTTTGATAAATATAAAATTTATCTCTGTAGTCAAACAAACTTTGAAAAGTTTATCACTGGCAATGAAGATGTCGGTGAGAAATGCCAATTCAAATTGTTTGATGTTGCAGGAGAATCATCTGTTCAATTCAATAACAATGAAACAAAGAATATCAATGAAGATATCTATAATGAAGCAATTACATTTGATTCTCAAGACGGTTATTATTCCTTTATTAGAAATAGTGATGACAATGTTGTATATCAGATTCCTACTAAAGATGACGATGGTGGTTATTACGCAGTACCGGTATCAAATGTAGATGTAACCAATATCAATGCATTTAATGCTTCTTGTTATCCATTGATGTTTCCTTTTATTACATCAACTTACCAAAACGACTTTGAAATTGTAAGAAGTTGTAGAAACTTTGTACAATTCTCTGGTACTGTCAATGAGAAATTTATTAAGGATTGTTGTTATACTGCTAGTGAATTAAAAGCATTACCATTCATTACTTATAATAGTAGTACAGGTTCTATTAAAAGTAATGTATTGGCTTATTCCACTAGTTTTATTTCAAATATCTTTAACCAAAAGAAAGAAAACGAATACATTTATTTTTTCAGAGATTTAATTGGTTCTGGAGAAATTGAAAACGATGGATATTCTACGAACTTACCAAAAACTTCAATCACAATCATTCCAATTCCATTAGATACTTACCGTTTCTCTGAACTAGAAATCATTGATGGAAATAAAAATAAATGTAACGGATTTGACATGGAATTAAACATGTTAACTGCTGGTGGGCTTGGACTTTCTTCCACTATCATTGGTAACTGGTGGACGGGAAATTTTGTAGATGGTGATACTGCTTGGACATTTAGTTTCAATGTAAAGTCACAACCATCGGCTTTAAGATTTTTAATAACGCCAAATGAAAATTGCTTTAATTATCAAGATTCATATGACATGTTTTCATATAAATTAGCACATAGTGACTTATGGAGTGCATTTGAAATAATGCGAGTAAGTCCATATAGTAGTGATAAATATTATATGACAATGCCATCTGGAGCAGATTTAGCACAAGATATTATTAATTTTAGTCCAGAAGGCAAGAAAGTTAAAAAAATAATAAACTTTTTTTCAAATAAAGATGATCGGTATGAAAATTATATATGCAGAACATTAACTAGTACAATTAATGAAACCGATGAAATGGTTTATTTTACTAAAACAAATGAACAATTCTTATATGATCCTGCATCTTCTCCTGTTGCTACATCAATGATGTGTGATGAACAATTAATGATGTATATTGATAATACTAATAGCAAATCGTCATTAGTTGATTATTGTAAAGATCTTCTTGATGGTTTTACTGATTTAAAAAGTTATACTTATAAAACAAATACTTGTGGAAGTGGTACTGATTATACAGATATTGATACAGAGGAATTATATGCATTAGCATATAAACTAACAAATTATTCTGTAAGTGATATAAACAGTCCTGATAATAAGCTAGATTATGATGTTATTCAAATTGATAATCAAACAAGATTCGTTTATTCAAATTATGATTTAATTTCAAAAACTCCTAAAAACTTTAAATTTAAAGTGTCAAAAGACTTTCTTCCGAATAGTAATAACTCTAATAGTTCATTTTTATCAGTTAGAAATTCAAAATCAAAAACTTACGATTTATTTATTTGCCATTTCCTTTCAAGAGGTTTAGTAAGGGCGATTGATACATCATATAATTCCGATAAAGTATTACATTCAGATGTATCCACTACTAAAATATTGATGAAAGCAAGAATGTTTCATGCTAAAAAACATCTTATAAACACTATGCCAAAATATTTATATTTTGACAATGATGTACTAAATATATATGAAATAAAAGATAATGAGTATGTTAATAGCGGTAGTTTTAATAACTATAAAACGTGGGTATTTAGTAAGGAAGATAATTCCTTAGTCCCTACAACAGTAACTGCATTAAAGAACGCTCTAGCTTTTAATAAAACTGCATATCTATATTATGAAAAAACTCCTGGAATATGGTATAGATTTAAATTGCTTGTTAACAGTGTTTCATATGATTATAATTGGAATACAATTACTGATATCAATAATCATTTTGGAACTTATGATTATTTCTTAGATCCAATTATGATTATTAATACCCCTGGTGGTTTATCTAAATTAAGTTCATATGATAAAGCATATTGTGCGGCTAAAGGAGATACATATAATAACTTAATTTTAAGTCAAAACTTTGATGAAGATCCTAAAGTAAGAATAGCAACAGTTATTGAAACTTATTTCTTATACGGTTCTGGTATTATGAATAATAAGGTTAAACTACCTCAAGCTCAAGGCCTTTTAGTTCCTTGTTTCGTTGATAAGAAATATATGAAAAATGAGAATGAATATGAGCATGTAACTACATTATCATTAACAACAACATTAGATTATAGATTTCATAGATATCTTAAAAACTCAACATCTGGTGTAGATAGTAATAATAATCCAATCAGCTTTAAATTATCAGATTTTATCCCAGAGAATACATTTACATATACAGACGGTCCTGCACCAAGGTTATCTAAAACTAAAAATTCTAATAATCAATACGTATATAATATAGATACTTATAAAGATTTCATTTCTAATGTATATATAACAAAGTATACTTATGATACAGATAGTAATATTTCTAACACAGTAAAGCCTTTATTGAATGATATTCAGCTAAAATATATCAATGGTAAAGGTATTAGAGAAGAATATTATAAAAATAAAACAATCTATGATTTCTTTAGATATATGTGTCTTTATGATTTAGCTGTTCCGATGGCTGATCAAAAGATTGATAGTATGAGTGATACAAATATTGCAATATATGATAAGGGTACATTCAATTCTGTAACCGATGTTAAGTTCTTTGATGATGGTGAAAAATACATGGTGGATTCCAGCGGAAATAAAGTAACTGCAAAAGCAAGCAATGTTATTATTTGTAAGATTGATAATAACAATCGATTTGGTTTTAACCAAGTATATATTCAAGGAACTGGACAAAAAGATGTCACAAACGATTATATCTCTGTAGATAAAATCTATGCTTCAAAAGAACAAGCAGGTAATAAATCTGTTTTGAACATCTCTTTGAATGACCAAGATAACGTATTATTAAATATCAATGGTATTCTTGGTACGATTGAATGTAATACATTAAACTGGAATAATCTGTTATTAGCCTTGTCTAATAATAAGACTATAGATATTCTAAGTGATGCTTTGATTAATATGAAGAAATCGATTAATCAGTCGTTCATTAAATCTGGCCAAAATGTTAATGATATAATCACAATTACTAAGAATGCTAATCCAACCACCGATATTGCTACATTCAATTCAGATACTAATGTATATGATTATAACTATGTAAAAGGATTTGATGATAATGACTACCGTCAAATTGATAATAGGGGTGTTATTGTTTTTACATTATCCAACGGTTATTCTAGATTGAATAAAAATGGTAGTCTTGATGAATCGATATGGACAGAAGATGTAAATGCTTCTGTAATTCAAGCAAAGAGAATGTTTGTATCGAAAGATGGTTTGGTTTGTACAAAAGAATATTTTGACAGAGAAAATGCTACTGATACTGATGAGAAATCTACAATTAAAGCATTACAACAAAAAATTAAAGACTTAGAAACTAGACTAACTGCTCTAGAATCTAAGTAATTAAAGGAGGTATTTATTATGCTTAAAGGTATTGATGTATCTGTATGGCAAGGTTCAATTGATTGGTCTAAAACAAAAGATGAAATTGATTTCGCTATTTTAAGAGCAGGTTATGGACGTCATGTATCTCAGAAGGATGATAGATTTGAAGAATATTATGCTGCTTGTGAAAAGTATAATATTCCAAAGGGTGCTTATTGGTTCTCTTATGCAACCACAAAAGATGAAGCAATTCAAGAAGCAAAAGCTTGTATTGAATGTTTGAAAGGTAAGAAGTTTGAATACCCAATTCTATTTGATATTGAACACTCTACTCAAACAAATACTGCTGTAGCCTCTGCCATCATCCCTGCGTTCTGTGATACAATTAGAGCAGCTGGATATTATCCAGGTATTTATTCCTACTATTCTTTCCTAAAAAGCTATGTTCCATCAAGTGTATATAGCAAGTATGATATTGCAGTAGCACATTATGCTAGCTCTACACCATGGACACAAAAAACAATGTGGCAATATTCTTCCACTGGTAGAGTAGCTGGTATTTCTGGCAATGTAGACCTTGATTATTGTTATGTGGATAATTATCCAGAAAAAATTAAAGCTCTTGGATTAAATAATCTTACTGGTTCTATTAATGAATCTAAACCGGTAACTCCAACAGGTTATCTTGTTACTACAGATAAAGCACCAGAGAATAAGGTTACTTCATTTAATGTAAATGATAGAACACAAATCTCTAAACATTTCAACGTTCAAGAATTTAAGTGTAAGTGTGGTAAATCACATGAAATTAAGATTAACCTATATCTTGTATATATTCTTGAAAAGTTATTTGAAACTTTCGAATGCTCTATGATTATTGTAAATAGTGGATATCGTTGTCCAGATTATGATAAGAAGATTGGTGGATTTGTTGGTCAACATGGTATTGGTAATGCAGCAGATGTTGTATTATATGATAAACATAAAAAGGCAATTTCTACAAAGCTTGTTTCTTGTGCTGCACAGGATTTGGGTGTTGGTGGTATTGCTAATATCACATCTTCATATACATCTATTCATCTAGATTGCAGAACAAGTAATATCTGGAAGGGTGATGAATGTGTAAGCAACAACACAGTTACATCTAACTTCTATCAGTATTATGGACTAACAAAAGATGATGTATATAAAAATAAAGCTGTTCCAACAACTCCAGCTAAGCCAACAACTCCATCTACTCCTGCAACAATTAAAGCTGGTACAAAAGTAACTCTATCCAGTGCTACATTATATGTTTCCGCATCTGCAAAGTCTGGTACAAGAAAATCTGGTACATTCTATGTATATAGCACAGAAGTAGTTAACAATCGTATCCGTATTACAAATTCTATTGGTAATGTAGGTAGAACACCAATTGGTAATTATGTTACTGGGTGGATTGATGCTTCTTTGGTAAAGGGTATAACAACTGTGTCCTCTTCTTCCGGAACTCCAAAAGCCGGTGATAGAATTACATTGAGAAGTGTGACATTATATGCTTCTGCTTCTACATCTAATTATTCTTCCAAGAAATCTGGTACTTATTATATCTATAGTAATGAAGTATTAAATGGTAGAATTCGTATTACAAACTCTGCTAGTAATGTAGGTAGAACACCAATTGGTAATTATGTTACTGGATGGGTAAAAGTTTCTGATATTAAGTAAATATACAAAAAAGAAGAATGGATGTAAAGTCCATTCTTCTCATTTTACCAAATTTACATTTCCCATATTCTTTAATACCAGCAACTATTTAGTAAAAGTTAAATAAGGAGGGTTATATATGGATATTGAATTAAATGGGAAAGACTTTCCTAATATATTTAGTTACTTAAATAACGGAAATCCTACACTTAGAAGTCCGAGTTCTGTTTATGAGATTAGTCTTATGCAGACAAAAGAAACATTAGCAGATATTGATAGTTATGCCAGATTTATCAATAATGCAATTTCTCAATTTAGACATAGTAGATTTTATAAAGCTTATAAAGCAAACCTAATGTCACTGGGATTAGACCATTGTGCTTATCTACATAATATAAATTCCGAAATGGCTGAACTTGAAATGAATCATGTTATTCTTACAATATTTGATATTGCTTTAATGATTAGTGAACACTATTTGAATACATATGGATATGTCTCTACTTTCCATATTGTAGGTGCTTTAAGAGAAGAACATAAACAGAATCGAGTACCGATTATCATGATGAGTAAAACGGTTCATCAGCTGTATCATAATGATGATTTATTCTATGTACATCCGAATCAAGTATTTGGTAAATGGACAGAATTGATTAAGACATATTATAATGGTATTACACCAGAAATATGTTCAAAACTATTATATTATATTAGACTTGCTCAAAGAGAGAAAGAATCTAATGATGATGAATTATTAACTTTAGGAAACGAAATACAGAATTGGAGTGAAAGAAACTATGGAAGTACTATCCACCCTATTGAATCCAAGAACCCTTATTATTTTTGGAATACTTCTAATTCTAATACTGGGGATTGTGAGTAATGCAGTAATTACTTCAACGATTAATAAATGGCTGAAGTACAAATATAAAGAACTTGAATTAAAGAAGTATAATATTGATATTCATTTGAATGTCACAAAAGATATTGAAACAAGATTGGATGCAATTATTGAAAGTTGTTTCCAGGAATATTCTTTAATGAATCTTATCTATAAAGCAGATTGGTATATTAAAGAAGAGGAAGAAATTCAAATCAGTAAAGATATTTGCACTTTAGTAAGTGATAGAATTTCTCCAGTAATGTTACAACAACTTTCTTTATATTATAATGAAGATGCAATTTATGATATAATTGGTAAGAGAGTCTATTTCAAAGTAACAAACTTTGTCATTGAACATAATAAGACCTCTTTGTAAAATATATTAATCATAGAAAGGAGGTAAGATAATTGGGTAATAGATATGATTATACTTTTAAAATGAAGTATACAGATAATCCTTACATTGATCTTATTGTAAATTGTGTTAAGATACTTGGTATGAATGCAATTACAAAAAATGAGAATCAAGCTTTACATTATGAAGACCTTCGTTCTTCTATGGCTGCTGGTAAATTCATTAAGTTCAAAGAAGGGAACTGGAATCAAATAAAAGATGGTCCATATGCAGAATATAACTATATGGAATGGAATAGTTATTATAGAATGCTGAATGGTTTACCGCCTGCATATACATTAAATGATGAAAAAGCTTATCTTCAAGCAACAGGATATGAACCTGAAGATATATATGAAGATATTGGTCCAGCATTTATAATTCCAGAATTATATAAAAGATACTTCATTGACATGGGACAGTATAAAGATGACTTGCAAGGAAAATACTTACATGAATTAGATGAAGAACAATTAGCAGTTATCATTGCAGATGGTACACTTGACCAAATCAAAGCAGATTATGCTGAAGATACACATTATCAATATATTTACCATTTAGGTGATAAGCGAATTGATTACTATACAGCAAGAAAAGCTGTTAATTTTTCTCTTCTATATGTCCCAAAACTAAATACATTTGATATCATTGAAAATAAATTCAAACGAATGTATGACAGAAATAGAAGATATACAATGGCTACTGTATACTCAGAAGCTTATCGATTTATGTCTTATCATTATGACGCATTTATTCAGATTCTAATTATCATACAAACAATGGTAGATATGATTTCTGAAGTACAAGAATACATCATCAATAAAGATGTATTTGATTCTAGAACAATTCGTTATCTATTTGAATCTTATGGGATTGCTTACTATAAAGAGATTCCAGTAAAGTATCAAATAAGAATCATCAAGAATGTAAATAAACTTCTTAAATATAAATCTTCTAATCGAAACATTACTGATATTCTAGAATTGTTTGATAATGATGATATTGTAGTATATACATATTATCTAATGAAAACAAAACGAATCAATCGAGAAGATTTCTTCTATTACACAAAAGATGATATCAATCCAAAGTATCATACAAATAGAGAATATTATTTAGGAAGAATGAAAGACATTACAAATAATAAAATCCCGTTGATGAATGTACCATATATGATAGATGATACTACAGTTGAAAAGGATGAGAATGGTGAAATTATCAAAGATAACTTTATTAGAACATATGTGTATGGTTATTCTTTAAAGGATGAGAAGCATGCTGATACATCTATCAATCGAGTAATTTTGCCATCTGATTATCAACCAATTGCAGGAAAGATTGCTGATTCTATTAATGTTCTACATGGTGCAACAACTTCTAATAGTTTTATTTGTGACTTCCTAGATAATATTGCTTATAAAAATGATCTTCCTTGGTTTGGTACAAGTCGATATAATAAAGATACAGTAAATAGTACAAGATATTTAGAAGAACGTAGCACTCTCTTGAGTAATATTAAAGAAGCTATTTCAAATGTAATCAAACTTGTATTCGATGAAGAGACATCAAATGATCCTACATTCGGTCTTAATGCGTTTCATTATAGACGAATTAAATATAGAATCTATTCTATCCTAGGTTTATTCAAATATGATAAGTCAATTGATTTTGATAATATTACAGATGAAGAATTGAATTCTTCTACATATTTCTATAATGCCGATACAGAAATTGATGAAGCGTATTGTACACTTCATGGATTAGATTATAATGCAGAAATAGAAACTGAAAATAAATATATGTTAAACCATACGATTCCGTTTATGGTTTGGATGCCGTATAAAGCTGGAATCAATATGTTAGCAGATGATGATGAAGATACTCCGAAAACAATTAGTGACTATTTCGGAGATCAATCTAATTATATATTCAATACAAATTCTACATTTGGTGCTACTCCTAGTACATTGGGTGATTTATATGAACGATATACTAGAATCTTTAGAGAAAACTATTGTGTTTCTGTTAGAGTATATGTAGAAGCTGTGTTTGATAGTCTTGCTTATGACGCTCTTAATAATCCTACACCTAGATATGTAGGATGGATGGATATCGGAAATGTTATTGAAATAACTGGAATGTCACTAGATGAATTACAATTAGGTGATATTGTATCTACAATTGATAACGATTTAGTTCCTGTATATAAAACGCCATATGTGTATGAAGTTATTACAGAAGACATGATTGGTAAAGAATACTTTAGAAAGAACTATAATCTATGTTTTCTAAAAGTTCCACTTCTTGACCCGAATGCATCTAAAGTTCTTGAACGAAAAGATATGAGAAGAAGCTATGATAGTATTACTCTAGCAGACCCATTCTGGGATGGCGTATCTACATTTGATATTTTAACAGATGAAGAACGTGATAAACTTCATCAGTCTAAGAAACAGCAAATTCTTAATAAAGAATTTACAATTGAACGAACAAAATATATTGCTGTTGAAGCTTCGATTGATTTGGTTAAGATGTCATATCAATTAAGTTACTTTATGAATATGCTATATGATAAACATATTGATGAAGAAGATTTATATGTAGAAGTTGACCCTGAATTATCCAGTGCAAAAGTAAGATTAAATGATTTACTTACATTTGCAATTGCATTGAATTTTATATACAATGGTGTTGAACCAGATAACATTGCATCTGATATGGAAAAGAATATGTATATTAATGGGTTCAATTTCGATACCGATTGGAACGATATTTATAACTATCTACAAAACAAACACTTTATCAATAATAACTATGAGAATGAAATTCATGACTATTCTTATATTAATGAATTTGGTGAAACAATCTCAAATACAGGTTACGGAATGTCACCAATGGATAAAGGATGGTTATCAGAAAGATTTGATGACTGGTTTGTTTATGATGCTGATAATGATATAAAGGTGTATTACGGAATGCCTACTGGAACTGTAGATTCTCCGATACTTCCTTCTAGTAAGATTAATGATATTCCAAATGCAAAGCCATATTACTCAGATGAAGATCATCATATTCCAAATCCTAGTATTGGTGCGTTTTTAAGTGGCAGATATAATACTTGCCCAGAGAATTGTTCCACAACTGCTAAATTAAACTTAGACTTTGGACATTCTGATATTTGGTGTTATAATCTAGAGAAGCACCCAATTGTGAATGAATATGGAGAAATTCGAACAATCGATATTTCTTGGAAACCAACTCAATATACAAATGATGATAATAATTCTCATGGTTTATGGTTAGATACGGATATTTTAACTAGATTAGATAGTAGTATGTCTGATTTGGAAAAAATAAATATGCTAAAGAAAATCTATTATAGTAATACAAACTTATATGATCATCTTACTTATATGATGCGACATGCTGAATCGAAACGTATGTATGATATTTATAAAGTCTTATTTGATTCGTTTATGGAAACAAAGATGAATCATGATTATTATGGATTGATTGATGAATCTGGTAGTCCTGTATATAGTGATTCTGAAAATCCAGATGATTTATTCTATCTTACTTCTGCTATAGACGTATTATATGATAAAGATGGATATCCGTATTTTAGAGGGTTTAAATTAGAACCAGATAGAGATATTGATGAAGGTTTGTTTACTTATTCTCATAACGATGATTTCAGTGAATGCCGTTATACGAATACAAATGGATTGTCAGTTGATTGTTTATACTATGATGAAGTATATAAACAAACTGGTAAGAAAGACTATGTAATTCATGATAACTATCTAAATCAATTCCCTAGAAAATATTACATGGTACCAAACTTAGACGGCTATTTCTTTAGAATGGAAGAAATACTAAAACATTACTTAGTAAGTAAACAAGACCCTACTATAAAGATAGAAGTAACTGTTGATGATGAAAACAATATAGTTGATGATGAAGGACATAAGATAACCGATTCAAATTATAAGTGGAAATACATTATCAAAGACGGAAAAGTTATCAGAGTTAATAAAGGAGCTCAAACTTCTCCAGATGATAAAGTTATCATAATTACCCGTAAGATTGCTAATAGTTATTATGACTTCTTACAATATAGAAATCCAAGTCTATATAGTCATCTAATTGATTTAAAATATAATTATACAAATACAGCAGTTACTGACCCTACATCTAAGACAACTTACTATGTACCTTCAGACGAAAAACGAAGAAGAATAGAAGTATTATGTGAGTTAATTGCTTCTGCTCTAGAAAAGTACTTTGATAAAAATGAATGGAAATATATATTCAATCTGATTCCTACTGCTAATATTGAGAATGTCCAGAGATATATCATGAAAATGGTTATCTTCTTTAAGTCATGGAAAACACAGATTCTTGATACTAACATTAGTTATATTATTGATGACCCATTTAACAATCATGTACATATTCTTGATGATATGTATTATACTACAAAGTTTGATAATCTATTAGAAAAGGTTCGTCCAAAAGATTATAAGTATTTTCATAATCATACTGAATATAAAGATCCTATTAAAATAGGAGAGAAATACAATTTAAAATCTACATATTTTGAACCATATGAAATCAAATTTGGTTTTGGAGAAAAGATGTATGGTCACAACTTCGACTTCCCAAGTTTAACTTCTAAACTTGTATTGACAGATAAAGTAAATCCGTCAGAAAAAGTTGAGATGCATTATGTAGAATATAAAGGTGATGTACAAAAGGATGAGAATGGTAATGTGTTATTACCATAAAGAAAGAGAGGTATACTTATGAATAAAAAACTTACTATCTTTGATAATAATGGTGGTACAAATATTATTAAAGGTGATAAAGCTAATGTTAAAGGAACTGATATTATTTTAATGTCCATGGCTAATGGTAAGGTAATATTCCGTGGTTCCAATAAAGTAATTGTATCTGGTTCTGAATTTAATGCAATCAAAGACTTTGATTATGATAAGTTTGTATTGGATGATGAATATGATTTCTTAAATTCTATTCCAAGTTATGATATGGCATTTAAGAATGCAAATAGACCTTTTAAATCTAGTAGTGCTGTAGAAATTCCAACAACACTCGATGGTTTTGCAACAGCTGGATTTAATTTCTATACAGGTGAAGCTGGAACAAATAGTACTTTAAGTATATTCAATAACTTATCTATTAGTAGTGAACCTGCACATAAGTTATATAGACATTTTGCTCGTAGAGCTTGTCTATGGTGTGTTGGTATTGATGGTTGTGGTATTGAAGCTTCTAGAGTATTTAAAGTACATAATACAAAGTGGATTGCACCGTATGGATATTGGGATTTTAATGATGGTACAGGTGGTAATAATACTTATCCAACAACTGATACAAGTGGATTAACGTGTTTGATTCCATTTAAATATAGAACATCTGATGCTGACTTGAGTACATCTTATAGAAAGCAATACTTTGGTCGTATGGATGCAAATGGTGTTATCGGATATTTCTTTAAAACATTTGATGAAGAACCTAAGTTAATTAGACGCTACGCTGATGATAGTGCAGATTTAATTAATATTACGGGTTCTGGATTAGATGTATGGAAAGATAAACGTGATTCTGAAGCAGAGGTTGTTGTACAATTAAAGATGAGTGTATCTGCATCTGACTGTAGAGAATACTTTAACAGAAACGTTGGTACAAATGATTCTAAGATTAATACAATTTCTTTATGTACTGCAATTCCATATCTTAATCCAGAAGGAAATCTTGAGTATGCTGATATCAGACCATTCACAAGATTTAACTTCCCAAATGAAGCATTGATTGATTATTCTAAAGGTATCGAGATTATTTACTATCTATACTATTAAAAAATAAAAGGTAGGTGACAATTACGTCACCTACCCCATTTTTGTTTTCTGATTCTATATCTTAGTTTCTATAACGAGTGTTTACAGCAATCTTAAGTTGTGATAAGATTGTTCCAGCTGTTACAACACTATTCTCTAACTGAATAATATGTTTTCTATCATGTTTATATAACGATAAGAGTTTAAAATAAAGCAGACTTTCCAATGCTCTAATTTCTTCAGATGATTGTTTTACACCTTTATTCTTAACGTATTGTAAAACAATTCCATTAATGCTTGTGCATTCCTTTGCTCTTTCCTCGAATGATTCCTTTGTTATTTGGTCAATTGAATAACGTCCCATGATTATCTCCTTTATTCTTGATATGATTGACAAGCTTCAATAAGTCGTAATTCTTCTTCTGTGATAGAATTGATTCCAAGTTGTGCAAATGAATTAATACAAATCATTGTATCAGTTTGTAATGACATCTTACTATTAAACATACCATCATTATAAGATACCTGCATACTAAGTCTAGGATTAAATAGTTTTGCAGCGTTCAATAAGAATTCATCATTAATGATAAGTGTGATATTTAAAGTATCACCATCAAAGTCTGCACCCATCGACTTAAGAATTTCATGTGGTAAATGACAACTATATGTGTCATTCTTTGTTACACCAGTTACATGAAGTTGAATAATAGACGATGGAGAAATACTAGGATTTCGATTTAAGATAATTCCGACATACTGATTATCAATGATATTCTGAATCAAATCAGCAATCATCGGATTATACTCAATACGGGCTTCATCCCAAATGCGATAAGCCTCTGCAGGACTATAGGTTTTTGTAAGAACATTAATGATTGTCAAACTCATTAATTCAATCAAAGTTGGATAAGGAAGAATGACTTCATCAATTCTCAAATCTGGGTCTGGAATAATTACATTTCTTGCAGTAAAGTTATAACGTCCACCGTTTAAAGAACGGGTATAACCTTTCTTCTGTGCAATTACTTTTTCCAAGTCTGCATAAATTTCCATATACTTCATTTGAATATCATACAGAATCTGATTTGTTGGCTTTGAACGGTTTCTAGAATAGATATCGTGTTTGTTTAATTTTGCTACTAATCCAGCAATCAAATTATACAAAGCATTATTTCCTTCAAAGTTAAACTTATTCTGTTTAATAGAGAATGGTCTTAATTGAGATGTATATACAGGTAAACAATGTGTAAACACAATATTCTTATTCTGCATAATATCTTCATAATAAGCCATCTTATTTGTATTGGACTTATATTTGTTTCGATAGAACTCCATTACTTCATCAAATCTATCTCTTAATTCCATAAACCCAATACCAGAAAATGGATTTGATTTGGATGGTGTTTTTGGGATTGCGAAACCATCCTCATCAATCTTCGGTTCTACATTAATAATATCATCGAAGATTTTCTTTCCGATAAATGCTACTAACTTTTTAAACATATTTGGATGAATTACAGTGAAATCATTCATCTTTATCCATCCTGTAATAGAAAAGTCATTTGCAACGTATCTTACTTTCGTATGACAAAACGGACAAAATAAACCATTGTTTACCTTCATCATTGTTTTACCACACTTACATTTATAAACATCCCCAAATGGTGTTACATCATCAATCTGCATTCCAAATCTTGAAGAAAAGATACTGTCAATAGAACGAATATCTTTCTTAATGTTTTGCTTCTTTACGATATAAAACCCTGTACCTTTTACAATATCATCTTCACATTCCTTATCAAAATCGATCGGAACGATTCTAGATTCAAATTTGTACAAAGGTTGTCCATTTTCATTCAATGGAATATTGAATGGGTAATTACCTGTAACAGAAACATTATAGAATTCTTCCAATTTCTCATACAAGTAATCATAATTTTCCGATGTTGAATATACGTCTGACATATTGTACCTCCTATAATTTTTTATTATAAAGTTGACGATAGTGTTTTATACTACAATATCACCAGCTATCATAATGCCCTCTCTGAATTCATTAAAATACTTGTACTTCTTCTGAATACTAAGAGTATATTGATTAATCACAATGTCAGGGTCATTCGTAAAGTATTCCTTATACTCATCCAGAATACCACAACGACGAATGATACTTTCCAGTTTCGCTAAAGTCAAATCATCATCAAATGTGATTTCTTCTTTCGCAGTAATATCCAATTTCGGGATTGTCTTATTATCAGACAATACTCCAGGTTTCGTATCGATTTTGAAATCGATATCTTCATCAAAATCTTGTACAATCGTAACACTTAATTCATTAATCACAAGTGTCTTAGATGGTACAATGTTTTTCTTTGTTGGTATACTAACGTCTTTAATAGACACATACCGACGTGGTTGTTGTTCATGTGGATTATTATTCAAATCTCTAATTAGAATTGACATATAATCTCCTCCTTTAAATAGTATTAAAGAGTAGTTGACCTTCCTCTTCAATATTATAATATGTAATTATAACCCATTTCAACAATCATATAAATTCGGAAAGGAGAATACAATATGTTTAAGCCAATGTCAACAATTGAACAAAAGAAAACAAAGATTCTTGAAGGCAGGAAATTAGAAGAACAAGAAAGAAGCAAAATATTCAAATGTATTGTTGATGAAGGTGAGTATTATCATTATACTGACCTAAATGGTATTACCCATAAAGAATATAAAGCATTGCCTTCTATTGAAAGAAAGCGAGTAAGGAGGAATCAATATGGCTATTAAAAAGAGAAAATCTAGATATATTACAGATAGTGAAAGAGATTATATTCTATCATTATCTAGCAAAGATTGTTTGAAAACAAGCGTATTCATGGAATGTTTCGGGGAATTTAATGGAAAGAAAAAGTTTAACACTTATGATGTTATAAAAGTGCCACCAAAGACCTATCATAATAATAAGAATGAATTTGTTACTACAGTTGGTTCTTGGTTCTTTAATAAAGCTTGCATCGATTATCCAGGACTCTTTGATGAAATTGGTTATATTAATAAACCAATTAGTAAAGGTGTGTATGGAGATATTAATGATAAACTATCTCTAGCCATTCTGGAAGATAGAGTAACAACACAGCAATTTAAAGACTGGATTCTCTGTTGTCAAAAATTCATGAATTATTCTACTGTAATTTGCACTACTTCTTCAGAGGATATGTTATTAATCTCCAAAGTCATTGAACCAAAGAAGAAAGAATTGTTTAAGAAATATGAAAAGGAATTGGCTGCTGGTGATGCATTTACTATGCAGAAGATAGAGAATGAACTATTAGCCTATTGTGAAGATAAATTAAAAGATGACCCTGCATGGGATAATATTAAAGCTGGTGCAGGTGCAGACTTAGGTAACAACTTTAAAAATATGTATGTCGTAAAAGGTGCACAAAAAGACCCTGACCCTACCAAGGGATACAACATTATTAAGTCTTGTTATTCTGAAGGTGTATCAAAAGATGATTATGCTGCAATGGCAAACTCTCTAGCAGCTGGTCCATATTCCCGTTCTAGAAAAACTTCTATATGGGGTTATGAGGAAAAGAAATTCTTATTGGCATTTCAGCATATTAAGTTAGGACCAAAGGGTAGCGACTGTGGTACAAAACATACAATTACAGTAACTTTAGATAAAAACTATCTAAAACTTCTAATGTATTCTTATATAGTAGAAGGAAGTAGACTAGTGCGTCTAGACAGTACAAATATGGATAAATACAAGGGTAAAACAGTAAAGGTAAGATTCAGTAGCTTATGCAAAAACGAATGCATCTGTAACAAGTGTGCTGGAGACTTATACTACCTACTAAATACCCCTAATATCGGTACCGCTACCCCTCAATTAGCTAGTTCTGTAAAGAATATTATGATGAAAGCATTTCACGATAGTACAGAGAAATTTACACAGATGAACGCTATGGAAGCATTCGGAGATTAATTTTAAAAATAATGGAATTTGTCGAGCTTGTTAACAAGTAATGGTTTTATTTTAAAAAATACATAACATAAAAGTAAAAAGGAGGTATAAATATGCCAAAAAATTCAAAATACAAACCATTACTACCAGGTGAAACTATAGGTGATATGTTTTTAATGCGAGCCTATAGAGACACCAAGAACGATCGTAGAATGTTTTCTACACGTTGTACGAAATGTAACCGAATCAAAGAAATAAGTGAACAGACTTTAAAGAGTAATCCAAACAGCTCAAAACATGAAATTGCATGCAGTCGAGATTTAAAGTCATTGGACCCCTTATTCTATGATATCTTTATGCACATGAGAAATAGGATATACAATCCGAAAGATAAAGAATATCATAGATATGGTGGTAGAGGTCTTACTATAGACTATACTTGTCCAGTTGATTTCTTTGATGATTGTTATGCAGCATATCTACAAACAAAATTTAGATATCCAGATACAAAGATATCTATAGATCGAGTTAATAATAATCTTGGGTACGTCAAAGGAAACATATCATTTGGTACACCGTTACAACAAACTCGAAATTCCACAACTGTAAGAAACTTTATTGCAGAGGCTCCGAACGGGCAATTATATCTTACTAATAATCAAATTCAATTTGGTTTAAATCATAATCTAGAGCCTAAGCATATTTCAGATTGTCTTAGAGGTATACAAAGCACAACCGGTGGTGGTTGGAGATTCTATAATCTAAATCCATTGTTCGATTATAATTTCGACAATGATTTAAGATACATTAAAGAATTATATTATTAATCTATGGAGGGTACTGTAATGAATACTTATATTAACATGATGAAGAAAGCTAAGTGCAATGATGAAGCAGTCGCTATTTTAAGAAAGATTAAGACTGATATCAAAGAACCAGAAGAAATGAAGAAAACTATGAAAGAAACAGAAAAGTATTATTTTACACATTTGAAAGAAATTTGCACAAAGAAAGAATATAACAATGTCAGTGAATTTGTTAATTGCTATATTGGAATGAGAAATATGTGTAAGTAATCAACAATGCCAAAATATATAAATAAAGTCCTAGAGAATTTCCAAACAATCTCTAGGACTTTTCTATAAAGAGGAAAGGCCAGGTGTTGAATATGAATTTTAGATATATGCTTTATAGTGATGAACTTGCTAATATGATATTAAATCATAAAGATATTAATAATAAATCTGATTCTCCTTCTCCACCAGTTATCGTAGCAACAGAACGTTATACTATAAAAGATTATGAGCCTATAGGGGTTGAATTTGATGTTATATTAAGATTTTTAAAGAAAGGATATATTTGTACTAGAAAAGCTTGGAATAAAGATAAGTTTTTAAAATTTATAAAAAACAAAAATACTTTTGAAGTAATTCGTAGATATGGCGTTACTGTTGATTATCTTATGACAGATCAAGATATTTTAGCAAACGATTGGATAATTGCGTTTTCAAAAGAAAACAATGAGAGGTTTGATATTTGTGATGAACTTTGATGATTGTTATTATATAACGAATAAAAGGAGAATATTTATAAATGGACAATGATAATCTGTTAGAAATTTTAAAAAGTAATGGAGACTTAAATGATGTTAATCCTCAGATTCAAAGTTTAATGAATCAAAAATAAAATAGTAAAAATATTTTACAGGAGGATACATTTATGGACAATACTAAAGTATCATTATTTGACAAGTTCAAACGACAAAAGAAGGACAAAGACCATCTATTTCTAGTCGAAGATGCTTATATCGTTTCTAGGTTAATTGATATGGGTGATAAAACAAAACCTTATTATGAAATCAAGTATCTAGAAGTTGGTAAGGATGAGTATGATATTGGATTTGGGTCTACTGATCGAAAGAATCTAATAGAATGGCTTGAAACAGATTTTGAATTTGTTAATCCTAATAAAGCTATAATTAATATACTTGATCATTTCTCTGAAACAATTGAGCAATTCTATCAAAAAGAAGAAGAAACCAAACCTAAGAAGAATGTTCTAGTTGGTGAACCAATGACAGCATTGGAAGCTATAAAGTTACTAAAGCAAGGTAAATTAATTTCAACGAAAAATCCAAGAAGATTATTCAAATTTATCTTTCTTGCAAAGGATGAAACACAATACTTTAAAATGTATTTTGGTGGTAATGCTATCATTTCTTCTACGCCTTATGCATTTACTACTAGTGATTTACTATCTGATGAGAAGATATGGTATGAATATGATGATGGTGAAACTTATAACATAGATATGCTGTAAAGGAGTTATGAATTATGTGTTACAATTTTAAAAAGCTAGTAGAGAAGTTTTTAGATCCAGCTCCAGCCGGAAACAATAAAAAATTACATTCAGATTTTCTGGATAAGATTATTTCGTGTGAATATATATTTGGATGCTTTAGAGAAGATTTACCGAAATATAGTATTCCGTTTTCTTCTAAACGTCCAAATTATACAAAAGCTAAATCAAATCGTAATAAAGAATTCTTCATTGTTATTGCATTGGGTAATAATAAATTTCAAATTATGAATGATGATATATTTGATGTGCTAACAAAAAATTACTATGTATATTGTGATCATAATTTTTCTGAATTCCGTTATCATGTTGTAGATTTAGAATTCAATGGTGAATGGAATCTTTCTAGAAAGCCTATTATTTGGCATATAATTTCCGAAAATGATAATCCAATTGATATCATTATCGATGAATCTTTAAGTTTAAATCTTGCATTAATGTATTTTCATGAAGGGAAAACTATCTTTAGAAAGAAATGGAAAGAAGAAGGTAACGATAAAGAACTTAAAGAAGGCCCTGTAAACGATTTCTATTTACAACTTGAAGATATTGAAGCCAAAGATTGGTGTGTTAAAAAACAAGTAAAACAAAAAAGTGATGTTCCTGAACCTAAGTTAGTAGATTTTATTCAAGCTTCTAAATATCTTGAAGATGGGAAGAAAATCTATAGTAGTGTGTTGGAAGAATATGGGATTAAATATTTAAAGATAATTGAATTGGTATCAACTAATAAAGCAGATAATGATACTGGTCGTACAGAACGATTTATTGGAGCATATTTACATGGTGAAATATATAAATGGGATGAACAAGAATTCTTTGAAAAGCATTCTCTACTAGATAAAATTTGGTATACAGAAAATTGATAATTTACTATGTTCCTGAGATAGCATTGTCTATCTCAGGAATCTTATTTATATATTATAATAGTGATAGATAGGATACAGAAAACTGTTATAAAGAAATCGTCCTATCATCGGAGGCTATTATGTTTGAAAAATTTCATGAAAATATTAAAAGAATGGAGGAAGAAACAGAGAGATGCAAAAAGCAGACAGCACAGATACTGGAATCCAAAAAAGAAATCGATAAGATTTCTACTGAGATCAAGAACGCAGCAGAAGTAAATGACGGAAAAAAGATGTTAGATTTAATTCAACAAATGACTAACATGGTCGCTAATGAAATAAAGTAAACTGTCAGCTAAAATAACTTTGGTTCTCTTATAGCATATGCTATAAGAGAGCCTTTTTATTTTTTTGTCAAAACTTTATAATAAAAGATGATAGCTGTTATTTAAGGAGGGTAAAGTCTTAATGAAGCAAGTATATTTAATCCCTATGTCTAGATATGAAGACGAAAATGAAAAAGTAATCAATGATGCTATTTATAGAATCGGTAAAGATTCTTCAGTTACTTGGTTAGCTGATCTTATCAAAGCTTTAGATGATAGTAAGTATATGCTTGTAGCTGATAAAGAAGAAACTGCTGGTAGCGAAACACCAGAAATTGGTGTAAGAGTTATTAGAGGTTCTCAAAATATGCTTAAGACAGAAGAGATTATTAATGAAGAATTAAAGGCGATGGATGAAGATAGTAAGTCCTTTATTTCTATTTGTCATCCTTCTGAATTTATGTATATTATTCTTTTCGAATACAAAGCTGGTACTAATCCAAGAGTTAAGATTGTTCCAAATCCAGCAGATGCGTATATTGGTTCTAGAAAATTAACTGACTTCTTTGAAAGATTAGATAAAGATGATTCTTGGGATTTAGAACCATATGATAGTTTCATGCTAGATGATAAGAACTTAATCATTCTATTTAAATAATGGAGGTAATTTATATGAAAAGTCTTGTTATTAATATTGGTCGTGCTGATGTCACAGAAATTGAAAAGCAGGTTAATGAAAAACTTAAGACAGTAGAAAAGTTTTCTTCTATTAAGATGACTGCTACTAGTTCTAATACCGTTGCAGTAGTTCTATATGATGATTCTACATCTACAGTAACAAAGCCACAGGTTAAGATTGTACCGTTCTCTATTAACGATACAAAAGAAGCTGCTAAAGTAATCGATAAAGCTCTAGAAGGATTGAAAGTTGTAAGTGTAGAACCAACTACAATTATTGATGATAATCGTCTTATTGTTGTATATGATGATAAAACAACTAGTACTAAAGATGATCCTTCGTCTTCTGATACAGACCAGGGAAAGAAAGAATAAACAATTGACTCCATACCGTGAATGGTATGGAGTCTATTCTATTGGAAAACTATGGAGGTATACCTTATTTATTAGTTGTATTATAAATACCAGAATATTCAAGAATAGGAGATAATGTAGGTGCTTTTTCAATAAGCTTAGATTCAACATTCATCAAGAACTCCTTATCATGTACATCTGTAAACTCTGCCATGATGATCCCCAGAATATTATTATCATGGTCATATACTGCAATTGCACTAGCTGACCGAATATTATTACCCCGCAACATACCAATTAACACCGGAGAATCATGTACCAATTCATCTGTTTCATCATTAGAATCAAGGACACTCATTTTACCATTTTTATAAATATAGGATATACTATTATCAAACATCTGTAATGGTAAACCTGTATGTGGTTTAATATTCTTTACAACACCGGAATTCTTTTTTACAACTTCACATATACACGACGTTTTAAAAAAGGGTAATCCATGAGAACTATAAACACCATTATGAAACACATAAATTGCAACTCTACTAGCATCAATTGTATCAGACAAATCTCTCAATACTTCTTTCAAACTAGAATTGATGTTTAGAAATACCTGAACTAAATCAGGTTCTTTCTTCGTAATTTGTTTTGGTGTATCTTTTTTCTCCTCCTCTTCTTTAGAATTTTTCAAAAGCATATCAACAAGCTCTTGTTGCTGTTCAATAATATGATTATTAGTCTTCTGATTGTTCTTTAAGATATAAGCAACCACCACTAATAAGATTATTAGAAAAACAGCAATGATAACAGCTGAAGCACCATAAGTATGAATCAAATCAGTATATTCTTTGATTTGTTCTGTATAGCTAGATGTCTCAGTAACCATTGTAGTAGTCATATTTACTCCTTTCCGAGTATATCAATACTCATAGGTATTATTAAATTGTTGGTAATAAATGAACGAGGGGATAGTCGAAACTATCCCCTCAATTTTATTCTGTATCTGTTTCAATAACTTCTTTATCTGTAGATTCTGTAGAAAATAGTGCTGCTTTATCATCAATATAAGATGTACCATTTGTTGTGTAGTATTTATCTACAATACTCGTGATTACAGAATTTCTATTAATAAAATCTGGCTCATTAATACTAGCTTTTCGATACATAGTCATTGGACCTTTCGCTGTGTCATAATTATAGAATAATTTATTGAGATTCTCATCAGATAAATCATTTAATATTTTATCTAACAAAGTACGTTCAGCATATGACTCTAACTTTGTTAAATCTATTGATCTTACTAATCTTGTATTTCTAAAGATATTCTGATTGGTTGCACTAGTAAATTGATTTTTTGCTGATTCATTATTATCAGGATGTAAACCATCATTAATATACACTTGTTCAATAATGTCTTGTGTATCTAAGTGATTTAGAACTTCTAAGATTGCTGCATTGATTTCTGGATTATATACAGAGTAATCTGTTTTAATACTCATAATCGTATCAGATATATCTTCTAATTCATCTAATCTAATCTTCTTACCGTTTAAGAATACAAAGACTGAATGTTTACTAGAAATACCATATAAAGGAGAATGCATTTTAATATAGTTTGTTCGAGCATTACTATTTTCATAAAGTTCATTACCCATTACTCTATATTCATCTTCATTCTTACTCAATTCTATATCACCATTTGTGATATAACGCTCTTTTGTTTTCTCATCATAATACTCTGTATCTATATGGAATAAGTCGTTAGTAACATAGAAGATATCAATAATATCTCCTGTTTTAATTGATACGTTAAATACAACACCAACGTCTGTAATAGGAGTATTGATAATAGAATGGAGATAATAATATGATTTTGGTAAGAGGAGACCATTCTTAAAGATTAGCAAATGAGAATTCTTTAAACAGAATTTAAAATCATCATCATCGGTTTTATATACATATGTCTTTTCATTCGGTACTTCATATTCTTTCTTATTTAGTAAATAGATTGTACCAGCATCCATATCTTCTGTAGCGACAAAATGTTTGTATCTGAACTGACGTTTAGAAGATAGATATAAAACATATGGAGTTTTAATATCTCTATCTGTGTCATAATTACCATCATCAAAATCTTCTGTCTTTTGGTCAGAACCCGTATTAATACCAGTACCTATTTTAAATACATCAATCGTAGTACCGTAAAAGGCATAGTCACCAATTGTTGTTATATTATCTCCAATAATACAGGTATGACCCATAGAACCACAATTATAAAAAGCATTGTTATTAATTTTAGTAATTGATTTTGGAAATTCTATTGTATCATGAACAGTTCTTGTTCCGTTTTTATATTCGATACCAACTGTGTTAAGTCCACCACCAGAACAGAACAATTCTGGAATATAAGTGATCTTAGTATCTTCTTTAAAATAAATATTATTGAGAGAATTGCATCCATAAAAAGCACCTTCACCAATTTCAGTTACAGAAGCAGGAATTACAATATCGTTCATTGCTGTACAATTCTGAAAAGCATACTTGCCAATTGTTATTAATGTATCAGGAAGAATCAATTTAAACTTGCTTACTTGAAGATTGGATAGTGCGTAATCTTCAATAACAGTTATTTCTTTTAATTCAATTATTGATAATGAGTTTAAACATTTAGCAAGATTTTCTATAAAGGTTTTTCTTACAGTAGAATTGGATTCATCACCATATATCGTAATCTGAGGGTCATTTCTTACAACTGTACTAAAATCAGTAAGACCACAATATAACATTTGCATTTATCATCCCTCCTTTCTTAAACACTGCCATTCTGTGTTTCTTCTTTTTTAACTTTTATATTTCCGTCTTTGCATTTGATACCACCGCCATTATTTAAGTTCGTAGCATCTCTAATCCACGGTAAAGTCTTTGAAATTTTATTCCATTCTTCTATTGTTCCAGAAAAATCAATTTCTCGAACATTCTGTGTTGCAAGAGCCATAAGTCCGATACCAGATATTCCACTAGTACCTCCACCACCACCTGGTTTAACATGTACACCACCGTTAGTAGTGCCATCATTCTTTGGAACTTTACCATCAAATGTTAGGAAATATTCTCCGCCACCTTGTTTTGTAACTCTATATAAACCATTTAATTTAGTATCTGTTGTCAGACGAGCATAGAATTTTTTATTTGTATCCATTGTAACAGATTGCTTATATGATAATACGTTAAATGACAATTCATATGTCGTATTATCTGTTTTATCAACAGTCCATTTATCATCCTTATTACTTGGCATAATATTAACGAGTAATTGAACGTTCTCAGCATCAAATAAACTCGTATTACAAGCGATTGCTGGGCTAAAATCTTTATTTTCTGTTATAGATTCATATAGACCTTTATCCATAGGATTACCATACTTATCAGTACGAATCCTATTAGGAGAATTAGAAGCATATAAAGTAGGAACATTTATAGATAAGTCATCATCTGTTTCACAAATCTTCTTCATTATTGAGTTATTTGCATTTAGAAAGAATACAAATTCAAATACATCACTGTTTAATATATAATCAGAATTGAAATCAACTGAAAAAGCAATATCTGTATACTGAATACTACTATATCTATCATATAACTCTCTATTCTTAAATATCATGACATAGTTATATTGTTTACCAATATTCCATCTAGACATTTCTAATTTAGAATTATCAATCACTTCATCAACTTGTGTTGTAATAACAATATCATCATTGTTATAGAACATAAGTAAATCAGTATCTCTATTATATTTCATATCAGTGTATAATTGTCTAAAGTTCTTATCTACATCTGTAATAGAATTCGATGCAGCATTCTTTGTTATAGTAGGATTAGTCTGGTCTTTAAACATCATTTCAAGATATGTATCTTGCGTAATTTGAATTCTTCTTCCATTCCTAATATAATACAATTCTGAAACTGTTGCTAAGTTACCATAAGATTTGTTTAAAACAACTTGTAATTTCACGTTATCAAACAGTACTTTTTGGTTACTGTTCTTTAAAAATGTCATAATCTTATATCCATCTAAAGTACAATATTTTTTATAAGGATGCTGTGATTGCAGTTTCTTTAGTTCAGCACCAGTTTTACTGAAAGAAACAATACTGCGTTTGATAGATTGCTCTAGTTTATCGGCATCATATCCTACAATATAATTTAAACCATTCTTAAGATTTTCTTCATATGTTTGATTGAAGTCATAAGTAAAATTAAATACTTCATCTAATAAATGCATACTATCCAATGTATATTCCTTTTCATCTAGACTCCAATAGAACATTTCTGGAAGATTACGTCTTAATCCCCATTCAGACTGAAGTCTATGAGGTTTATTATCTTTATCATAATATCCATAGTTATAATAGAATCTAGGATCATAGATATAATCATAATCTGAAGTAGGTGGTTCTGATGTAGAAGTTGTGATAACATCTTCTCTCGAATCCTCTATTTCTTCTGGAATGATAAAGTCAGCAGAATAGTTCATCTTTATAATAGAATCCAGAACCATGTTAGGATCATGCTTAAATATATTCTTAGCAATTGCATTTAAGATATTAGCAGTTTTTCTATACCGATAATTCAGTACGACAGGATACTTGTTAAGATTTATCAAGTAGTCATTATCAAAATAATAGATAAATTCATCAATTGGCGTAGCACCTTCTTCAACGTTATTAAGATAAGCTAATTCAAATCGTAGTTTTAAACTGTCATATGTCAAATCAGTATATTCTTGTTCTAAACCAAATTCTTTCATAATTGGTGTATATGGTAATAACTTTCCCTTTGTATCACCTTCATAATTAATGAAAGCATCATTTGGTTGTGTCTGGTCATCTCTGATTTCATTATCAATTGGAATAAGAATATCAGGAATTGTAGCATTGGTTGAATTTAGAATATTTAATAGATAGTCTTTGTATTTTGGATTTACAGTTCCATCTTCTTGATAGAAATCTTTTTCATCAAGCTTCTCCATAAACATGCTATCTTCATTAACAGGAACAGCAATAAAACCACCATTCATATAATTCAGCACACTGTGCTGATCAGATTCATTAATATTAATAACCAATTTATACCTATCACTATCAATATTACCTGTATTATGGAATGTAATTACAATCGAAGTAAATCCATCTTTCGTATCAGAATATATATCTGTCAAAACGACTTGATTGGTTACTGTGTCATATACAGCAGTTGCTGTTACATTTCCTTTTACAACTTCTCTCCAAATACAAGTACCATTTTCTTCAGTAATTGCTGGACAACCTTTAATAATATCAGCATAATACAATGTTACTTTATAAAGGCTCTCTTGAATATTCTGGCTATCTTTATTCATTGTAATAATAATATTATTCTTAGCTTCATCGTAGTTGACATCAGCTAACACTTGTTCACCAGTAGCAATTTCAACAATCTTTACAGCTGGACATTGTTTCTGCTCATCATCTACTGAAATAACCCATACACAATCACCATCTTTATTTGCAATCAATTTAGGATTTATCTGAGTCTTATATTTATTAGAATCAGATTTAATACCAGATACATTAATCTTTCTAAATTCATCGAATGATATCTTTGTATCAGATTTCAATTCTCTTAACGTATTGTAAAGCATAAAGCATTCATATGGTGTTACATAGTTATACTTATATCCGTACATTGTTCCATTTGTAGCAATATATGTACCAATATCTTTCTTTGCTAAAATATAGATTTCATTTAGGTAAGTCTCTATATTTGCAGTAACATCCTTTCGATACTTTTCATATTCATCTGCTAACTTATCATGATTCTTAATTCGTAAGATATTATCTTGATCGTACAATACCTTTGTATTATAGAATACTTTAAAGATTCTAGGATTATTGAATAATCTCTTAAATCGAATGTCCATAATATTAAATGGATGCCAAGTTATTGTAAAGTCATCATTCTTTAATGTACCTCTACCCGTCTGGTCATTTGGGTCATATCGATTTAGTTCAAATCCTAAAAAATTAAATTGCTTTAGCTTGCATCTATAATCATTATCACAGAACTGTCTAAAAGACTTCGTATAATTAATACCAGCATCTTTTAAATTCGATTCATCACCATCATATAAAGTAAATTCCATAAATCGAATATTATCATCGAGACAAATAATCTTATCAAAGTTATATCCAGTAGAATTGGAATACAAGTCCATAAGATGTGTAAATTTCGTTGTAAGAGTTGGTTTATCAATTGTAAAAATAATCTGTTTATTTATCTTTCCATCAGTAATATACTTATCATATTCAATCGTATTAGCATCTAGAGAGCCGATCAAATATGCTACTTTAAACGGAATATGAATATAGTCTAAATATATTTCTTTGTCATCATCTAAAAAAGATGCACCTGTTTTAGATAGATTTGATACAATGATAAATGTATCAATACTATCTACAGAGATTAATACTTTATTCCAACTAATAGACAATCCGTTTAGAAAAATCAATGCGGCATTAACCCAACCAAGATTATATAAATTATACAAACTACTAGGAATCAAAGTATCGATATCTTGACCACTGAGAAGTTTGCAATCAAAATCATCAATTGTTTCTACTTTCTTTTCATTACCAGCTTTATCGATTACAGTACAACTTTCTCCAGAAGATTTAATATCTTCTACAATCGCTCTAGCAATTTGTTCATAAGTATATGTAATAGAATCTAAATCTCTTACCTTAGAATAATATTTTCCATTATAATAGTCAAAGAAAGTTCTCAGAATAACTTGCTTAAAAGAAACATCATTATCTTCATCTTCTTTAAGACTCATAAGATGAATTGTTCTATCATAGATTAGTCTTCTATGACGATCATCAATAAATTTAACCTTATTTGTTCTAAAAACAAATTCTCTAACTACACCACCAGTTAAAGGAGATTTATATCCGATTGGTGACAAATGGTCTTGAAAAAAATAAGTAAACGACTTTACTTTCTTTTGGATGATTTCTCCTTCATCAGATTCTTCAGTATCATATTCAAATGGTTGAAATGACATACCTGGAATCTCAACTGGAACTAAGCAAGATTCTAATGCTTCATAAGTACTTTCCGTTTTCTTACGAAGCTCTTCTACTTTATTTCTATAATCATCGTAATAAGCAGTATCGAAATCACTTACAGGTTCATTGTTATTATACATATATTGAGTGTCAATAGCATAGTAATCAGAATTTCGAACACCATCGACTTTCTCAATATATCCATATTTAGTATTTGTTTCATTAATTGGATTCGATACAACTTTCCCTTGTATATCTTCCATATATTTACTCATACTAACGTCCCACCTTTAGCAATAACATTCTTTGTATAACTTACTAAAGTATTACCTACCACCTTTTCGATTGTTTTTTGGTTGTTGATATATGCACCACAATATGCATCTGTCAACATAGCAGACAATGCTGGATAATATTCAATTGCAAATACAGTATTAGAACCATATAAGTACATCCATTTATCAATCACATTATCTACTTTCAATGCAGGAACTTTAATTAAGTCAGCAAGTTTTTCTACAAAAGATTTAATTGATTCAAAATCCTTTTCGTCACACTGAGCCATAATCATTTCCTGTTCTCTTTCAGAAAGATTTGTAATTCTACCGGCAATATGCTGATAGTTATTATTAAATTCCTTCTGAATGATGTTCTCTGTAAAGTACATACAAGATAAGAATTGACACTTGGATTTAGAAGAAGGAATTACAGAAATCTTTGCAAGATAGTCAATTATATGCGTAAATAGATTACAGAAAGCTTCCATTGTATCACTGACCAATTGTGTAGAAAGGATTTGATTCTCAGCTTTATGATAAATCATTGTAGTCATAGCATTCACAATATGAGAAACAAGAATATCAATACTTCTACATTTATAACTACCGTCCTTATCCATTATAATAAGTCCGGTACAATCAATGAAAATCTTATAATCTGTATTAGATTTAAACTTAGGGTCTCTTGCACAAATAACCCTGAACTGTGTATTCAACGGTGTAGTATCAGATACACACAGAATTACGTTCTTAGACATCAAAACCTTAAGAAGACAACTGTCAATCTGTCTCTTCTTAAACTCATACTTAATATCCTCAAACTTATCAGTATCTTTATCAATACGATTTGCATTTACTAAGAATCTAAAAATATTCTCTTCATACGGAAATTTCGTATAGATAAAAGTATTGTTATAATTTTTAGCCATAACGATTCCTCCTTTATAGTCATTTATAATAAAGTTCGAGCTATACGACAAAAAAGAAACTGCCCATCTAACGACGGACAGTATTCTTTTATCGGTTTTAAAGGAAAACTATTAATATTCAGTTTCCTTAAGGCAATCCTTGATTGCCTGTTCGAAGCTTACGAAATCAGACTCCGGTCTGTTTTCGTGTTCATCGCAAACGATGTTGACATACAGTTCAACACCGTTTACAATGATTTCGCCAGTGTATCTAGCTGTAAATACATTGGCGAAAATGAAATCAACACTGAATCCTTCCTTGACATTATACATAGTTGGATAGGATCCAGTAGGGCAGTTGTTGTTCCAAATGGTAATATACTTACCCTTTAATTCCTCCTTTCCAAACATATTTTCGAGTTTGATTCTCGATATTTTAACATCATCGAGATCAATGTTGTTGATGAGCACGACTGTGCTCTTGTCATTAATAATCATAATGACTCCTCCTTTAATGATGATTCTGTATTCCTCGACAGCACAGAATAATATTCAACTACTATTCACTATTATATTATATAATTCAAATATTTAGAAAAAACAAAATGGGTTGGAACTGAATCCAACCCACATTATTTATACACTCCAATCATGTTTTTTAAAATTTGCAATTTTTCCAAGCATCTTACAAACACACCTATCTCGCAAAGTAATATATTGTTGTTTTGTTAAACCATACTTTGCTCTAAATAGATCTGTTCCCATAGATAGCCATTTTTGGTAAATTTCATATGCTTGTTCTTTTGTTTCAGGATTCATTAATACTGGCTTAGCTGCATTCTCAGCCATTAGTTCTTCATATGTAACTTGCTTAACTTCTGAGAACAAATCGACTGAAGGATCATACATATTATTCACAAATATTGTTTGACCATTTGCATAGCTATTTGCAGTGATTGTATTTAACTGATTAAAAATAGGAGCATTCGGAAATTTCTCTTTAAAAATTTTGACAATCGTATTAATAGATGTAGCATTAGCAACGTTTTGTAATGTATGTAATGCTACTGCTGCATCTACAATTTCTTGAGAAGCATGTCCTAACTTATATTTCAGTTGATATACATTAATCGTAAATATCTGAGATACATCGATGTAATTAGAGTTTGTGTCACTTTTAATGCCAGGGACTTTAATTACTCTCCCAGAAGTAATAGACTCTTGATCAAGTGAACCAGCTTTTGTAGAGAACGGTAACACTTTCACAATATCAGCATTATGTATATCATCAGAAATAATTAAAACCGGTCTATTCGGTTTTGCTATTATATGGTCATTTTCCTCGATATCAGACATAGGTTTGAATAATCCTTCGCAGATAAATATATCACCTCGATGAGCAAACACTCTGTTATAATCTATACCTGACTCAAATAGTAAGTAGTTATCCATATAATACACCTCCTTTATAAAAAAGTTAATCTGAGGTTAAATATAAAAAAATAACAGAGTGGGAAAATCCACTCTGTTATTCGTTACATCACAACTGCATCCACAGGACATTAGAAATTTGTTTTGATATATTCAGATTCAGATGCCAATTCATTATAAATTTCACAATTAATTTTTCTTGTTACGCCACCATTGGCACGACTTTCTTTATTAGTGGCTATCTTATAACCAGATTTACGAACTCTGGTTCCTAAGATCTTGTCAAATTTCATTTTTCTGAGAAGATCATTTATTCTTACGATTCTTCCGCTGGAGTTAAACCCCATCGCATCGGCAATTTCTTTAAGGGTCATGCCGTCAGATTTCTTCACAAGCCTCTCAAGAATTTCCCTATTTGGTAATGCTGAACGATCACAAATTTCCCTGATGTGTTTTGCAAAGAAATCCCAAGAATCATCATTATTAGAAGGAACAACTCTGACCTTCATATTGATATCATCTTTCAGCGAATCAGATTCCTTATCAGATTTTTTAGTTTCTTCGACGCTAAGCTGTGCTTTCAGATACTGAATCATATCATCTGAAGCCCCAGAGAGAAATTCTCTTACAGAGTTAATTTCTTCCTGCTTCTTCTTTGCTTCTTCCTCAGCAGCCTTACGAGCTTCTTCTTCTCTTCTCTTTTCAGCTGCTTCTTTCCGCTTCTGAATTTCCAAAACAAACTCTGAAGATTTGGAAGAGATATCTTCGGAAATTTCCGATATTTTCTTTTTGAGAATACTCATTTCTTCTCTTTTGTTTTGGATATATCGAGTAACATAGCCAACGTACTCGGTAACATCAGCTTCAGTTAAACCTGTTTGTCCAAGGGCTATACCCATGAAGCTGTTAAACAAATCGGTATCAATCGGTGCGGTCTGATTTGCTTGCGGCTTTTCTTTCGGTTCTTTTACCTGATTAATCTGCGGTAATGCAGTAATTTTATCCTCCACTGTATAATACAGTTCTCGATTTTTGGTCAAAAGATACTGGGAGAAAAGATTGTTGATTGATTCATTGTAGCATTTATCAGTACGAAATACCTGAATCATCATGTGTCTCAGAATCATATCAGGAAGTTCCTTTACATCATTCATAAAAATGACGTAATAAGAATGGTTATAAAGGAAATTTACTCTTTCCTTTTTAGCTTCCTTTTTTCTTTTTGGGATATTCGGTTTTTTAACCGGTCCAAAAAGAACACAATCAGATGCGATCTTCATCAACACACCTTCTCCGAATTCTGCGGAATAACCCAAATACAAAACACCATTCTTGATGTTGTTCGGGTTAATTGTTGCCAGTGCATTTGTTGTAAAAATGCCTGTGAGTGCTGCTGCTGTGTTTCTGTTTGCTGTTGTATTCATGATAGAATACCTCCTGTATTTTGAAATTCTCCGTAATTCCGTACGGGTCGGAAATAACATTTCTGCTATTCACTATAATGATATATAACTATGTTTTTTTTAATTTACTAAAAAACTTTCCTATAAATTATTATAAATCGGAGGGTGAATTGAATGCAATACTATAATAGGACGTTAGTTGAGATTCATACAGCAGATATTCATTTTGGAGCAATGGATCCAAAACTACAATATGATATATTAATGGAACAGATGATAAATGAAGTTAGAAAGATTCATTTCGATGCATTCTTTATTAATGGAGATTTGTTCCATCATAAGTTTATGTCAAACTCAGATGTTATTATGTATGCCTTACTATTTGTAGATGAAATTGTAAAGCTTTGTATTCAGAATAATGCTACACTTGTATTATTACATGGTACTTTTTCACATGATGCAGACCAATTGAAACTATTCTATAGATATATAAACTCTGGAGTAGATATAAGAATTGTAGAGAATATGCAGTTTCAAGACATCAAAGGAACAAAGGTTTTATGTATTCCAGAAGAATATAACAAAGGTAGAGATTATTATGAACAATTACTATATTATACTCAAGACTATGATATGGCTGTTCTTCATGGTAATATCAAAGGTGCAATCTATGGATTAGATAGAGAAGATTTAGATACAGTTAAAAGCCCAGTATTCGATATTAACAGTTTTGCTCGTTGTAATGGTCCTATCTTATGTGGACATGTTCATGTACAAGGATGTTATCAAAACCATATTTATTATTCCGGTAGCCCATTAAGATGGAGATTTGGAGAAGAACAAGAAAAAGGTTTTCTTATCTGTTTATACGATGTACCGACTCATCAATATTCTGTACAGTTTCAACCAATCAAATCTTTTCGATACGATACAATAAACTTAGATAATATGGTAGATTGTGATGTAAAGGAAATCATAAACTATATCATTCAACTAAAGAATTCTGGTATTGATTATTTGAAGATAAGATTTCGAAATGCTACAACTTCAACAGATGCAGTTAAACAATACTTCAGTACAAAAGGACAGAATATAATTATTGACGTACAGGATTCTGGTTTTATTGAATCGATGAAAGAGAATCAGAAGACAAATGATAAGTTTGCTCAGTATGATTATATCTTCGACAATAACTTATCTGAATATGAAATCTTTGCTAAATATGTAAACCAGAATAAAGGAGAAGAGTTTATAACATCAGACGAACTAATAAAAATATTATCGGAAACTTTATAATATTTATATACTATAATAGTGATAATAGGATACAGAAATCTGTTATAAAGAACTCGTCCTATAATCGGAGGTATATTATGGAAAACCTAATTAAAAGAAACACTTGTAAAGGAATTGTTGAATACAACATTATCCCGAACAGAAAGGAATTTGATGAAGGATATAAACCTATCAAATTCGAAATTATTGACACAACAGAAACGAGTAAAGAATTTATTCAGAAGCTCGCTATAATTCGTGGAGATATAGTTGAAGCATGCATAGGAACTACTAATAAGTGTGCTGTCGTTCTTGATTTTTACAGATATGACATTCATGGTGCTATCAAAACTATTGAAAAAGTCATGGAAGAAGAAGGAATGAAAGCAAGTGATGTTCCTATATTCTTTGTCTTTGAAAAGACTTCTTATAATATTTTCTACACCTGGGTTATTGGATTAATGAAAAAAGGATATATTAATGCAAATGCTTTGGTCAATTTCGAGAATAACTTTGTTATGATTAAAACTGACAAACATATTCTCGACTCTATGTATAGACATGTCTATTCAAAAACACTTTAAGTGATAATTTTCCTACAAAAGAAAGGGGGTGATTCACCTCCTTTATCTTTTGTTATTAAACTCAATATAGGAGGTATATTATGAAAGATGCATATAACAGTATTTTTAATGGAACTCTCATTGAAACAAAGTTTGTTAATGAAGGAATTTTGAATTGCAAATTCTTCTTGTCCGAACAAGATAAGAAAGATGGAAAATTCATGTTTGAGCTTGATCTTATTGATACTACAATAAATAGCAAAGAATTCATTCGTAGTCTTTCTATAACCCGTAGAGATATTGTTTGGGCTTGTAAAGGAACGGTTAAAACTTGCATTATTGTTCGTAATTTTGATGTTTGTAATATTCAAAAATGTGTTAAAATAATCGAAAAACTATTGGAGTGTAATGAATTGACAACAAGCGATGTTCCTATATTCTTTGTCTTAGAAAAAAGTCAACATGATATTTTCTATACTTGGATCACTAGATTGCTGAAAGAAGGATATGTTGACGCAAAGGCATTGGTTGATTTTGAGAGTTATTCTGTTATAGTTAAAACTACCAAGCGTGTTCTTGAATCCATGTATAGACATGTATATATTCAAAAACTCTTTAAGTGATAATTTTCCAGCAAAGAGAAAGAAAGGGGTGAGTAATTCACCCCTTTATTTTTTGTTATTAAACGCATTATGTACGTTAACGTATCAAAAATAGTATTAAACTACTATACACTAAACAATCATGTAAAGATATAAACTCAATATAGGAGGTTATTATAATGGCAGTAAAAATTTCTCAAAGATACGAAAACTCAAGAAGAAGTAAATCTTCAGAACCAGTAAGAGAACTTACACAAAAATTAAGTTATGTAATTCTAGATTTGATTTGTTCTTATCTAGTATCAGAAAACAAAAATATCAAGACTAAGGGATATAAAACAATCAAAGAACTTTTCAGTATCATTAACCCAAATGACTATAAAAGTGATGCTGATATTGAAAGAATTGATTTTATTCGATTTGCACTAGATGCAAGATTAAAATATGGTTTGTATGACGCCAAGAAAGTCATGGATTATATTGTTTCTAGAGATGTAACACATGCAGGACATTATAATATCAATCTTCAAGAAATGTCGAACCAAGATGTAGAATATGTAAATACAATGGTAACAAGTTTACTTGATAGTGCGACATTTTCTTCTTATATCCATAGATTTGCTGAAATCAGTAGAGATTTTGATAGTGCATCTGCATATGAAAAAACAGCAATCGTTAATAACTGGAAAGGTATGATTGCTGATTGTAATAATCATATTAGAAATAATAAGGTTATAAATCCAGAACAGGAGTTTGTATCTCTTAGACCTGGTATTTTTGAAGATTATGCAAAAGACACATACACATATGTTTCGAACACTTCTAGTAAGTTATCTACAGGTATGGTAGGTTTAAACTATCTGCTTGGTGGTGGATTTGAAAATGCAAGAGTATATGGTTTCTTTGGATTACAAGGTGAAGGTAAATCATTAACTCTTTTGAACTTAGCTTTACAGTTAAAGAAGTATAATAAAAACTATAAGACCAAAGACCCTACCAAGAAACCAGCAATCGTATATCTTACACTTGAAAATACAAAGAGAGAAACTTTTACCCGTCTTTGTTCTATGGTAACTGGTCAGAGAATGTCTGAAATTGGAAATAGTGATAAAGTAGTTGAATTGATGAGACAGAATGGATTGGTTGTAAACGATAAAGACCCTATCGATGTTATTATCAAATATGAACCGAGTAATACAATTGATACAGGTTACTTATATGATTTCGCTGATACATTAGCAGAAAGTAATTATGAAGTAATCTGTTATATTGTAGACTATATCAATGTAATCAAGTCAATCGACCGTTTTAGTGCTTCTGAAGAAAGATTAAGACTTGGTGCTATCATTAATGAGATGAAGACGATTTCTGCAGAAATGGATATTCCAGTAATTACAGCAGGACAATTGAATCGTGAAGCGAATAAGAAAGTTGATGAAGCAAGAGAAAAAGGTGCCCTTAATCTAGCAAACTGTATTGACAGAAGTAATCTTGGTGAGTCTATGTTGATTCTGAATAACTTGGATGGTGCATTTATTATTACACCTTCTTATATCAAGAGATTGAAAGAAAAGTATCTGTCTATTAAGTTGGTAAAGCATAGATTTGAACCATATACAAAACCATTGGATTATTGTACCGGAATTTATCATCCTTATGAGAATATCGATAGTATTAGCTTAATGTGTGACGTCGGATTGAAGAAACCGTTATATGAACTAGACTTGAGTTGTAAAAATGTAGAAGGGTGTGAAGTTGATGAATCTGTAGAAATTCCAAACAATGATAATCGTAAGCCGACAATTTTGGAAGAAAACAATGAGGTTCCGAAAGTTCAGAACCCCATTGTTTTAAATAGCGATGGTACAAAACCGTTCTATAATGTATATTGGAGAGATGGGTCAAAACTCAAGAATGGAATTCCAAATCTTGATGGTTCATGCCCAGAAGATGTATTAAGAGTAGTTAAAAAAGAGGAGATGGGTAATATTATGAGTCCGTCAATCAATTCGTTAAATGGTATTTCTAGATATTCAGACGAATATACTAGAATCTATAACCCGACAGGAAGTAAAGAAGAACGATTAGCACATGACTATAATATCAAATATGGTAGAAGTGAGATGGATAAGTTTACAGAAGCTGATTTTGGAATGTTGTATTCTCATTTTATGATGATGAAGAATGGAGAAATTCCAGATACAGATAAGTTTGTAAAACCGACCAAAACCTATGTGCCTGAAGATGATTGTTCTTCAAACGGATTGTTTATTAGAGTTCCAGATGTTGATAGAGATGCATATTTGAAATATCTTAAGAAAGTTATTTCTCAATCAAAAGTTGGCTAATGCAGCTTCATTATAAGCTTTAATAAAGGACTTCTCTGAAGCATTTATTTTACTCAATGCTTCAGAAAGTTCTGTATTCTTAATCAGTTTTATCGTTCGAAGATTAAAGTCTTTTACCGACCACATATCATTTATCCATAAGATGATAAAGTATAGCTCTGTATTACCATATAGATATTTTGCAAGAAGTTTTGGTTTAAATCGATAAGTATAATATTCCGTTTCCGATAATGTTACAGGATGAGACATCTGTTTGAGTTCATTCATATAATCAGATATAACATTAAATACATCATATTCAATATTTGTACTTGGGTCTTTCTCTAATAGACTCATAGAATAATACGATATATCATTTGATGATTTACTATCAGCAAATTGATCTAGTGTGAATGAAGTATTTGTTTTCGTACTCATTCATAACACCTCCCTATAATTTGACAATTGTTAATATTTCCACCGATAAAAGCTACAAGAAACTTAGTACCCTTTTGGATATACTTATTAGGAAAATCTAACATAAGATATTTTGGTAAGTATAAGTCAATTGTTCTCTCACTTGTCATTGAATAAGTAGATAACCAAGACAAATCCTTATTATAAATATTAGACTTGTCGATATTGATTGTTTGTCCTGATTCTGTTTCCAAAGGAACAAGTGCTTTAATAAAAAACGGATGTTTAATTCCTTGTTCTTCATACTTATCTACTGTTTCATATAGAACAGCTTCATGTATAAAATTGTAGTTAGAATAGTCTTTCATACACAAACCCCTTTCGATTTATATATTATAAAAGTGTTAAGAGCACAACTCTTAAAGTAAATTTATATTAAGGAGACATTTAATTATGGAAATCGGTTACAATGTATCAGACGTGAAAAAGGCAATGGATGAAATCGAGTACAACTTACTATTGGTGTTGGAAATCAATATCAATAATGGTATCTTTGTAGAGAATGGAATGCCTGTGCATATTGATGGTAAGTCCATCAATTATCCTAAGATTCTGTTCGAATTCCCTGATAAGTATTCTATTAACTATGAGCCTTTCAGCAATAGAAAGATTGCTTACTATTTGTTCAATAGATATGCTATTATCAGAATGAAAGAAGATAGTAACTTTAGTATCTCTGCGTTCTTCATTTCCAAGTATCTTAACAATCCGAATATGTTATATGCTACTTGTAGAACAAACAGAGGAGATATTACCTCTCACCCTTTTACAAACGAAACGGTTTGCTGGATTGATTTGATCAATATTATGGAGAATAACAGTATCAGTGATTATAATACACTGGCTTTAATTGACAATCAAGTTAATATTGATCGATTAACTCAGCAAACTTTAAAAGGAGATAAAAAGAAATGATTCCTGTTGAATTAAATCAATCACAGACAAAAGTATTCAATGACGCCATCAGATGGTGGCGTCAGGGTACTGAACAAACTTTTGAAATTTCTGGACCACCAGGTTCCGGAAAAACATTCCTTATCAATAAGATATTGGAAGCATTGCATATTGATATTAAACGTGTTGCACCTATGGCTTATACAGGGTCAGCAACAATCAATATGCGTACAAAAGGAATGCAAAATGCAGGTACTATTTTTTCTTGGTTATATGACTTTATAGAAATGCCTGTATTAAATGACAAAGGTGAACAAGAACTAGATCCTATCTTTAATAAACCGAAATTTAAGATGGTATTCATTCCTAAAACACATCTTGATAATATTGACTTAATCATTGTAGATGAAGCAGGTATGGTTCCAGCTGATATGCGGTTAATTATTGATAGTATGAATATACCTGTAATTGCTGCTGGTGATATTGACCAGTTACCACCTGTAGTTGGTAAACCTGGGTATTTAAATAATCCAGAAAGAGTTCATAAACTAACTGAAATTATGAGACAAGCTAGTGATAATACAATTATCAAATTCTCACAGTTACTCATTAATGGACGACCATTACCTCATGGCAAATTTAGAAATGTTACAGTTATTTATGACGATGAAGTAACAGACAATATGATTGCTCAATCAGATATTGTAATCTGTGGAAAGAACGCTACTAGAGATAATATAAATAATCATGTTCGTCATAATATGTTCGGATTCATTAATTCTATTCCAAATCTTGGTGAAAGAGTTGTTTGTAGAAAGAATAATTGGCAAGAAGAATGTGGTGGAATTAGTTTAACAAATGGACTCGTAGGAAACTGTGTATCTATGATTAGTCCAGCAAGTTATAACCATGAAGACAACACATTCAAAATGTCATTCAAACCGGATATTGTAGATTCTTATTTCAAGGATATTGATGTTGATTATAGATATCTTACAGCAGATAGAAAAGAGAGAAAAGCATTATTAGAAACTCACTTTTCTAAAGGAAATAAGTTTGAATTTGGGTATGCTATTACAACACATATGAGTCAAGGTTCTGAATTCAATAATGGTATCTACTTTGAAGAGTTTCTCAATAGAAATATAAACAACAATCTTCATTACGTTGGTATCACAAGATTCCGTAATCATTGTATCTATGTAAAAAGACGACCTAAAAAATTTTGGTAAGTATATATTATTAAGGTAGATATAGAGATATATCAAACAAAATTTTTAAAATGGAGGAATTTTAAAATGGGAAGTTTATTCACAGAATTGAATGGTCATGTTACACAAGAACAGATCAAACAAATCAACAAGACGGGTGTAGTTCCACCCGACGCAAAATCACCAGAGGAGAAGAAATATTTTATTATCTTCAAATCCTATTTGATTGATCTCAGAAGTCAGCTTGCTGATAATGAGATGACAATTAGTGGCGAAGCATTTATCGTTTATGGTAGATATCATGCTTTCGTATCAATTAAATCGTATCTCGATGAAGATGCAGAACGTGCAGTCGATGTAAGAGAATCAATTGTAATGGTAGAGGGTGTAGATGCTGGAAAGGGTATTTCTCTTTACAGATTCTTAAAACTCTGCAACAAAGCTTATCCGAATGAAGCTTTCGATGATGATACACTTGAACAGTATCTCGAAGGATTCAATAATGAAGAGGAATTCAGAGCCGAAAATTCTGATGCAGTTGGTAATGGAAATTTCGGTGGAACATTCTTAAAGGAGGACTAATAAAATGGCACAACAGTTCAAAGAAAGAAAATCATGGATGACAAATCAGAGACAATCTCTTGGTCCGGATTGGACATCCAGAATTCATCCAGACACTCTTAATCGTTATATTGAGAATGTTATCAAAGACCTATATTTCGGAAATATGGGTGAAACGAATGTAAACACAAATCCAGACTTTAAAGATTTGTGTTCGTATTCAATTGTGTCAGCTTTGTACAATTACTATAGTACTAAGGTGACGAATATGGCTCCACTGTATCAGATTGTTACAGAGTGGAAACAATCAAGAGTAAATACTGTTAACAGTATTGCTGAGGAATTCCGACAAGCAGAACTGGATAAGATTCAGATGGAAATCAATAATATTCCAGTTATTCATTTTGTCGATGAAGCGTATGCTTATTATTATAATGCATGCAGTTTATTGACAGGCTTTATCAATTCTGGTTTATCAGACTTTACCTTTATGGATAATTTCTGTAGACTGGTTTATAAGACAAACAACAAATGGGGTAACCCAGCTGTACGATTTATCTAATCTCAAACATATCAACTTTCATATAAATCAAGGAGGTTGATACTAATGGATAAAAATACAGTAATTAAAATCCGTAAAGAACTTCACAATCTGCCAGGTAAAGAACGAGGTATGGCTTTACCAATTAGAATTGTTGGTTCCGACGGTAACTATAGTTTCTCAGAAGCGGATTGTTGTATGTTATGGGACGACACGAATGAAGTAGTATATATCATTTGTCCAAATACAGTTCCAACACAAACCACTGATTCAAGACTCTATCCAATGAGTGTAAGAGTAATGGATTATGCTTCAATTGAAATGATTGGTACAGTTCTAGATAGACTTTGTCTTGACAACTTGTTAAAGGCTAAGGTTGGTGAAGGACTTACTAATGAAGAAACTAGAAAGAGATATTATCAACAGATGACTGACTTATGGGATGAAAGAACTTATTTCATGGGTCATGAATCTCCAACTACTGAGAAACGGGGATTGCGTCCAGATGACGAGATTGTCGATAAGGACGCAACACGTTTCCTATGATAATCATTTACAAGGTCTAGAACAAAAAAGTAAATGGTTATATAATATTAAGGTGATTAGAGAGGAATCTCAATCAAATAAAATTATTTTAAAAGGAGGAAAATGTTATGTTTAACAACATTTTCGCAAATCAGCAAGCACAGGGAAATAATGGAAACTTATTCCAGCAACAGCAGATGGCTATGCCAAATAACTTTGCACAGAATAACGGATTGAACTTTAACAATGTTCAGAAGCCAAAGCAGTGCAATGTTAATGAAGAAGAAATGGCTATGATCCGTTCGACCACTAAGAATTCTATGTCTGTATCTGATGAAGAACTCGCAGAATTCAAATGGAACTTGAGAGATTCCAACGGTAATCTCGCATTGGAAATTGTAGACCCGAAGACAGAAAGAATGAGAGTAAAGTGGACTGGTCAGGAATTCAATCTGATTATGCAACCAGTTCAGGTTCTCATCGAATACTTGGAAGGTTTGAGAAATTTCGTAATGACTGTAAAGGTTACGAATACTTCTGATGACCAGGGTATTATGGATGAAATCTTTAAGGCATTTGGTATTGTTAATAAGCTTTTACCGATTGCTTACGAAAACGGTCAGAAGAACTATGAAACTCTGAACAAGCAGATTGGTAACATGATGTCTGCCCAGGGCTATCAAGGTTCTTGGGGCAACGGAATGTATAATGGTTCTATCGGAGCTGTTCCAAATTATTATATTCCGTCTAATCCTGGATTCGGTTATCAGCAGCCTCAGCAGCAAATGCAGATGACTCCACAGCAGTTGCAGCAGATGATGCAGCAGGCAGCAAACATGGGAATGCAAACAGCACAGCAGCAGATTATGCAGACTGCTCAGCAGTTTAATAATCCAATGCAACAGATGGGTACACCAATGCAGTCTGGTGGAACAATGTTAAATAATAATGCATTTGTTCAAAATGGCCAGCCTCAGGTACAACCTCAAATGATGCAGCAGCAAACTCAGACAGTTCCAAATATGAATTCTGTTCCAATGCCAGGTGTTCCAGTAACTCCGTCTGGCACTCAGAATCCAAGTATGGGAACAACAACTACAGCAAACAGTAAGGTATAAGCTGTAAGCACATATTAAAGTAATAATCTAAATATTATGTACACTCTGCCATTAGGTGGAGTGTACATAAATTTAGAAAAGGGTGATTGTAAAAGATCATCCTTTTTTGTTTATAGGAGGTTTAAAATGAAGAAATCAAACACAACTTCATTAGAAGATAGAGCTAAGAACTACGGAAATGAGATTAGACAAATCTCAGATTTTGTAGAACAAGTAAGACAAACTCCAGATGTGTTTATTGGTAAGGTAAAAGAGAATGCAGCATTCATTACAATGGTAAGAGAAATCTTCCAAAACTCTGTAGATGAAATTTTAAAAGGAAATGCATTCTCACCGAATATCTTTGTAGAGTATGATGAAAGAAATCATAAAGTTACTGTTAGTGATAACGGTAGAGGGATTCCACATGGGAAGATTGGTATCATTTTCGGTACAAGTCATACTTCATCAAACTATGTAAAAGAGCCATATAAGTATTCAGCAGGTAAGAATGGTTGTGGTGGTTCTACAACAAATGCTCTTTCAAGTAAATTTACTGTAGACAGTTATGTATTAGGAAAAGCAAAGCATGCAGAATTTATTGAAGGGCATCTTTGGAAAAAAGGTGAAGTTGATATTGAGTGTGGTGACAAACAAGGAACTACAATTTCATTCATTCCAAATGAAACTGTAATTGGTGAAGTTACTACAACTTGGAAAGAGATTTATGATTTGTTAGCACTTATCATTCCATCTACTCCGATTGGAACTCATGTTGAATATCTTGGTATTGATATTACTGGTAAGAAACATGTTGAGTCGATTGAAAACAGAGATGGTATTATCACACACCTTATTAATATGACTCAGAACCCATTTATTGAACCGATTATCATTCGAAATGATGATGGTACAAGAAAAATGGAAGTTGCATTCACTTATGATACTGGAAGTGAAGAAGAAATTATATCTCTAAATAATACTTGTCCAACAGATGGTGGTACTCATGTTGATGGTGCAATTGATGGTATTACAAAGTATTTTAAGAATTACATGAATAAGATTTTTCTAAGTAATTCTAAAGCTAAAAATAAGTTAACTTGTTCAGCAGCTGATATTAGACAAGGACTTAAGTTAGCAATTAGTACGTTCCATCTTAAAGCATTATATAATGGACAAGCAAAAGAATTACTTGATAATGATGATATGAAACCTTTCGTTTCTCAGACAATTATTGCAGGTTTAAATGAATGGTCTAAATCTCATTCCACAGAACTTCAAAAACTTTGTAAGTACTTTAAAGAAGTTATTGAAATGCGGAATAAACAAGATAAAGACAAAATTAAACTTTCTTCGATGTTCGAAGCGTCGCCGTTCTCTGGTCTTCCAGCAAAATACTTGAAACCAAATAGTCGGCACGGAAATGAACTCATAATTGTTGAGGGTGATTCTGCATTCGGGTCAGCTCGAAATGTAAGAGATCATGCACATCAAGGTATCCTACCATCAAGAGGTAAGATTCCGAATGTGTTCGAAAAGTCAAAAGCAGAAGTATTAAAGAACGATGAATTATCAGGTGTTCTTTCTATTATGGACGCTGGCTATGGTAAGAACTTTAATCTTAAAAAATGTAAGATAGAAAGGGTTATTATCATGGCTGATGCAGACCCTGATGGTGCTCACATTAGAACATTATGGTTAAGATTCCTTATGTTATATTGTGCTCCATTGGTAGAAGCAGGCAGAGTATTCGCAGCACTTCCACCACTATATGCAATTCCAGAAAAGAATGACTATCGATACTTTTCAGATAAGCTTGATTTTATCAAGTATATCCAAAAGGAATTTAGTAAATCATATAACATCCAGACAACTAAGAAGGTTGCTCTTAAGCCAGCAGAAATAACAAGATTGTTATATAACAATTCTGATTATATCAGTGAACTTAAGAAAGTATCTTTCAATCATGCAATTGATCCTCAGTTGCTAGAAGATATCTTAGTCAATAGGAAGTTACCATTTACTAAGTTCAAATCAACTTTATCTAAGAAATATAGATTCTTGAATATAGAGAGAACAAACGATACAATTATATTCGATGGAATCGCAAATGAAAAATATCATAAGGTATTCTTTAATAATTTCCTTATAAATGAGTGTAATAAAGTAGTTCCATATATCGATGGATCTGATGCAGAGTATATTGTTAATGGTGAAACAATATCGTTATTCAATCTTATGAATCTATTTGAGAAATTCAAGCCAGCAAGATTGAAGCGATTTAAAGGTCTTGGTGAAATGGATCCAAGTATGTTAGCATCATCAACCTTGAATCCAAATGGTGATAGAACATTGGTTCGATATACAGTAGAAGATATTGAAAAGGAACTAGAAGAAATGAGATATATCAATTCTAATAAAGATCTTTTGTTAAAAGATTGAGTTGGAATCGATATCTAATATAGGCAGCGGGTTGAAATATACCCGTTGTTTTTTACTACCACAGCAACTAATATGTAAAGATTTAGTAAAAATAAATCTACATATTACAAATTTTTTATAAAGGAGAAATTTAAAATGGCTAATTTCAGAAGCAACAAAGGTGATAAAACTAAGAAGACTAAACCGAGATTTACAAAGATTAAGGTAGAAATCGCAGATTCTGATTTCTATAATAACAATCTTGATTCATTGTATAATCTGTTGTGTTCTATTTCTTTCGACAAGGTAGCTATTCCAGTTAGTATGAGTAAGGCAGAATTGTTTGACAATGACCAGCTCAAGGGCTTTACTCAGTTTGGTACAATTATCAAGTTTAATACTGATAATACATTCACTGTATCTGTACAGGAATCTTATGCAGGTAAATTCAATTCTGATAAACATGTTATGAGCATTCGTTGTCATAAGGATTTTGAAACCGGTGAAATTACTTATGTAAATTCTTTCTCTATTGTTAAGGGAAAGTCTGTACAGAATGGATATGCAGATCTTGAAAAGGCTATGATGGCTTCTGAATCTGAAGAAGACTATCCGAAGGCAGAAGTTACTGAATAATTATCTCTTATCATTCCTCTCCTCTCTACGGGTTAAGTCCTGTAGAGAGGAAATTTTGATATGTCTATATATTATAATATTGATTAAGCACGCAACAGCTTAATAAATAAAATTATAGGAGGTAATAACATGCCTGAGAAGATTATTGATGTGAAGGCAAATACGCAGTTTATGAAAGACTATAAGGAATATGCCTTATATGTCGAAAGACATCGAACCACTCCTGAATTAAGAGATGGTTTAAAACCTGTACAAAGAAGAATTGTCTATACAGCAAAGTTTGTAAATAATGCATTGGTCAACAGAAAATGTGCAAATATTGTTGGTTCAACAATGGGTGAGTTTCACCCACATGGTGACGCCAGTATCTATGGTGCATTGTGTACGTTAACAAACTGGTTTCAAACAAAGATTCCATTGTTTGATGGTCAGGGTAACTTTGGTAACACTTATGAAAACAATCCTGCATCTTATCGTTATACGGAAGTGAAACTTAGTAAGTTTGCACAGGAATGTATTCTTGATGAACTGACATCTTTTAAAGAAGTCGTAGATTGGGAACCAAACTATGATGATTCTAAATTAGAACCGAGTTTTCTTCCTTGTAAAGTACCATTATTATTGATTAATGGTTGTACTGGTATTAGTGTAGGTGATAAAGTAGACGTACCTACTCACAATATCAATGAAGTAATCGATGCTACAATTGCTTTGATTAAGAATCCAAAAGCAAAGATTGTATTAATTCCAGACCACTGTCAGTCTTGTGAAATTGTAGATACTGATTGGGCTGATATCAATGCAAAAGGATATGGTAATTACAAAGTAAGAGGTATCATTGATATCGAACCATATTCTGGTGTCGAAAAGAAATACAAGGATTGTCAAACTCTTGTTATCAAATCTTGTCCAAATTTAACATTTCTAGAGACAGCGATTAATCGTTTGATAGAAATGATTAAGAAGAATAAGATTATTGGTATCATTGATATGGAGGAACAATCAACTAAAACTCAAATGAGATTTGTTATTGTTCTAAAGCCAGGAACTGATCCAAACTATGTCAGAAATGAGATTTATAAGAACACAAATCTTATGCAGACAGCAAGAGTAAATCTTAAAGTTCTTGATATTAATGATAAAGAACACTTAACAAAAAGACTTTCTTATAAAGGATATCTACAAGCATGGATTGACTTTAGAAAGTTGACAAAGTTAAGATATTATGAAAACAAACTTCAAAAGGATATGACACGGTTACACGTAATTGGTAATTATGTGATGGCGATGGAGAAGGGAATTTCAGATGATATCATTAATATTATCAAAAGTAATAAGACAACAGATGATAATGTTCTTATCGAACTTCTAATTAAGAAATGTAAAATCACTGATATTCAAGCGAAGTTCTTTATCAATTGTGAGCTTAAGAAATTATCTAAAGGATATTACAATGTATTCAAGAAAGAAGAAAAGTCGCTCAATGATGAGATTTCTATGTATACTAACATTATTATGACAGATGGAGCAATTGAACAAGTTATTATTGATGAATTGCTAGAGATTAGAGCAAAGTATGGACAACCTAGAGTATGCAAGTTGATTTCAGAATCTGAAGTGAATGGTATAACTGCTGGTACGTTCAAGATTGTTCTTACTGAAGGAAACTTTATTAAGAAGATTGGCGTAAATGACCCGATTACTAAGCCGAAAAATGATAATGTAAAATTTGTCGTTGTTGGTGATAATAGTCGAGGAATCTTATTATTTGATGAATTCGGTAAGGTATACAACATTCCGATTAGTAAGGTTCCATTTGCTGATAAGAATTCAAACGGTGTTGATATCAGATTGATTAATAAATATATCAATTCTAAGATAACAGCAGTTGTTTACGATGTTATTATGGAGCATTATAATAAGGGCTTCATTGTAACTCTAACAAAAGATGGTTTCATTAAGAGAATGACAACAACTGATTTCCTTAGCGTACCTACAAGTGGTCTTGTATACTGTAAATTGGATGGTGACGATAGAATTATCGATATGCTATTGTTTAACAATACTATGGATGTTATTGTATATGGAAACAAGAAAGCTTTAAGAATTGATATTAATGAAATTCCAATTTTGAAAAGAAACTCTAGAGGATGCATTTCTATGTCCAGTAAGACAACCAAGGTTGAAGGAATGTGTGGAGTTTGCAAGGACTTTAAGAATATTGTAGTAATTACAAAGAATGGTTATATTAACAAAGTAATTCCAGATTGTGTTCAAAAGGGACGTGGAAAAGCTGGAAGTAATGTAATCAAACTTGGTAAGACTGACAACATCGTATCGATTTATGGTGTTAAACAGAATAATGTTCTTAGCATCGTAACTGCTCCAACCGGTGAAACATTTAATATTCCAGTTAATACAATTCCTGATGGAACAAGTATTAGCACAGGTGTTAAGATGATTAAGGGTGGAGAAGTAGTTGAAGTAGTATTGAATCAGAACTAAAATGTTGTCATCACCAATTCATTTGGTGATGACTTCATACTTATTTAAGGAGGATATTACAAATGAAAGAAACAAAAGCAATTGTTAAGTTCTTTATGACCAAGAGCAATATGGAATATCTCTTGAAAGGTATTTCTATCTCTAACTTTGATGAGGTTCGGACAAACTTATTCAAAGACATTTCAAACAAATTATTGTTATATATCTATGAGCCTAGAAGTGTTGACCCAAATCATCCAGATAATAAGGTGAATTATGAAGGGTCTTATCATTTATCAGAATATCCTGATGACGGTGATAGAATTGTAGCAAAAGTTCTTAGATACATGAGAGATAATAAAGGGGATGATTTTTTGGAAATTGAAGTTATCGATTCTTTATACTTCTCTAAACTTAATCAACCTGTGATTAAGATGAATGGTTATTATGAATTAAGTGATGGAGCAATTAAGATAAAAGAAATTTCTAGACTCACATTAGCAGATAGAAACTGCTAATCTCTTTACATATCAAATTGGAAGAAAATGGCAGGCGGATTTATTCCGCCTGTTTATTTTTTATAACAACACTAACTTATAAGTAAAATAAATGATGGGATATAGCCAAGCGGTAAGGCAACGGACTTTGACTCCGTCATTCCACTGGTTCAAATCCAGTTATCCCAACCAGGGGTTCTCCTCCCTAAGGTAATTATATATTTAATCGTATGAAGCAATATCCTCATAGGTTAATTCCTATGAGGATATCTGCTGTCTTATACATTCTGCGGATGAAGTATTGGAGAATTAGAAAAATCTTGATTTGGAGTTTGCGGTTCTCCTCTAAGTTCCCCTAGTCTTTGCTTCAATGTTTCCTGTAAATCATGTAATTGACTAATTTGATTATTTCCTTCCATATCAACTGTGATATATTTCTTTTCAAGTATTTCTTTATAAGAATCATTATATGTACCAGCAATTGTAAGCTTTTCTAATTCATCAAGTTTATCTAGCAATTCTGGATCGATAAAATCTCGATAAGTTTGTACAAAGTTCTTATAATACCCATATACTTTATCTACTGGAATGAATATATATTGCGTATGTACTAATTGATGTACAGTTTCAGATAATGGAATTAAACCAACCATTAACGAATAATGAATATACATAACTTCATATGCTATAGATTCTGTTGTTAAAGGTTCACCAGTCTTCATTCTCTTATTGATAACTGTAACACAAATATCTCTTAATGTAAACGGAGAATGATGTATTTCAATTCTAATTCTTCTAGTAGTATCATTAGAAATATTTGGCATAAAGGCACAAGAATTCATATTCATATATTCTCTTAAATATTGAATCATTGCTCGATATTCATAAGATGAGCGTACTTCTCTTTCTAAGTCTTTAATATACTTTTCTCTATCCTTATCATCTAATAAATCATAATCTTCAATATCCATAGGTGGGATTTCTTTTGGTATCTTCACTACATCAATTTCATTTGGTTGAATTCCCATGATAGAACTTTCATTAATCATACTATCAACCTCCTTTTATAATAATGTTTAAAAGAACGCAATGGGTATGATTTTACCACTTCTTAAACATATCTATAAAATAATTAGGAGGTTAGATATGGAATCTAAAGAAAAATTCATTGACAAGTTAATGTCAATGACAGAAGATGATATTCAAGAGTATATTAAGAAGAATGGAAAAAACAATTCAAATGACCAATTATTCGTTTTCCAATGGGATAATATAAATCCTAGAAAGAAAACGACTAATAATAAATAATCCAGGAGGAACTAACAATGGAAAACAATGTAAATGTACAGGAACTGATTAGTGATATCAAAGAAAATCTGAAACAGAAATCAGCATCAAGACGTGATGAAGAAACTGTTATGAGAGCAATGCTCAATGACAGAAACTTTGTTGTTAAAGATTGGTCATCACAAGAAACACACTGTCCAGCAACAGAATATAGAGAAATGGTTGCTGGTATTATTGCATCTACAACTAAGATGCCTAAAGTAGAGGCTTGTTCAATTGTAGATAGTTATGAAGTAAAGAAAAACGATGCAAGTACAATGGTAACCTTGTCTAAAGACTTTATGAATTGTGCTCTCAGAACAGGAAGAAAGATTAATCTTGGTGCAACTGAAAAGTCTGACATCTCTATTCAATTAAAAGAAATTCCGGAAGCTCAGAAGAAATTCCCAATGAAGGTTGGTGTAAATGATGATGGTTCTCCGAGATATGAAAAGAATGAAACTACAATTCCTGCTCATGAAGGATTAAAGGTAAGCAATCCATGCCCGAAGTGGACTACACTTGATTAAAAATAAAAATATTATCCCAGAGGATTCATGTCCTCTGGGACTTGTCTTTTCTTAAAACAAACGATTAAAATTATATCCTTCTGTTGTAGCAACTTTATTTTCATCTCCGAAACAAGAAGATGATTTACCACAAAGAACTCTCTTAATTGTACATCTAGATTCTTTCTCAAGATTTCCAATAATCAAATTACAACCATCAGTGATATCTTTTCTATCGGACATTCCAGACAAACATTTGAGATATTGCAATAGTTCACCAATATTCGTATCAATCATTTTCAAAGCATCAAAATAATCATATTGTTTTTCATCAGCAATTGTCATACTTTCACAATGTTCTTTTGCACGAATTGGATTGTCAATATCGATTGCCATAGATTCCGAAGCATATGAGTATAGTGTAGAAGAAAAGCATTCGATTGAATAGTATAGATCAGTACACTTACGTCTGATTTCTTCCAATCTTTCACCAACAGCATTAATACCAATATATTTAAGATTCATCATAAATATCGTAGTAGCATATGCACATTTCAATGCTTTTTCATATACAGGTTCTTCTCCACCGCAACAGCTATCGGAACTATCACTATCTCCCACAACAAGAAGAGCATTAAAGTCCGAATCATTATCAGTAATATCATCAGCTGTAGACGAGTCGTCGCCACCAAGCCCTAAATCATTCATTTCTGAGTCTGTATCATCAACATCAGATTCAATATCGTCATCATCACCCATTAGATTCAGGTCATTAAAGTCATCACTACTGTCGTCATCATCTTTATCTTTTTTCTTTTCAGATTTCTCTTCTTCCTTCTTATCTTCTTTTTCTTCTTCATCCTTTTTTTCATCATTCTTCTTCTTTTCTTCGTCATCATCAGATTCATTTAGAAAAAATAAATCATTCCACATGTTATTAACCCTCCTTAAACAATTTCAGTATTTGAAATAAAGTTATACCCTTCTTTCAATTCTTGATTGCTATTATAGTTGGATGATCTGAAACCACCCTTCATCATATATGGTAATTCAGACATCTTAAGTTTAGCACTACCACCTAATTTATTATAGATTAATTCCTGCATTACAGCTGGAACAGCTGAAGGTTTATAAAACTTCTTTGTTTCTTTAAAATATTCTGACATAGCAGCTTCATAATCGTCAATTTCTTTTTCTAGTTGTTTCTTAAGTGCAGGTGGTGTAGATGGGTCATTTAAGTCATATCTTAAGTCTTTTATAATACTCTTGCATCTATCTTCAGTAGATGGATGACAGTCAATAATAGACCAAAGCATTAATCCAGGCATACAAGCTAATACATAAAGATGACCAATAATTGGAGTACGCATAATATCATCAGACATAATTTGAGATCTTGCATAATTCATTCCATCAAACTTTTTTAGACCAGATGCTAATGCTTCTCCAAATCCATAAGAAGCTGCAAAACCATCGGCAAATCTTTCACCATAATAACTTTTAAGATGACTACCTGTTATTAATTCCAATAAAAATGGAAGTAAATTATATAAAGCACCAACAATTAATGCAACCGGTCTACCTGTAATTTGTATAATATCAAGTACAATATTTTTAATAGATGTGCCCATATACAGTAACATACTGGTTACTGTATAAATACATTGCATTGCTTTATTATCTAATAAGTCATTCAATGCATTATTTATTACTTTCTTAGTATTATCTGAGGAAACTAAAAGATTTGCAATTGGTTCTATAGGACCGTATCTCATTAAATCAATTAATACATAAAACAATCCAGTAGCAGCAGTTAAAGAAAATACTGTCTTGTTTACTGCTGTTTGAAAATTATGTCCTATTTCGTGAAGAAATATTGCAAAGTTTTCTTCATTCGTATAATAAGGATTAAATACTAAATCTGAATACACTGCGACAATAGCATTAACATTAGAACCATCTTTAAACTTATATCCGTTTTTAGTGATTTCTAATTTATTTTTATTTCTTGTTGGAATGAATTCAGTAATTGTAAATGAATTTATTGTTGCAGATTGGACAACAGTATAAGAGAAAGTTTCAAATCCAAATTGTTCACATACACATTTTCTAAAGTATTTCATATCTTCATTATATACATTCTTAATAGTAGCAGTGAAATACTTACTCTTAGAAATGAGTGGTTCTCTCCAATCACAATAAGCATTATATACTTTTGTAATACCAGCATTACGTCCGAAATAAGCTTCATTAATTGCTTGCTGAAGTTGTCTGTCTTGATAAGATTCTATACTATGTTCATTACAAAATATTGACATTTAACTATCCTCCCTTTACTTATTTGCTTGATTAATTAGTAATACAAAATATGTAAGTATTGCACGATTATAGCTGTTTTTCGTAGCTTCACGACTCTTACGTCGATTATAAGCAATACTATTCTCACATAAGAACTTATCTACAATTTCGTTTTGTCTTAATACATCTTTATCTTTTGTATTTGGTTTAGCCTTAACAGAAAAAGAAATAAACTCAATATCTCTTACGTCTTTTGTTTTACTAGCCTTAAAATAATTGGTAACAATCAATGATACCAACTCTCTAACTGTATCGATGTTATCTGTATTCTTTACAATAGATTCTATGATAGCTTTGATTTCTTCTGTCTTTACATTAGAATCAGAGCACATCTTACATAAACGATAATCAATATCATGTGTTGTAATCCATGTCATTGTTCGTCCTGTAACTGCTTCAATTTTAGTACTATCGTTTTCTGTAATTCTAAAACTATCCTGAGATAAATCATCACTATCATAAGTAAGATATTCACGATTTTGATAACACTTATAATATATTTCAGCAGTATTCTGAATAAATGATTTAATACGCATATGCAACTGTTGGATTACATATACATACTCTTCATCATCAGTTTTACCTTTTAACCTATCCTTATATGCATCTACCCAAGTATCGCCGATAGATTGAATTGTTGCAACAACTGAACCGGTTTTCTTCAAGTCAAACTTATTCGATAACTCATTATTTACAACATAATCACATACCCATCTATAATCAGCTGGTACAGCAGCAGGATAAGAACCATAATGAATAGAAGGATAAAATCCTCCAGAAAAAGACATATAAATAATTGCCAAGTCAAGATTCTTTTTATCATTCTTAGTTAGGAAATACTTAATGATACAAATAGACAATACTGTTACTGGACTCTTTGCAGTTCTAGGATTGAAATTAGGAATCTGAGCATAATAAGTTTTATTAATAATCTCTTGTAATTCCTTTTCTGATTTTCCAAAAACAGCATACAATTCATCCGCATCTTGTTGACCGTATGTACAACGAGTTGCAGGGAAGGTATCATAGAAAGATGTAGAACGATTGTTCATAAACTTACTCATCATAGACTTATATTTCGTAAGCGACTTCGATAAAGTATTAGTAACAATCGGTAAAATCTCTTTATCAATAACAGATGTAATATTCATATTATTATTTCCACTAGCCATTCATATCATCTCCTCTCATTATATTAAAGTTGAACAGGTAAGACAAAAAAGAAACGCATCATTAGGACACGTTTCTATTTCTTTAGAACATGATAAAAAGATTTGCTAAAATCTTATCTAATAAGCTATGCTTATTATACATAACAATTCTTCCCATCTTATTCTTCATTTGCTGACGTGATACAGTATATACGTCTTTCTTGGTATTAACAATATTGATTAATTTATTGTCATTCTTAATAGCACCACCATAACAGCAGCAAATATTAAGAACTTCTCCTTTCTTAATCATACCAAGTTCAACAGTTCTATCATATGCCTCTTGAACAGTATAGACATTAATATAGGAGTCATCAAAATTAACAGTACCGTCTTTGTTACCATGACAAATTAAGTAATTATTACCATTTACGTCTTTAACAACGTAAAACATGTCTTCAAACGAAACCTTTTTGAAATTTGTGATTTCCTTTTCAGATGTATAAAAATACTTAAACATAACTACCTCCGATGATAGGACGATTTCTTTATAACAGTTTTCTGTATCCTATCTATCACTATTATAATATATATGTGAAATTCGGAACTTAGACAAAATACAAACGGAGAGTAGCATTACACTACTCTCCAATTCATTATTCATATATTCTTTTGAACTTTCCGTCTAGGTCATTAAATAAACAAAAATCAACAATTGTAAAGTTTATAAAATGTACAATATCAACAATCTTAATATCTACATTTGCAAAATGATTTAGACAAAGATACCCTGATGCTAAAATAGAAAAATAAATAGGAGATTGTTGTTCAAGCTTTTTATACATTTCATCATTCATCGGAGAAATTATAGCATGAATATCGTTACCATCTATCCAAAGTTTACGAATTTTTATAGAGACATTGGAATCTATAATTGAAAGTTCGAATAAAGTATTAATATCCCAAGCATCACGTATACTTTCAGTTTTTTCTTTACAACAAAGATTCCCAGTTTTTAAAAGGTCATTAATTCTTTCACTTTGAAGAATTTCAACTAATTGTTTCTTTTGATAAACCCAACCATTCCTAGATGGTGTGTCAAGCTTAAAAATTACACCTTCATACTTAAAGTCTTTAAAACTCATATTATACAACTCCTAACTTATAATTTTATAAGTTAGTTTGTATAACAATAATTCATGATTTCATCTTGGATATATTGTTCCAAGTTTACTAAGATTCTATTACCATCCCGTAGATTCAATTGAACATTCTTTCCACCATTACAAATAATAGCAGATTCATATAATGTATCGAATGTATTAATGATATCCTTTACATTAGCGGATTCTTCTTTAATATAACTTACAACCTCTTTATTCATTACTGGAATTAAAATACCATTAACTGCAGCAGATTCTGTAATCAATGCTTGTTCATGTACTCGTTCATTTTTCGGTGCTACAAATCCAGTTGTATATGCACGTTTATGAGAAGGGAAAATTACTCTGTCCCAAGTAATGATTCTAATGTTTCTTACATAACATTTACCATTACGTTCTCTATCTACAGAACCTAATGCTCTAAGAGAAAAAGATGGTTTACAACCCTCTAATAAATCTTCCGTAAAAGCTTTACCATATTGATTGTTTGTACCTCTGAAATTTGCATGTACCTCTGATCCTTCGAGCCAAATCTTTGTATATAATACAGAACAAATCTTAGGGTCAATAACAGATTGTACAGACAATTCATTAGAAGATGGGTGACCATCATGTCCTCTCATATTGCCAGTAGGAATCAGTTCTTTCTGAATTCTATCAGAATAGATTTCTGGTTTCATATCCTTTTCTTCATAAATACGTCCATTTCTATTCTCATCCCCTAAAGTCTGGATAATACCAGTTGCTTCTGGTTTTCCATTATGTTCCGAGATGATATTAACTTCAGCAGATTCATGTGCTGCTTCAAGAATGATATTACCAATGACTTGATTATTCATTATATTACCTCCTTACGGCTTTTATATTAAAGTTAATTTCATCACAGACACAAAAAAGAAACGTGTATTTGTTAACACGTTTCTTTTATTGTATTCAGTTTTATCACTATCCTTTCTTTTTGTTTTTAATTAGAATAAATCATCGAAAATTTCATCATTGTCTTCATCCATCTCATGAGATATATTAGCAAGGTCGCATAACTCTTTACGAGTTAATGAAAATCTCGCATAGTCGTATTCATATGTATACGAATATGTAAATCCTCTTAAAGTTTTAAATGCTCCGTAGTTTAATCGAAGTCGTTTATCCTTTAAGTAGATAAAACCACTCCAATCATAATTGGATTTATCATTTTTATCATGAACTAAGAAAATGTATTTTCCTGATTGTAACTGATGCAATTTAATTGCATCGAACTTTGGATGAAACTCGTCTATTACAAAACCGTAACAGTCGAGAAGTCTTTTGAAAGACTTAGTAGTTTCTGGTTCAATTAATATGAATTTCAAATTCATATTAAACTGCTTAATAGCAGCTGCGGATGTAGCGGATGCGTTTGTGTCCATAGTCGTGTTCATAGTTGTGACCTTCTCCCTTCACCCTGGGAACGTAGAATTTATACACTACGTCTGATGCTTGAGGTTTCAGGTATGCATCAACCTGTCTTCGATATAGAGTATAGATCTTGTTTGCTATCTCTATTCACTATAATTATATATAAGTGAATATATGTAGTTTTACAGACTGAAACATATCTATAAAGTAAGGAGGTAATATAAAATGACAGCACAAAGAAAAAAAGCAGAAGCTTTAATCTATAAATTTTTTGATGCAATTGACCCGTCTAAAGCCAATACAAATTTCTATAAAGAAATGTTTTCTAAGATGTCTGACCAACAGTTTATGGAATTCTGTAAAAGAAGATTACCATTTAGATTACAAACTACGGCATTTGAAAGAGAACTAAATCCAGACAAATGTATCAAAGCTTTAAAAGCAATTAATGTTCCTGTACTAGAAAAGATATCATTACCTAGTATCTATACCAATTCAGATGGTGTACCAGTAAACTCTAATAATGAAGCACTTGTAGGATATTTGAACTTAAAGAAGCTGAAACAGATTATAACTAAGAAATCTGGTTATAATACAAACATCGATGTTCGTAATCCTAAAACCGGTCAAATTGTCGGAAATGCAAAAGGTGTTGAATCTGACCGTGAATTGGAATCTCTAGTATTACAGAATATGGATGCTACGATTAAAGAATTTACCCGTGCTAAAGCAGATGATATGGAAGCCAAGAATAAAATGTATAACCAAATTAATACAACTGGACAGGTATCATTAAAAGACTTAACTTCTGATAAATCAAGTCAAGTTGCTAGAAATACAGTAGATGTATATTTGATTGGTTCTGGTATTATGACAAACCTATTAGAAGAAGATTATATGACTCCATACACATTAAGTATGAAGAAGAAGAGAATTGAAAAATAATTTTTAAAAACTTCATAACATATAAGTAAATTATAGTTATTTCTATAATTCTCATAAAAACTCCTATCAAATAAATAATTCTAAGTGTTCCGAATATCCACATACGTTAATTCGTATGTGGATATTCACTGTCTTACTAACTAATATATAAATATTTAAAAAAGGAGGTATATACTATGTCTGATGCAAAGTTTGGTGTAATCAACGAACAAGGCTATCCGGCTGGTCAGTTCGGGTTTACTCCAGTAAATGAAAGTGAACAAAAGAAAATTGAAGAAGACGAAGAAAAGAAAAAAACTGATAAGGAAAAGGAGTAAATTAATATGAACAACTCTTATACGTTTGCTTGCGGTCAGGGTGCTACAAAAGCTATGATTCATTGTATTGAAGAAGGTACTATTCTAAAAGAAGATTGTTGTATTGTAAACTCAACCCAAAAAGATATTCCTTATGAATATCGTAATGGAAGTGTAAGCACAATCATTATCAATCCAGATCCAAATGCTGGTTGTGGTAAAGATAGAGGATATGCAAAGAGTCTTATGCTTGATTATCTTAGAAATAATCCGAATGTTATTTCTAATATGCTTCCTGAAGGGAAATATCAGTATGTAAATATTATTGCTACAACAGAAGGTGCATCTGGTAGTGGTGCTTCTGTAATTCTAGCAAAGTTTATTAAATCTGCTATTCCTAAGCATTTAAGAGTACCTGTAGTAATTACATTAATTACTGGATTTGAAACTGATACAAGAGGATTGCAGAATACCATTGAGTATTTCAAAGACCTTAATGGAGGCGATTTTGTAATTAGAACTGTATCAAATAAGAAATATCTTGATAAGACCAATAATACTTTCATGGCTGAAAAGATGGCAAATGAAGATATCTCTAAGTCATTTAAGATTATTAGTGCTTTTGATGTAGTTGATTCTGAACAGAATATCGACGACGAAGATCATTACAAACTTATCACAAACCCAGGTATGATGTTTGTTACAGAAGTTGAAATTGATAAGAGATTAAAGAATGCTTCTCAATTTGAACAGATTGTTTCTGATGCAATTGACTATAATACATCTTTGGATTTCGAACCATCTGCAACTAAGATTGGTGTTTATATGAATATCTCTGACGATAATCTGTCTGTAGTAGATACAAACTTTACTGCAATTAAGAAAAAGCTTTGTGGTAATACAGATATTGAAGAGTTCTTCATTCATAGACAGTATGTTGCAACACAGCCTGAATTTGTAAGAATTATTGCATCTGGTATCAATCTGCCGAAAGACGAACTGAATGATATTTATAACAAATATCAGAATCGTAAAGAAATTGAAAAACAGGATGACTTTTTTGATTCTATCTCTGGAATGGTAACTGAATCAAATTCTAGACATTCCGAAGAAGATGATATTGATGATTCTAGTGCTGATGATTTCTTTGCTAATTTCGAAGGTGAAGTATCTCATGGTTCTGGAAGAAGAAGATCTTCCTCTGCAAGATTCTCATCTAACAACGCTGTGAAGACTACAGATGTTTCTGGTGGATATGAAAAGAAAAAGAGTAGTTTCACCGCAAAGAAATCATCCGATGAAAAGAAACCTTATTCTGAAGATGATATAAAAGGATTCTAATTTATACATATAAAGATTACACACATTTATCCCAACACATCTCATGGTGTGTTGGGATTATTATTTTACAATTACAAAAACTATTTAATAAAAGTACCCAATAGGTACAATTAGGAGGTATTATAATGGTAAAACAAGATAATTTTGAATCAGCAGATGAACTAATGCTAGAAATTCAATCAACTCTAGCAAAATCAAAAGACAGCTCTGTAAACAGAATGGCAGAAAGTGACGTATTATATTCTACTGGATTTCTTCCTCTAGACTATAAAAACGGATATCGGAAGAATATGGTTCTTCCAAATGGACAAACTGTTAGATATGATATTGCAGGTATTCTTGATGGAACTTCGAATATGTTTATTGGTCGTTCCGGTTGTGGTAAATCTACATTAGTATATCAAATTGCTGCAAATATCATTAGAAACTTCGACCACGGTCTTATGTTTGTAGATTTGCTTGAAGGCGGTATGTTAGAAGAGCGTGGTATTGCACTAACAGGACTATCGAGATATGACTATTTTTCTAAAGTAAAGATTAGAAATTCCGGTATTACAATTGAATCCGTGTATCTTCAAATTAAGGCAATTCATGATGTAAAAGTTGCAAATGAAGAAAAGTTTCGCTATGATACTGGGATGGTTGACAGTTATGGTAGACCGATTACAAAGTTCCAACCTACAGTCTATGTAATTGACTCTATTCCATTGTTAACTTCAGCGAAGTTATCAGAAGAAGAACAACTCAGTGGACAGATGTCAACTACAGCAACAGCAAAACAATTAGCACAGTTGTTTAGACGTATCAACCAAATTATCAAAGAAGCAAATATCATTATTTTATCCGTAAATCATATTACAGATAAAATAGAAACTAATGTTTTTAAGCATACTAAATCTCAAACTGCTTTCTTGAAACCAGATGAGACAATTCCAGGTGGTAAAACACCATTATATCTTGCTAATATGGTATTTAGACTTGATGATAGTGATAAGCTTACATCCGATAAGGAATTTGGTATTGATGGAATTCATGTAATTGTATCGAATGTAAAGTCTAGAGCCGGTATAAGTGGATTAAATTCTGCAGTTGATTTAGTCTTTAACTATAGAACAGGATTTGACCCAGATTTGTCTCTTTATATGATGCTAAAAAATGCAGGAAGAGTAAAAGGTGCTGGTGCTTATTTGTATTTTGGTGATAGAGATGATAAGAAATTCTCCCAGAAGCAATTCAAAACTAAATTGATTAATGATCCAGAATTTCTTAATATCTTTGAAACAGAATGTATTACATTCCTGTATAACGAATTAACGCAACTTGAAGAAGCAACGAAATTGCAATCTTCTCCAGCAACAATGTCTATTATGGATAAGATTCGTCAGATGAATTCTAATCAAAATTAAGATAAAGTGTATATTATAAGTATGAAGATGAGAAATCATCTTCATACAATCTATTATTTAAAGGAGTTGGAAATATGAAGTACGAAAAATTATATGACGACCCTAGCATAGACAAGCACATTACTGCTGCTTCTGAAATCTATGACGAAGGTAACATGGAAAAAATGTTAGGTGTTGGATTAAACATGCCTTTCGAAAGTGCAAACTCTGCATCAAGAAAGAATATGTTTTCCAGCCAATATCAACAACATGTTTGTCTAGAAGATGCTGAAATCCCGTATATTAGTACTGGATACGAAAATCTATTCGGACAACATTCGTCCTCATTTATCAAAGCTGATAGAAATTGGACAGTAATTGGAAAGGTTGAGAAATTCTCTAACCGTCCAGGACATCACTATTTTCTGTTTGTTATCGACGAGCAGAATAATATGGATGTAATCGAACGTGTTTCTTATTGTCATAATACAGAATCTTATGGATTCTTGTATAACAATGATTATCTGGATTCACTTCAAATAAATAGTGTTATTCCAAAATCTAAGACAATCAAGAAATCTAAATCTTTTGATATTGCTGATAACTATATGGCAGGTAGAAACTTAAGAGTAGCTTATATTGCAGATGCAAGAACAACAGAAGATGCTATTGAGATTTCTAAATCTGCTTCATTAGCATTATCTAGACCCGAAATCAAACAAGTAAATATCCTTATTAATGATAACGATATTCCATTAAATCTCTATGGAGACGATAATGAATATAAGATATTGCCGGATATTGGTGAGGAGATTAAAAAAGGAATTGTTTGTGGAGTAAGAACAGAAAAGAATGATGAAATATTCTTTACACAATCTGCTGAAAGATTGAAGTCTACATTGATTAATGATACTACTTTCAAAACAAAAGGTAGAATCATCGATATCAATATATACTGTAATAAAGATATTTCAGAAACGCCAAACGGAATCTATGAAGGACAATTGGATTTTTATATGAAAGACAATGTCAGATTCTGTAATGAAGTTTGTAATCTTCTTAAGAACTATATTGACAATTCTAGTTATAAGAAGAGTCATGAACTCAGTAGACTCTATACAAGATGCGAAGATGTATTATCTGGAAAGCAATACTTTAAAGATAATCTGTTTTCTAATATCTATATAGAACTTATTGTATACCGTAGTGTTCCAGCAGATGATGGTGATAAAATCACATCTAGATATGGTGGTAAAGGTGTTATCTCTAAAGTAATAGATGATGAACTTATGCCAAGAATATCAGGAACTGATGAGATAATTGACCTAATTTGGAATCAATCTACTTGTGTAAATAGATTGAATGTTGGACAGCTGTTTGAAACTTCGCTCAATTTCATCTCATCGAATATTGTAAATTATATATTGACAGTTCAACAAGACACAGAAATGTGTATAGATATGCTGTATCGATATTTCAGTATTTTATCAGATGATTGGGCAAGATATTTCATGGATAATATTGAAAGTAGCATTGATGACGATGAAGCAATGTTTAATGTTGCTAGTTGTATAACAGAAAATTGGGATGGTTTATATATACCACTTGAACCAATATCTGAAGCAATCACATTTGATACTTTACTAGAAATCTATAAAGAATTTCCATGGATAAAACCAGTCTTTATAGATGTTCCGATTAAAGGTTCTAGAGGTCAGATAAGATGGGTACAGAGTAATAAACCGAGTATCATTGCAAAGCAATATATCTATAGAATGAAACAGAATGCAGAAGAAAAACATTCTGCGACATCTATGTCTGCTACAAATATCAAAGGACTTAATTCTAAGTCCAAAGCAGCAAAGATGTTTATGCGTGTTCATTCCAATACTCCAATTAGAAATGGTGAAATGGAAAGTAATATCTTTTCTATTATGGGTATGGAAGTTCAAATCAAACAACTTATGCTTTATAGCACTTCTCCACAAGCAAGAAGAAATGCTAAGCAAATGTTGAAATCGTTTGAGTTCAATGTTACATTGGATGAAGATGGTAAGTCTAGAAGTGCTGAAATTCTCAATGCTAGCATTAAAGCAATGGGAGTTAGAGTAGAATTCAAGAAAGTACCAATTCGATATGTAAATGTAGCAAATGAACAAACAGAATGTGCATTATTCAGATTCTTGGATTGGGATAAGAATCAGTTATTCGTTGAATGTGGGAAGAATGCTGACAAACTATTCCAAGAATGTGGTAAGAATTCCGAGCAACTCTTTATAGAGTGTGGGAAGAATGCTGACAAACTATTTAAATATATGGGAGACGATTAATATGATTTCATCACCAATGCATTATATTGTCGAGAAACTTTTGAAAGGTGATGCATCCTGTTTAACACAGGATGTCATCGCCAATATCAATTATATCACAGTGTCCTTATTAAATAAGGATCCACTGGATAAAGTTGAACAGGAAACAGTAAATGATATTCTTCATATTTCTAATATCATTTATAACAACACAGATAGAAGTATTTTAGTTCTTGAAGATGGGGTATATGATTTACTTCTCGAGAAGTATAAAAGATATAATCCAAACTTTCAAGTTGGTGCAGAGCCTGTAACTCTGACAAATTTCTCAACTTCAGATGTAGCATTTGAAGACGAAGCTGAGAAAGAATCTTTATTTGTTTATCAACCATATATCAATACAAATGGATTCTTGTTTGGAGATGAACTTACAAGATACAATGTATATGGTCAAACAAAGTTCAGCGATAATCAAAAGAAAGAAATTTCTAAAAGATTAAGAAACACAAGTCATAAATATCCACAACTGGTAGGGACATTGCATAAAGCAAAGTTTGTACTAGATAATGATGCAATTGTACGTGGAGTATATGAAGACCCTAATGTGCGAGTATTTGAACGTGACTTTTTAAGAAAACATGTTCAAGCAGGTATTGTTAATCCGAACTATATTGAACTCGTATTAGAGTTAAAATATGATGGGGTTAGTGTTGAAGCTGAAGTAACTGATAAGGTGTTAAGTGCTAGAACAAGAGGAGAAACTCAGATGGATAAAGCATCTGACTTAACTCCGATTCTTCGTGGTTATACTTTTACCAAAGCCACTGGATATGATATTAAACCATTCGGTATGAAATTTGAAGCGGTTGTATCTTACAATGCAATCAGACAATTGAATATCGAATGTGGAAAAACTTATGTAAATGCTAGAAATGCAATTATCGGAATTCTTGGTAATTCCGAAGCTACTAGATTTGCAAAGTATATCACATTAGTTCCACTTCAAACTAGTCATGATAATATGACTAGAGAACAGGAATTGGAATTTATGAATCGTTATTATGCAACTGGTGAGCCTTGTCGTTATGCAGTTGTAAGAGGAAACTATAACGAAGTTTTATTCCAAGTAAAGAAATTTGTAGAAGAAGCTCAAGCAACAAGAGATATCTTGCCATTCATGTATGATGGTGTAGTTGTATCTTATCTTGATCCTCACATTAGAAAAACTCTTGGTCGTTCAAATTCTATCAATGAGTATTCTATTGCAATTAAATTTCAAACTAAGAAGAAACTAACACGTTGTAGAGGGGTTAGTTATACTGTAGGAGCTACAGGTGATATTACCCCGATGATTCATTATGACCCTGTGGAATTTTATGGTATGATTAATACGAAAAGTTCTGGTCATAGTTATGCAAGATTCATGAAGTTGAATCTAAGACCAAATGACATTCTAGAGATTGAATTCACGAATGATGTCATGGCATATGTTCACAAAGCGAATGTTCCAGAGAATATGTATAATCCAATGAAACCATTTGGATTTATTACAAACTGTCCAGAGTGTGGACAACCTTTATTTGTATCAGAAACAAGTAAAAGTGTATTCTGTAATAATATTGCTTGTCCAGGAAGAACAAGAGCGAGACTTGTCAATATGGTAAGCAAGTTAGGATTTAAAGGATTCTCTGAAGAAACAATCAAAACTTTAGGACTCACTTCATTCAATGATTTAATGACAATTACTGAAGAACGTGCTAAAGTATTAGGTCCGACCAATGCAGAAAACTTGCTTAAAGCAGTAGATTATCTATATGAATCAAAAGTACCTGATTATATTCTATTAGGTTCTCTTGGATTTTCTGATATTGGTGATAAGAAATGGAAAATCATTCTCAAGTCTATCACTCTTCATGATATTGTAACAGATAGTAATAGTACTTTATTCTTTAAACTTAGAAATAGCGGTAAGGGTATTGGTCCTAAAACAACAGATACAATTGTTAATGAACGTGAATTCTTTCTCAAAGATTTAGCATATATCTGTAACAATATGCCAAATGTAATTACGAGTAAAGGCATCTCTAATGATAAGGTTGCTCTTAGTAAGACAATCCGATTCTCCGGAGTTAGAGATAAAGAGCTTGAGAATAGACTTAATATGTCAGGTCATGATTGTTCTGATGGCTCTGTAACAAAGACGACAGACTTCTTATTAATTCCATTTGCTGGGTATACTTCTTCTAAGGTAGACAAAGCAAACAAATATGGTGTAAAGATTATTACACTGGATGAGTTCAAACTTAATGAGTCCTCATACCTTAGCGAAGTTTAAAAATTAATACGAGTCAAACTAAGATATAAATGTATATAATATAAACGATAAGAGAGTAATCTCTATCATATATCTAATTATTTTAAGGAGGTACTTGTTATGAGTACAACAGTATTAAGAAATTCGACTATCCCGCAGAGCTACAAATGTGGTGTGGAAGCAAGCATGCCAACATTCAAAAGCAAGATTACAGGTGATGATATCTCTGTAGAAATCACACTGAATCCGAATCCGAGAACTCACTTCAACAGCAGTGTTGATATGTTCCCGAATGTAATTAAGACTTGTGCTGACATTATGTCAACACCGTTCTTCAAGTGCAAGACAAAGGCAGCACTTGTGTTCCAGAAAGATTCTGGAGAATTCATTGCAGCGTGTGTATCTGATTATGACGCTGAAGGTGAAAACTATTTCTTCAATATCACTTTCGATCAGAATGATATTAAGAATATTTCTAAGGACAAGTTGGTAAACTATACTGACTTCTCCGACCCAGACAGAAACATGAAGTACTGGGAATTGTTCAATGCAAATTTGTGCATCGCACATAACTATGCAATTGCAGATGATCAGATGATTTACGTCTTAACCATGCAGGTATTTGAAGTACTGTATCATTGGTTTGACGTAAATGCAAAAGCCGATGAAATCGTTGAACTTGTAATTGACGATTATATCGGTAAGTATTCTAATACTATGTCCGAAGAAGAATACAATAATGCTTTGACAGTCGTTGCAACAGGTTCTGTAGAAGTTGTAAAGGATGTCAAGAAAATCTCCATCCAGTTTGGGGAAGAAATGAAGGCTATCGCAAAGGGTAGCAATGATATGAATTCCTAATCTATTGTAATAGTCTTCATATAAATTTGGCACCTGTCGACCGCATGTCGGCAGGTGCTTTATTTTTAATATCTTAAGAGGGGTTGAAAATATGTTAACAACAAACAAAGCATTCATTAACGGCAAAATCTATGACGTTATTGAATTGAACCAAATCAACCAAATAGGACTGAACACAATTATTGATAGTTTGGCTATTCATATAAATGGTTTCGTCCTTCCAGTATATACTTGTGGTATTGTTTACGATAGACCTGGGTTCTATTTAAACGATTGTATCACTAGTCATATCGTATATCCGAATGAAGAAGAAAGAGAAATGTATTCTGATTCTCATTTAGCGTATTTTGGTTCAGCATCTACGTTCCAGGATGTAGTAGATGCAAAGGAAAAGATATACAAAGATGAATACAATCATCTTATTTCTAACGATGAAGTATTCACTCCTAATATCGACCAAGTTAATGACACAGCATTAATGTTTGCAGTGAAGTCTGCAATTGCAGCAAAGCATTGTAATATTAATAATTATGCTGAAAGATTTGGTTCTGACTTTAATAATGATAAGAGAAAGTTTAACGGTAATAGTATTACTGCTGGTAAAGCTGAATCTATCTTATCAAATACAGATGTCAGAGTTACATTAGTCATTCAAGATATGAATCCTAATGTAGCAAATCCAATTGGAAAGACATTGGTGTTCCCTTGGATTGGAGATGGTATTAATGATGAAGAATATGCAAATTATATCAATAATGCCATCTCTGCATTTGGACCAATAAAGTTAGGAGGAAATGAAAATGATTAATATACGACAAATACTCGCAGACTATTCTAATAAATTTCGTGAACCATTCAACGAAAAGTTATTTATTAGAAGCGAGTACGATATCATTGACGCAGTTGAAAAGGTAATTATGTCTGTAGCAGAACCTACGAATGTAAATACCGAAGGCAAACAGCTTTTCATTGGTGTTAATTACTTTAGAGTAATTGATGACTATAGAGAAGTCAGAGATGTTATATACGAACTCGAATCAGACGGAAATAGAAGAAACAAGAGAATTGAATATAATATTCATGATTATATTAATCTTAAGGATAGTGATATCATTCTTCTTGAAGTAAACTATCATGTTGAAATCAACGGAGAAATTGCTGATAAATCAGTATTCATCGACATTCCTAAAGTAGTAAATAAATACTACTTTAGAATAGATGGTACAATCTATAGCACTCTCTATCAGATTGCAGATGCTTCGACTTATAACAACAATTCTAACAAAAAGAAGATGCGTTGTGTAAATTTCAGACAAGTATTTCAAAAGCATACTGTATCTGAAAAAAGATATAAGATTAATCAGCTCTGGTTTAATGAAGATGGTACAACAAAGTCCATCGAAGTATCGAGTATTAATTATACAACAAATCTTTTTGGTGTAGATGTACCTGTTTGTAAATATTTCTTGGCAAAGTATGGGATTGTTCAAGCAATGAACTATCTTAGATTAGCTGAGATTTATATTACAGATAAACCATATCATCCGAACGATGAATTCGTTGTTCTTTTCAATGAAAAGGATAATGTATATGTATCAGTACCATTTATGATTTGGAATAGTTCTCCTGTTACTCAATCTTTCATCACTACAATTCTTATGAATTGTCCTAAGAAAGGTTTAAATCTTGAGAAACTGTTTTCTAAAGATTATTGGCTTTGTATGCTTGGTCAAGACTTTAAGAATAAGAGTGTTGAAAAGGGTCAAGCGATGCTTGAGTCGACAACAAAGAACTATTCCATCATAATGAAAGAAACTCTTAGATTACCAGAAGAAGACAAACGAACTTTGTTAGATATTCTTCGATGGATGATATATGAGTTTGATGCATTGTGGGTAAAAGATAATTATGATATGTCTTATAAGAAACTGAAGATAGCTGTTTATATCGCAGGATTCTATGCAAATAAGTTATCAAAAGTTCTTATCAATGCTGCGAATGGAATCAACAGTTTAACAATCAATAAGTTCTTTAAGACTTTTAACATTGACCATAAGTTTATTCTTGATTGTCTTAAGAATAGTAACTTAGTAAGTTATAAAAACAATGTTAATGATGATGACATTTTCTCGGTCTTGAAATATACTTTCAAAGGGGCTTCCGGTATTGGTGAAAACAAGGCTAGTGCAGTTCCAGTAAAGTATCGATTAGCAAATCCAAGTCATATCGGAAAAGTGGATTGCGATACTTCACCAGCAGGTGACCCTGGTATGACAGGTTTGCTTTGTCCGTATGCGAAAGTATATGATGGTATGTACTTGAGTGATTATAAGGAACCTTGTAATTGGAGAGAAACACAAGATAAACTTATTGATGAGTATCGAAAAGTTTATAGCATGGCTTCTATATTCCAGACAAAAGAAGAACTTCTTGGAACTGATTATGGAAGAGAGATGCTCGATACAATTATAGGGAAACTGAATAAGCTCATGGACTATACGATTAAAATAGACCCTGAGTATAACAAGGAGGTATAATATGATGTCAAACAATCTGTATATTCGTTACTTCATGTTTTCAAATGAGCACCTTAATAAGATTAAGGAACTTGCTATCAAGAACGGGAACATGAATCCTAAACTAGGAAAGGTTCTGGTATCAGGAAACTTTAAAAAGTATACAATGCTTACAAATGACCCTGAGAGTTATAGTAAGCGTTACTCTGATGCCAGAATTGTAATGTCTGGTGATATCAGAAAAATAAAATATGAACCGGAGGAATAAAAATGGATATGTTCGTAGAATTTGATGGGACTTGCCCTTATTGTGGGGGAGAAATCAATATTACAGAAGGTATGAGATATGATTACTCAATTGACAGTGATGGGGTTCCGAATATTCTTAATCAAGAACAATATATGACATATGCATATTGCTCAGGATGTGGTAAAACATCAATAGCAATTGCAGAATCCGATGGAGATACTATTAAATATAAAGTATATCCTAACGGAATAGGTCAGTATATTTATGATTATGAACGAAAGCATAATTGTTCCAATGAATCTAAATCTTCATTATTATCCCATTTGATAATGAATAAGAAAGTTACACCTTTCTCAAATGTAAAACTTTCTGAACATCAACCTTTGGAATATATCGAAGGCTTAGATAAAGAAGACGACGTTCCGTGGTAAAAGAATGGGTGCATATGGACGAAAGTCCATATGTGCCTTTATTTTTTTCTAACTTAAAGGTAAAGGAGGGTATTAACATGGAAGATATTCTAACTAACTTTTCTGATTTGTTTTTAGGAAACGGGGTAATCATTATTATTGGATGCTTTGTGATTGGTACAATTATTAAAGGTACAATCAGTAAGATTCCAAATAAATTTATTCCATATATTAACTCTGTTGTTTCAGTAATTCTAGGGTTTGTTATCCCAGGTACTTATGATGATGAAAGTCTAGTATCTAAGATTATTCTATTAATTTTCTTAGGCTTATCATCTACAGGTATGTATGAAGCAATCTGTATTATTGTAAAAGATAGATTTAGTATTGATCTTAAACAAATATACAACAATATATTAAATAAAAGTAATAACGAATCTTCTAGTCAAACAGAGGAGACTGAATCTCAAGAGAATAGTGAAAGTGATATAGAAGAATAATGTGATTTACTTTTCCAATTTCTTATCTTTGCTTATGCCTAAACCTTAACTGAAATAAGTCACTAGATTCGTTTCTAGTGACTTATTTCTCTCTTTTTGTTAAAAATTAATATCGAATAACATATATGTAAAAAATCAATTGAGATATTAGCTCAGTTGGTAGAGCATTACACTTTTAATGTAAGGGTCGAGAGTTCGAACCTCTCATATCTCACCATTCCAAAATAAAACAAGAAAGGAATATTACTATGATTAAACTATTAGAGAAAGCAAAAAAGATTACCGTTAAAGAGGGTAAGATTACAGCATCTGCAATTGTAGATGGATTTGAATTTGTTGGTGTTGCTAAACTTAGAGATGGCGATACTAGTAATGAACTAGAAGCTACTAGAATTGCAGAAGCTAAGATGGAACGGAAATATCATAAATTTGAGAAAAGAGGCTTAATGTTCAAGAAAGAAATGCTCGAAGATATGCTTGAACAAGTTAATGCTGAAATCGCTAAAACTGAAAACAGAATCTATAATTGTGACAAACACATTAAAGATATCTGTGACAGATTATAATAACTTCGTAAATGAAAATTTGCGTTATCATAGTTAGTTTGTAACGAACTAACGACCTCCTATTTACTTACGGGATATAAGCTATAATACTTCTCTTATATCCCGATATATGCTCAGAGAAGGTTTGAATTTGTCCTTTGACGAGCTTTCCAAAATTGTTGTGAATAGTATTCACACATAGTTTGTACTTGTACAGAACCCAAGTTTTTCTCTTCTTGCTCTTGGGTTCTGTACCTCCTATGTACAAAAGGAGGTAACTCCTCTGATTGTACTCTATTCTTTTCCGACATCTACCGTGGCTTAGTATTGTTAATATATCTTCTTACTTCTATTTATAATGAATTAGAGATTTAGCCAGAATATGTGATAAACAATACTAAACCATAGAATGTAGATAAAAACAGTTTTGGTGTATTCAAATTCATATCATATTCTTAGGGGATGTACGGGGCACTCCTGGCATTCTCCGAATAGAATTTGAGATCATTCTAACCGAAAGTGAGGGCTCGTGTTGTAAATTTGTTATCTTACTTCTACGTTGAATAATATGGGTTTATTATTATATAGATAACGAGATATACACGCCCTCATTTTACTTTTAATCATGAAGGAGAGAAATGAAATGAACAATTATTATTCAAACAGCGAAATGTACGTACTTTCAGAAATTCTTATGAGAAGAAAGCAAAAGATTCTAGCCCCGTGGTATTACGATGGTTTCTATAATGAAATCTTAGAATCGGTTACTTCTAAAACAATCAATGAGACTATTGAAGATTGTAAGGATACTGAAAAAATCTATATGGTATTTACCGTTTATAAAAATATGAAAGATTGTGGCTTTAGATTGTCGTCAAAGACAATCAATTTTTTGTTGTCAATTGACAAGGGAGCAATTAGTAAATGGTATACTGAAGTACTTCGTCCAGTAATAGAACATTATACAGGTTCAGATGTTGCTCATAAGGTTATGTATCCAAATTTTCCTACTCAAGTAATTGAAACAGATCAATTAAACCTGTTATATAATGCATTAGTTCAATACTATAGTAATCCTCCTGAATCTACTGTAGAATGTGAGAAAGAGGAAAGACCTGAACTAGACAGACTCGATAAATTAGAAGTTCTTGATATTGCAGATTTCGACGAGTTAACCGATTTGTTCTACAATATCGTTACTGCTAAAGTCACAATGTCACCAACTGATTATACAGATATTGAAAATATAGCAAAAATTCTTGGTGGTAGAGAAGAGTTTTTAAATAGATTTCGTAAATACGGATTTGAAATTCCTAATAAAGCAAATCTAGTTTATGCGACTTCTGTTCTGAAAGACATTGTAGGTTTTGAAAAACTTTCAAAATTCTATAAAACAATAACAGATATTTTACGATTTGCTTATGAAGATGATCCTACTCTTAAAAGTAATGTAAAACTTCATATTTCTAGACCAAAGAGCAGACTTATTTTAAGACTTCTTAATTCTCATATTAGTGATGATAATGCTCTTGAAGATATATATCGATATAGAGAACGTTGGTTAAGAGTAGCTGAACGGCTTCATTTAAATGAAAAGTTTGCTAATAGAAGATATCCAGATGTTTGTACAACATTTAACCGTCTTAGAAATAACAAGCATAAGACAGATGTTAATGTATACTGTTATGCATATCGAATTAATGAGATGTGCAAAAGGTATAAAACGATTCCAACAAGTCAATTTATCAGAGATTTAGTGAATATTGCTAAAGAACGTCCAGGCGAATTCGCAAGAAATCTTGATAGATTCTTAACAATGACTCACGACAGTGAAGTAGATAGTGAAATTATCATTTCTGGATTTGAAGAGATAGCTGATAAAGTTGCTACTAATATTCTGATTCAAATGTATCGACATTTTACTAATCGAGTAGAAGAAGCAAACAAAGAATTTAGAACATTCATTCCTAATTGCAACACAGCAAAAGTTAAAATCGTAGATAACAAAAAACCAGCTTTAACAAAAAAAGTTTGTAGTTATGTTTGTTTGATTTGTGTCAAAGCACTTAGAACTATTCTTATAAAAAAGCCAAAGTTAGGTAAAGTATATATCGATAGCGATTTTAAGAATTTCATTGTTCCATTCTCTTTAAAGAATGCTTCTAAAACAACTAAGAACATTGTTAGAGGAAGTCGTATTAGTATTCCAGAGGAAGTTAATTATATTCGTTCATTTATTTGGTGGACAAATAATATTAACGATAGAGTTGATATTGATTTATCATTGTCGTTGTATAATGAAAACTTTGAATTTGTAAGAAAAATATCATTCACATCATTAAAAGATTCATTTGGTTGTCATTCAGGTGATATCACAAACGGTGGTGATATTTCAGGCGATGGTGTATCTGAATTTATCGATCTTAATATTGACAAAGTATTGGAAGTCGGTGCTAGATATGCAGCATTCACGATTCATAGTTATACAGGACAAAAATTCTCTGAATTAAAAAACTGTAGATTCGGATGGATGAATCGAAAAGGCTGTAATGATGGTGAAAT